GTAGACCATGCTCCTCAAGACATTTTAAACCTCCACAGGGGTTCGCATGAGAAAATATTAATCTTATCTGTTCTTGTGTTTTGTTTCTGCAAGGCCCACATTCAAAAACAGATTCTGGGATACCGAATTTAACGGAATATGCTTCTTCCCACGCTTCTGCTTCTTGTCTAGTTTCACAAATACGAAGAATCCAACCTCTTTCAGCCTTTTCTTGAACCATTCTTGAGGTTAATCCATAAGAACCTCTACCACTTACTCCTGTGCTTCTTTTAAACACTGTTAATCCGATTCTGAATCCCATATCTGGTCGCCACATTAGATAAACGGCGTATTTTCCATGAGAATTTTTATTAAAGCGAACCCAATTCCAATGATTAGGGGTGCATTTAGTTACCCCTTCATCTGTACAAATAGAATATAATGGGCCAGAGTAGTATCGTTTACCAACTTCTATGCTCTTTCCTGCACTATAAGATATCTGATCATGTTTATTCCAACTGATAACCTTATCCTGGTTAGTTAAATCTTCTATATTTTTTTTAACTACTATTGCTCTTGCTTTTCCATTCCCCCCCCTATGTCCATTGAAAGTTGGATTAGTGACTACTTTTATCTTTGTTCCTGGGGGTTGACATTGACTCAAATCTCCTACGCAATAAAGATTCTTATTTGTAGGTCCAATCAATAGATTAATTAGCTCCCACTGGACTACAGATGTGTCCTGACTCTCATCCATAAGCACATGATGGAACATTTTTTGAAGATTATTACGCCATTTTTCATCTTCTCTCCCTCTTCTGGTGACAAGATGAAGCATATCATCAAAATCAACCACGCTTATTTTCTGTTTGTACTTCTCATAACCTGCCCACACGGAGAGTTCATCTGAGGATATCGCTCTTTGCCCCCCATAGGCCACCAGAGCCTTCTCATGGACTTCTTTGGTGTAGTCCACCTTGAAACCAATGCCTCGCGCCCTGTGGTATCCTATCTTCTCTAATAGATCCCATTCCTTGACTTCTTCAACTAAATTTTGTTCCTCAATGACCTTTTTTATGATTTGCTTCTGATTATAATCATCAATTGGAGTAATTTTTTCACTAAGCCCAAACCCCACAGGATTTCTACGAATAGCAGAGAGAGCAAGACTATGAATAGTTGTTACTCTTGGTCTTTCATGCTCCTCTCGTAGACTTAAACGGTCTACTAGCTCTCTTGCCGCCTTATTTGTAAAGGTTAAGGCCAGAAGTTTCTTAGGATTCTGCTCCTTAACATCCATAAGCCAAGCCAATCGTTGAGTTAATACGGTTGTTTTGCCACTTCCTGCCCCAGCCATGACTACCGCAGGATGGTCTAAAGGATGTTCAACTGCCAATTTTTGCTCTTCATTCAGGTTCACACTTCCCCCTATTTGTTGATACTCCTAAAAAATCTGAATTTTCAATTCCTTTGTGAAAGGGCTATCTTATGATTTCATTAGCTTCAGGCAAAATTCTTGGCCCAGGTGACTTAAATATTCTTATCAGGAACGAAGATGGCTCCCTGTTTGATCCGCACACTATATGTTATTCCATTTATTCTGTAGATGTTGAAACTAACGTTCAAACTCTTGTCACTCTCCCCGACTCTCAACCTCATAGAGATTCAGTTGGGGTCTATCATGTACATATGTCCATTCCTTCAATATGGGAGGGGAGATACAATTTAGTTTGGAAGATTGGCCGTTACTTTGATTCTCCATTTGATACTATTTATGAAGAATTTCAGGTGGTTAATTTTACCCCGGCTACTTCTTCCATTGAAGCCCCATCAGTTTTTCTCTCTCAAAAGCCAACCACATCTGCTAGATCCACTGTTTTAATTCAAATGACAAGAGAATTATTGTCAGATACCGATCCGGATAGAAATTATCATTTTAGACCTCCCACATCAGGAAAAGTAGTTGCCGGGTTTACTTCAAGGGCAGGGTTTATTTGGACAGATGCCACTATTAATCGTATGCTTCAATTAGCCTTGGCTCAAATGAACATGATAAATCCATTAAACGAATACTTCTATACTATTGATTCCGCTCCCGACTCCTGGGGGAAAATTGCTTGTCTCGGTGCCGCCGCTAAATGTCTTTCCGCTGAAGGTTGCCGTTGGGGTGCTGAGGAATTTAGTTATTCGTTGAATGGGGTTTCTTTGGATATTAATAAGGCTTCAACTTATATGGCTTTAGCAGAAGCATACAAGTCTGAATTTAATGAAATCGCCGCCCTTGCCGCAGCTAATAGACCGTATTCGGCTGGATTGAGACAGCAACGTTGGTTAATTTAACTTTGATGGAGGAAATATGAAATCCAATTTAATGAACAAAAGAGCTAAAAGATTTCCAACTGCTGACTATAAAAGACATCAAGTTCCACAACAATCTCAAGTTCCAGATCCCTCCTCTGCTGTGGATGTCCAGTCAATTTGGATGAAAATTCGTGAAGGTATCGCAAGGGTAAAGGGTTCTCAGAATTTTATGATTAAGCCGGGTTTGCCTCTGGCTAAATGTGATATTACCCAATTATCTGCGGAAGATCCTAAAGAAAAAGCTGCACTAACTTATTTGGCTAGAATGGTTCACCAATACCTCATTAAAACAAAAGGACTTGATGAAGAACAATTAAATGAGTTTCAAAGGGCCACTAACAAAAATTTGTTTCAAGCTATTACTAGTGTAGACGCCCCGGCTTCAAAACAGGCAAAATCGAAATTAATTCGTGCTGCAAGAAGGCATCGTTAGATAGAAGTATCGCAAAAAGCTGACTTTTGGATTCTTATCTGTAGAGTTTTTCTCTAAAGGAGTCCATATGGCTAAAATTGCTGCCGCCGACAATTCTGCAATGAACAGATTATACGCTCAAGAACTAAAGCAAGCTGGTATCAAGACCGCTAATGAAGAAGATAATGCTGATCCAGTTGCATTTGCCGACCACAAGAAGTATTTAGATACTCTTGAAGCTATTCTAAAGAGTGACAAGAAAGATTCTTTCTCTCAGGAAGAGCGCGATATTACTCTTGACTAAGGAAAAACCTAATGTCTTTTCCTTCCTCAAATGTTAATACTTCACTCCCATCAAAAAATAGGAACAAAGTAGCCACATTTACTCCTGGAGCTTTTATTATTCCAAGAGTAGGAGAACCTTTTCAAATTGTTTCATCAACTAATAGAAAAGAAGGTCGATTATACAAAATCGCTTACAAAAATGGGGATGTCAAGACTATTAAAGGCGACAGTTTAACCAACCTTGCTAAGAAGACTGCTGGAGAGATAAGATTAGCTAACTTATTTAAGTTTTTTTCTTATAATCAAGATTTTGATCTATATGTAGTCTCAGCTATTAAAGAACATGGGATGCCAGTAGATGAAAAAATGCATTGGAGCAAGTGGCTTGAATCTGTTTTCAAATCAACCGTTTCACAGGAGGAGAGAAGGGATGAAGCTATTCATAATATGCTTATTCATACTCTTTTTGAAATTGATATTTTAAAAAATTTTGATCCTTCTAGATTATCTGAAACAAATCAAGCCCTCCCACTTGCTCAACAAATTTCTTCTTATCTTAAAAATTATTTTTCTTACCAAAAATCTAAAATCGTTGCTTGGATTGATAGCACTTATGGAACAAGTGATGAACTTTTAATTATGGATGGTGGAACTCCGACCGAACCTGGAGAAGCCGCTCCTATTTTAGAACATGGAGAAATGGATGAAGATCAACAGAGTGTGATAAAACGAGCCGATTTAGAAAAATTTCGCACACTCTTCACTAAATGGATAACTAAATTATCAATGAGGGATACTTCAAGAGACAGGGTTCTTGCTTGCATGAATATTATTTTGGATTCCCCAGCCATGAAGTCTTCTCAACTTATTACAGAACTGGCTACTAATTTGGATATCTCAGAATATGCCGCTCAAAGAATTTTCCACAAAGCATTTCCTGGATTTGTCCAGAAATTTCTTCAAACACCAGAAGGAAAAATGCTGAATACAACCGAAGAATCCGGTCTTTTAAAACAGTCTAACATGGAGGAACCTATGCGTTCAAGACGAGCCGATACTACCCCTTACACTCAAACTGGGCTTTCATCTCCCAAGCCTCCCGTTACTTCAACTGGAAGGCCAACCCCAAACACGCCCCCTGCCCCCGGTGCTAAGGCTCCCACCCCTGCCCCTCCTGGACAGTCTAACTGCCCTAATTGTGGAACAGCAACAGCCCCTGGACAGCCTTGCCCAACTTGTGTTGATAATAATAAGAAAGTATCGGCTATGAAGAGAAAGAAAGCTGATGAAATTACCGATATGCCTGAAAAATTAAGTGATAATCCTTCAAGTAAAGATCCTGTTTCCTCCATGCCAGAAAAAGTTAATCCTTCTTTTAAGAAGACTCCATCTGCTAAAGATGTTGAACACACTACTCTTACTGTTGATAATGAACGCAAGATGGTTTCTATGCCTGGAGAACCTGAAGGTTCTAAGATTAAAGTCACTGCTAATAAATATGCTACCCTCCAGCGTATTGCTAACGAAGAACCTCAGGAACTCGGCCATGCTCTTAATGAAATCACCGCTGCTTTTGCTTCATTGAAAGAAGCATCTGAAGCTCTCACTGAAAATCTGAATCTAACCGCTTCTTCAGATGATGCTTCTTTATCAGAAAAAGTCGCCTCTCGTAAGAAGTATGCTGCTGCCCTTCGCCGTATTGCTGGTGAAAATCCAGAAGCTGTTGAAGAAGCCGTGCAAGAGCTATACCACAGTCTTGATGAAATTGCAGAAGCTGTTGAGAACCTTGCCTCTAATCTTGATATTGATCTCGGAGTAGAGAGTGACGAAGGCGAAGATGATTTGGTTGATTTTGAAGGCGGCGATGTCACCGACACTGCCGAAACTATGTTTGATGCGGGAGCCGAAACCTCAGAAGGTGAAAGTAGCGAAGAGGGTCTTGATGAATTTGATGAAGAAATCGGTGCGAATGCTTCTGATATTCTAGATGAGTATGAAGAAGAAAAAACCTCTTCCCGTAAACGTAAGAGAGCTTCCGCTGTTGTTTGTTCCACTCAATCTGGTGGACAATGGACTAAATACGAGGCTGCTGATGCTGATGAACTTGCTAAGTTTTGCAGACAGCACAGAGATTGTGCTTGGGATTTGAAAGACCCTAAATATGGAAAGATGTATGCTCCTGTATTTGTTTTAACTGAGAGTGGAGAGCCTGTAGCCGCTTATAGCAAGGTAGCTGGTGAAGAAATCTATATGGATACAGATAATATGGATGCTTCACAATCTTTTGGTGAAGAACTTGAAGAGCTTAAGGGCTGTCTTGGTGAATAACCATTAAAAATGTAGTATTAAAGGTGAAAACTTTTAAAAGTTTTCACCTTTTTTATTTTCCTACAGTATTATATTAAAGAATAAGATAATATTTACTTTTAGGGGTATAAAATGAGTCCTGAAAACTCTGCATATTTTGATAGTATAATTGCCGATAGATCCATGCTTCTAGACCCAGACGATTATCAAGGGGATCATACAGTATCTCTTGAAACTCAATCTGATATAATCGCCCAGGATATATCATCTTATATTTTTGACAATTTTAGAGATTTTTTACGTATATTGAAATTTTTAGCTCCTGAAGATCAAGAACTTCTACTCGGCTATTACCTTTTGTCCAAAACTCAATGGTCATTAGCTAGAGTCCACAATTCTACTCAAACACTTTGCAGCTTTAAATTACGTCTAGCAATCAAAAAAGTTGGAACTTACATGTTGCTTGGGGTTCCTACGATTGAAAAAATAAATTCTATTTTAGATCGATTAGGGCACACAAATTATAATGAGAATGTGAAATTAGCTGATTTAATTGACATGTACTCAAAAACTCGTAGCTTTAAGTTGGTCGCTGCTCACTTTAAAATTAAACGCCCAGATGTCCGAAGAGCTTTATCCGGCCTAGCTAAAGAGTTACTTGAACAAAAAGATATACCTATGTTGGCTCTCGGCGCTTTTGTATTTGGACTTATAGATAAAGCGTCTGCTCAAGGAAAAGGGCTGTCTTCTAGGGAGAAAGCCAAAATTTGTACAATTTATCGCCGCGATCCGCCTATTTTGGGGTCTTTTAGAGTTGATGTGACCGATAAAAATTTCGAGCATTTGTTAGTTACCAAGGCAAATTATTAAAAAATACGTAAAAACCCTCTTTTGCAACTTTCGATTTCTATGTTGAAGGGAAGTCCTATCCATGCAGTCTTATAACTCCGGTCCATTCGCTTATTATGTAGGTAAAATTAGACAAGCCAGTGATGAACCAACCCCATCCCCCTATTTTATTAAAAAAGCGGCGTCTATGGGGTTTACTCATGTAGCTGGAAACCTTTTTGAATGTCAAAGTAGCAAAGACTTATGGAAAGTCAAGGGGGGGAAGATCCTGCGCCTGACTGGCAAAGAAGTAGATAATAAGGAAACAGTAAAACCCGCTGATTTTAAGAATCCCTCTAAATTTTTAAGGGACATCTTATCCGAATTAGAATTTTAAAGAGAGATAATCATGGCAGATCAACCTAAACCTCAGTACTCCTCCTTACTAGACCAATTTCTTGATGATGTTGAACCCGATTTTGGGGATATAGGATTAAAGGGGCCTATGGATAGCGGAGAAGCATTTAAATCTCTCTCTAGGGACGAGGCAGATATGTCCTTCCTGGATGGCATTGCGGGTCATTCAAAGCATCAGACAGCCCTTGGACAAGTAACAGCAGGTTACACACCTCGTCAGTTAAACAATAAGATCGAAGATACGAATGATAATGCTCTCGGTGAAGCTTTTCAAACTATCACTAAAGCTGAGAAGACTGATTATCAAAAAAAGAGTTTATCAGACAAAGAAATTGAAACTCGTCTTCGTTTATTACTAAATCTCGGCTATACTCCTGAAAAAATTGCTGGTTATATGAAAAAACTAGCTGATTTAAACATAATGGACAACTCCCATACCTCAATGGGTGCAGATTTTGCCAAAACTTATTCCTCTGGTCTTGGAATGGCTTATATGGAACCAAATTTCTATATGAAGTCCTGTGATCAATCCTTTGAAAAAGTGAAGAAAGAAGGAAACTTGAGGGCTTTATCGGTTAAAAAAGTTGCTGCATGTAATGGTTGCAAGTATAATAATTGCGGTAGTTGCTCTCTGTATAGTAGACCTATCGTAGCTTCCTCCAAAGAACTAGAGCAAGTTATAAAAGCCGAACTAACAAGAAAAAATATTAAATGCGCCTCCCTTAAAGAAGGGCTGACAAAACTAGCTAGTGGGGGAGAAAAAATACACACTCCATCTATCACAGCTTCCCCTAATACTGGTGAAATCCGAACTGCTGGAGATAAGAATAAAATTATTAAAAAAGAAGCCACAGCCGAAGAAATTGGAGTTTCTCTTCAAGCTGGTATCCCTCTTAGTAAAGTTTTTAAATCCGCCGCCGCTGTTTATGGAAAAGGCCAAGTGGTTAATGCCGTGAAACGCTATATTGCTTCTCTTAAACAAAGTAAGGCCAAGGTTATCATCTCTTCTTTAGATTGTTCTTATTTAAAAGGAAAATTAGCCGCCAGTAACCCTATTATTGGGGCCAGCAAATGTGGTTCCTGTACTTATCGTGATTGTATGCATTGTGGCTTAACCGGTGGAACTCTTATTTCTTTTCCAGGTATGAACCGTGTAGCAACTAAGAAAATAGGAAATGAAGGAGAAGCTGTTGATGGTCAGCAGATGTTAAAAGAGTGGGAATTGGATGTTAAAGATGACACTCCTTTAGATATTAGAGAGCCAGAACAAGCCCCTACAGATGTGGAACTTAGCTCTTCTTCAAGGATTGACGTAGAATGAAAGAAACTGTAATCACTTTTGTTGATAGTAGCGAGAAGCCTCTCCCTGAAGAAGCCTCAACTCTCGCTAGTCTATCTATAAAAAGAATGACAGATATTCTGGATTTCATTAATGATCCTCAGAAACCTGTTTCTGACATTAGCAGAATGATTGCCGGGGAACTTGCTTCGGTCACTACTCAAATGGCTGAATTGAACCAAACAGATGGATATAAAATTAAATTTTTGTCAGAGCGTATCAAAGCTTTAAGAGAATTGTCAAAAACTTTAGCCGATAGCGAAACTCTCTCCAAAAAAGACATCTTAAATTTTGATGGACCAAAATTCCAATACGTTTTTCAAGAAATTATTGCATGTTTTAAGAAAGCAATGAAGGAAACCGGACTTCCAGAGACATCTGCAAATGAAGTTCTCAGAAATTTCCGTGATGTAATGGCAATGAAAGAAATAGATCTACGAAGGCAAACTGACAAAGTTGAATCTACTTTTGTAAAGAAGTAAGGGGAGTAATATGGGTAACGTTCAGAAATCATTCACTACTAAGGGCTTGGGAGTAATCCTCTCTAATGTCACCGCTGCGGTTATTGAAGCGGAAAAATTAGCTAAAAGCTCTAAAGAAATTCAAACTCTAGATATTCTTCGTCCAGGTCTTCGTCAAGACATTTACATCGGTAAAGTCTTAGTCGTTCCTCCTGCTGTTATGGATAATCAAGAGAAAGTTCCCCTTCCTTTATTCAAGGGGGCCATTCTGAATTTATTTGACGCTGAAGCTGCTTCTGCTTATGACTCTCACCGTCTTGCTGAATCAGAATTTGATCAACTTACCAATAAAGATTTTGTTGAGTTCAAGGATAAAGTTTTCAAAGACGAAGATGGAAAATACACTTGTATTGTTATGTTCCTTCCAGCTTGGGCAAATCCCCGCGATTTTATTGGTTTTAAATTTGAAAAAGAAATCAGTAAATTAGAACAACTTATTCGACATCTTGTTTTTAGTGCTTATTTTAATCCTTCGCTATCCGCTTTGTTTGAAACTTTGGAAGAAAGTGATTCAAAATTAGATGTTAAAAATTTACAACACGATCATTTTGGTCCAGTCTTTGATTTAATGAGCGCCTCTAATACTTACCCCATTCTTGGCAGAGTGGAGAAGAAGGCTTCAACTAAGAAAGCCTACCTTCGTTTTACCGCCTCAGAACTTGACGCTATCAAAAATGAACTTCTTTCTCCAGAAGAGCAAGCAGTAATTGATGAACTTGAAGATGTGGTAGAGAAAAAAGTTCATGTTGCTAAGAAAGCAGGAATGGGAGTGTGCGAGTCCTGCGCTGCCCCTACTGTTGATGGAAATCTTCTTTGTGAAGATTGTCAATCTAAAGAGAAACTATCACTAGAAGATACCGAAGATACTTCGATTGAAGCCTTGGCTCAATCCGTAGCTGATGAAGCAAAAGAAAAAATTAATGATAATTACCTATCTTCCTCTGATGATACCATGAGTTTGATAGAAGATGTTGATGCTGATATTTATGGAGAGTCTACTGATGAGGCTATTTATGAAATTATGGCCCTTAAATCAGTTCCTTATGATATTGCAGAGGCTGTGGCTGAAAGAGTCAAAGAACTTATTCAAGGTGGGATAGGGACAGGATTACATGATGAAAGTGGAGAGGATATTGATATCGGAACTATGGCCGATGATTCTCTCCCCCCTGATCTTCAAGCTGAATTAGACGAGTTGGATAAACAGAGTGGTTGGGAAAAACCAGTAATCAGTAGTAAAAGTAAACATTCCTTTATTGATTTCTTTACAAAATGTAAAGGTTGTGGGGCTTTAACAAGTGTTCCTCCTGGCACCATTGATGAAGACTTAGTTTTTTGTCCCCAATGTGATGGAGTTAGCAAAGATTTAGACGAACATCCATTTGAAGAAGAGGCAGGAATATTAGAAACCTGCCCAGGCTGTGAAACGACAGAAGCTTTTGTCGATGGAAAACTTGGCGGAAAGACTGTGGATAAGGACGATAATCATCTTGCTAGAAAAATTTATGATAAGTGTTTCAAAGGTAAGAAATCTGCTACCAATGAGCAAATTCAAAAAATTATGGGAGAAGAACTAGGCTATTCAGAATTTAAAAAAGCCATGTTTCATCTTTGGAGATTTGGATTTATTTTACCAGATATGGATAAAGAAGGTAAATTAGGTAAAGTTAATACATGGCTGACCTTTGACGCAGAAAAAGGCACTCCTAAAAATACTTATAATGGTAATAACTGGCCTTGGCCCGATCATGAAAAAACAAGTAACCGTAAAACTGCTTTTCAGGAATATTACGTTCATCCCGAAAATGGAAAATTCTTTGTTGTACATATTCACAATGGAACTATTGCAGAATTTGACACTAAAGAAGCTGCTGAGGCAGAAGAGTATCGTTTAAATAAATTACCAAAGGCAACAAGAATGGGTGGGCTAAAACAAGCAGACGGGACTATCTCTCATATTGATAGGGATTATGTCGAGCCTAAGCGAAAAGTTGAACCTCAGTCTAAAAGAGAATCAGAAAAAATTAAAGAAACAAAATATAACGAACCTGACCGAAAGACGGAACTTCCATCTAAAAAATTAGATAGTTCTGAGCCTGACCATTCCACTAAGCTCCCTACTCAAAGGACTGGTGGTTTGAAAAATTTTCGGAGGTTACTTCGACCAGGGCAAGTAAAAAATTCAGGTCGTAGACTTAAAGTAATGGATCGTGATGGGGTCTTTATTGTAAAATCCTTTAGGAATGAGTATTTGGCACTCACGGATGAAGGAGGGGAATGGGCTTGGGATTTAGCAGATGCTACTCGCTTTAATAGCTCTTATGAAGCAGAAGATGCTGCGATGGAGTATGGCGGTGAGGCCATTCCAGACCCTTCTTTTGAACAAAATTCAGAGGAACAAGAAATGGATAAGGGTTTTCTTAGAGGAATTGGCATTCAAGGTAAGAAGACCGCCGCTGGTTTTTCCTATGTAGAACAAGCTTTTGGAGATGGAATGAATAAAATTGATCCCTCCAATGATTCAACTGATGATATGCTTCTTAATGAATCTTCTAAAATTAAAGCTCCAGATTTAAAAATTAATCCTAAAAAAAGTCATTATAGAAAATTAGCTTTTGATTGGATGGCTCCTGATCAGGTTTTAAGAGATTTCTATCCTGAAATGAGAAATCAACTTCAAACTAATATGCATGATAAAGATGACTATCACCCAGTAAAACCTGATGAACAAGAACGAGAAGGAAGTGCTAATGATGACATTACACTAAATGACCACGAATCAAAAGAAAAACACACCTTGACTTCTCCAGGTTTGATATCAACTGAAGAGGGTGGAGCATCAGGCGCACCACTTCGCTCTGGGGAAAGAAATATCCGTGGTCCCTTTTTTACCGATCAATTTTACAAAATCCATGCTGATATTCCTGCTTCTTCTTTAGTTATTAAGTCTTCTTTGAATAAATTAGCAGCAGAAACAGATAAAGTGGCACTTGTTGAAACTTATCTCTCAAGTTTGGCTGCTGAGATTGCTTCTTCTTTACTCGCAGCATTTGTGGTAGAGCCAAAACTCAATTTTATTGACATTCCCACAGAAGGAAAAATTGATTTAAAATCCTCTCCGTCTGTATTTTTAAATCCAATGTTATCCCGCGATGTTCAAGATCCTATTGTTTCTCAGTTAGAGATGTTCTTTAATGGACTAAACGATAATGAGCTTACTGATGCTATTAACGCTGCGTGGGCGCAAAGTGCGGTATGGAAAGAAGATAACGCTAACGGCTTTTTATACGAAGTTTTCGTGAGAATAGAATCAGTTGATATTGATAACATGACAATATCTTATAAATTTGTTGCGAAGAAAAAGGAGAAATAATGCCAAATTTTAAAACCCCTGTTGCAGAATTTCTTTATAAATTAGAACCGGACGAAGAATGTGGAACTATAGATGGAATAGGATGGCATGGCCTATACCTAGGTGATTTAGGAGTAGAAGATCCAGAATTTTCTAATTTATCTCCCATAGATCAAGAACAATTAACCTCTAATGAAGCAGTTATCCTTTATGAAGCTGATGGACAAGTTGAGGCTGCTCTTTTTGATTCAGTGGAAGAAGCAGAAGATTTATGGGAAGATATTCAAGATGACGCCTCTAATGAAGGAATGGAAAAAGAAGGGGAGTATGCCCCAGATGACTTCTACCAAGAAAACCCCTATGATGATATAGAAAATCCAGGTAAGTTTTCAGAGACTCCTGAAGGTGAAGAAGAGGAAAAAGTCTATTAATAAAAATTTTATACTATAATTTTTTAAAAAATACTGAGTATTAGTTATAAGCGGGTTCAGTTAAGGCTGACCCGCTTAAAATTTCTTGCCACATTTTCTCAATTTCCAGGTATAATCAGGTGAGGTCTTTTCTGAAAGGAAGCCATGCGAGAAGCGAAAGAGAAATTCTCAGTGAACGATAGCTACTACCCTAGTATGAAGTCCATGAATAGTTGGGATATACCTTCTTACGAAGGTGATGTGTTTACCAGCAACGGGGATCACTTTGTTGGGGGAGATTCGTTCATTGTTCCTAATCCTTTTGAAGAAATGGAGCAACGTTACCCTAATTATGTTCGTAATTGGGTATGTCGCCGCCTTCAGAAGATGCCCTTTGACCCCATGGTTGAAGATTGGACATCTGAACTCAGTCTTTTTCTCCGCACTCTTCCCCCAACTTCCAAGATGAAGGCCAGGGGGTTCAAGGATGTTGTTGATGTCTATAATCCTTGGAGTAGTTTTGGTGCTTCTGCAAGGCGTTTCTTCGGTTACATCAATCGTTGTCTTGCTAACAAACACTTCACTATTAGCGTGAAGCAGAAGAAGGATGCCCTAAATGGGTTTTCCGTCATTCCGTTTAATGCTACCACTCATTCTAACAATCGAAATGACGATTTTCAGGTAGAAGAGAATAAGGAAGGCTCAACTTATGAAGGTTTCATTGTTGATCAGTCTTCGGTTGTGCAGGAAATGATGAAAGAAGAGCAGTCCAGCATTTACAAAGTGCTTTTCGTGGAACGCTTCTTGGATATGGTGGAGCAGGAACGTCCCGACCTTCTCCCTACCATTAACGTTATCATGAACGAGGGTAAGGTGGAAGACCCCGCTCAGTTCCAAAGAGATCGCCGTGCGCTTATTTCTCTAGGCAAGAACTACCTCAAGGGTTCATATGCGAATACAGATTGACCCTAACAATCCCGTAGCCATATTTGAAATGACTCCATGGGATATGGGTGGAACTGCTGATGTTGTTGATTTCATTACTGTCATTCAGCATGGCCCAGCTAAAATCAGTCAAAGTCTACTCAGTTATTGCGGGATTGCGAGTATTAACATCCAAGGGGCTAATCCTTTTCAGCCTAATACCAAACTAATTATGCAGTTTCGGGATAGGGCAGTAATGATGAAGTATTTAAAAGGAGAGGAGACAGGGGATAAGAGTCTTTACCCCGACTTGGCCCTAAAAATAAAGGAATTTCTGGATGAGCGAGATAAAGCGAAAGCCGGGGACGGAGGATGACCTAGATTGGTCAGTCGAAGAGGCTGAACGCCTGAGACAATACGATAAATCAGATATCTCCACTGAACGCTGGGAACGTGTTCGGTGGAGTATCGATTTTTGGGATATGACTTTAGCCCTGTTAGAAGATCACAAACTTTTAAGAAACCATAAAGGTAATAAAATTTCATGCCCGATTCATGGAGGGGTGGATGGGGACTCAGGCCCTAGTTTTACTTTTTATCCAGCCTCCAACTCAGCTTACTGCTTCGGCTGTGAGGCTCCAACCTCCAATCAATGCTATGATAACGTGAAATTGGTGTCTTTGATTTTTAATATTTCTAAACGAGAGGCCCTTATTTGGTTGGAGAAAAAATATAAACTCCCTCCACTTGAAACCCCAAGAATTTTTAGTCAGATAGATGAAGAAGGGGAAGAGGAAGACGAAGAGCGTGTGTCTTTGGACTTCGATGATCTTAGGGAGCCATTTCTATCTCTATCCTCAGTATTAGATAGTAACACCGATAGAGTTAAAGAGCTTCTTCGGATTTATTTTAAGGCAGAACACGAAAAAGACCCCCTTCCTTTAGCAAAAGTGCTTGGTAAGAACAGAATTGTCAAAATTTTAAATAAAAAGGTGGAAAGTGTCAGAAGATGAAGAAGTAGTTTCAGAAAATTTGTCAATAGTAGTCAAAAAAGCCAAAAAGCCAAAAGTTACAAAGACTCCAAAGGTTAAAAAGGACCTGAGGACTATCTTTAATGAACATATTGCTGTGTTAGATTTGGAATCTATCAAGCAACCATGGATGGCTCAGAAGAGTTTTAGACTAATTACTACAGCATCTGAACTAGAAGCCTGGGCTATTGCGGTTCTTGAAGATACTTCTAGGCATCATTCTTTTGAAGACCATACTTGTCCTGTAATAGCTGTAGATACTGAGACTGATGGCCTAGATACTAGAGTTGTTAATAATGAAGCTAATATTAAATTGGCTGGTATTTGCCTATCGGCTGATGGTATTGAAGGATTATACATTTCGGTCAATCATGAGGATGGAAATAATATTCCGGCAGAAGATTTGAGGCGTATTCTTCAAAATCTGTTTGATCAAAGCCATTTAATCTTTTTTAACGCCAAATATGATAGAGAAGTTTTAAGAATTACTCTCGGCATTGTTTTCAGGGACTTTCCCTACTTTGAAGATGTTCAAATTTTGAACTATCTTGAAGACCCCAAGGCTTCGGTTGATACCAGTGGGTCTGGTGGCCTTCAAATTGGTGGTTTGAAGGCTTTAACTAAGGCTAGATTGGGTTTTGAACAGATTGAATTGAGTCAAATTGCTAAAGTGAAGGCTTCCGTTTGGAATGAGGAGCTTCAAAAAAACACACAAAAGACCGTTTTGGCCCCCTTTACTTGGGTTCCTACCTATATTGCTCTTTGGTATGCTGCTGGTGATGCTATTACCACTTGGCTCTTGTGGTATCTCATAAAGGACAAGGCCAGAGCTATGAAGGCTGTTCACAGGCTTGACCATTTGTTAGTGGATACCTTGACCTGGATTGAGCGTCAGCGTGTCACAGTGGATGTAGAGAGGCTTAACGATACCATCTCATTCCATAAGAGTAAACTGAATAAGTTGACTGAGGAATTAGCGGCTTTATCAGGAATTGAGAATTTTAATCCAGGGTCTACTCCCCAGCTTCGTGAAGTTCTTTTTAATAAGAGAGGAATGACCCCAGTAGAATTTTCAGAGAAAACTCAAGAGGCTTCTACGGCCATCGGGGTACTTACGGAGCTTAAAAAACAGTATCCAGAAGACGAATTCCTTGATAAGTTGCTTGCTTTCAGAGAATATGCAGCCCTTCATCCTGAAAATTTGAAATATGAACCAAGGGACCACACCGCTCGTATTTATTTTAAACAAAACGTAGTTGCTGGTGGTCGTTTAGCCGCTGCTGGTGGTGAATTTGAAAAAGACGGTGGCTGTGGTCTTAATCCTCAGGCTATTAAGAAGGTTGGTGGGAATTGGTGGGTTAAAGGGAAACTTTTGACTAGTCAAGAGGTAACCGGAGATGAACCTCAGTTTAATGAGATTGATTTAGACCCTTCTTGCTTTAAAGATGGTAATAAAGCTCCAAATATTGAAGGAAATCACTTTGGAACTTACTTTGGTAAGCGTTATTGCCTAGTTCCTTCCTGTAATGTTTGTCAGGGTAATAAGACAAAGGTGGATGTAAATGAAGTTATCAATCTTCGTGGTCTTTTTATTGCTGAACCAGGATGGACTTATTTTACAACGGATTATTGTTTAGCTCCCTCTACTCGTCTTTTAACTCCTGATTTACGATGGGTTACGATTAGAGACTTGCAAGAAGGTGATGAACTAGTTGGTTTTGATGAATATCTTCCTCCAAAAGAACTTAATAAAAAAGGGAGAAGAAGGCTTAGAACTACTGTTATTGAGAAAAAAAAGATTGTAGTAAAAGATTGTTTAGAGATAAAAACAGATAAAGGGACTGTGATATGCTCCATTGATCATAGTTGGTTAGCTAAAGTGAGAGGTGGTGGCCCCAGATCAAACAGACTTCGCGGACTTTATGATTGGAGACAAGCGGATCAATTGAAAAGTGGAATGAAGATAGCCTATTTTTGTGATGTCTGGGAAGAAGATAAGTCTTGGGAGGCAGGTTATCTTAGTGGTGTATTTGATGGTGAAGGCTGGGTTAGTGGTCAGACAGTGGGATTTGGTCAAAATCCAGGTTTGGTCTTAGATAAAGTAGAATCATTACTTCTATCTAAGGGGTATAATGTTGTAAGGGACAGACCAAAAAGTTGTAAAGTAGATACTTTAAGATTTAATGGTGGAAGGATTGAAACCTTTAAGTTTTTAGGGAAAATTCGTCCTGAAAGAATTATTAAAAATGCAAAAAAGATTTGGGAAGGACAAACATATCAAAGTAAAACCGGGGTAGCCGCTACTATTTTATCTATTACCCCAGTTGGAAAACAAGAAGTAATAGCACTTCAGACTTCAACTCATACTTTTATCGCTGAGGGAATGCTCAGTCACAACTGCAACGTTGAAATGCGCGTGGCAGCTAATGTTTCAGGAGAACCACTATTTTTGGATGAATTTTTAAACGGGGAAGGGGATTTCCACTCTCTTACTGCTAGAGCTTTGTTTCCTGAATTTTCTGATCCTAACACAAGCAAAGGTAGGAAAAAACAACTTAGATCGTTATCTAAAATTATTAACTTTGCCCTCCTTTATGGTGGAACCGCATACACTATCTTTGAAAATATGGTAAAAGATGGTCATGAAATCACTTTTGAAGAGGCACAAACTCTAGTCAACAAATATTGGGAGTCTGTTCCGGTCTTTGCCGCATGGTGCGAAGGTAAACGTAATACTGCTAGAACTAAATTGATGTGTAAGACTCCCACAGGCCGAATTATTGGTTTTCATTCGGCCATGAAGCACTATAAAATTTCCATACCTAAGCCGGAACACAAAGAGTACTATTATAAATATAGAGAATTGAAGCGTTCTGTGGAAGTTTACAAAAAACAAGATATGAAAGATGAGGCTTTGGCCGCTGAAAGAGCCGCTAATGCTTTATACAGTAATCCTGAATCCGGCGTTAAAAATTATGGAGAGTATACTCGTTTCTTGGGTAAGGCAGAGCGTGTCTCCATTAATATTCCACTTCAAGGAACCGCTGGTGATTTAATGCGCTCTGCTTTGAATAAAATTCGTATTTGGGCCACAAATACCCCAGGTGTAGAGGATGTTTTTAAACTTCATTGCACAGTGCATGACGAAATTGACTTCTCTGTCAAGAATGAGTTTGCTCCTTACATCGTTCCTCGTTTGAACCGTTTTATGAAATTACGTCAGTTACACACAGCTAAAGAATGGAAAGTTCCTCTTGAAACTGATTGCGAGTATGGTCAAACTTGGGATATTGACTACCATTTGACTGGTGATAAAGACCACGAAGCCTCTGGATGGTACGATGTACCAGGTATGCAAACTTATATTCCTCAAGATTTTGACGAGAATTTAGTTAATAAGCTAGTTTCTTCACTTTTGGCCGAAAAAATTGAGAAAGTTACGGGTTGGTTGAAGGTAAACACTCACTCTAGGACACATAGTATCCTCTCATCTATTGAGAAAGCTAAAACCGAAGAGCTTATGAGGCGACATATTGTTACGATGTTCCAGCTTGATGAATTCTGGAGGATCGATGAGGATGAAGCAGGAGCATTAGAAGAGTCTGTTAAGGAATATGCTGACAGGAACAGATTTGAACTTCCTGAACATAAGGAAATCGCTATTAAACCCAAGCCTACAATGGAAAATCCTGACCATGTAGAAGTGGAACCTCCTTCATCTAATCCTGAGTGGTCAATCGTGGCTACCTATGATCAAATTGATAATAAAATTGAAGAGAAATTTAGAGAAAAAGAGGTAAAAATTGAAGTTGAGGTAAAAAAAGCTGAAGAAGAGTCTTTAGGGGAGGACGATTTATTTTATGAATCCCCCAAGAAAGCTATTTTAGCTCCGATTCCAGCCATAATTCCAAAAATTAAATCACTTACTGAAAGAGAACTTTCTGTTTTTATTGAGAAGCTAGGGATTGGCTCCGCTACAGTGGTTTTTGACTATCAAGGAACTATCATGAAGCTTGCTAATGTGAGTAAAATTCCCCCGGAGTATATTCAATGACAGTTATTATTTCTAGGGATAAGAACCATGTTCATTTAGGCAGAATATTAGCTGCCACTACTAAAAAAATTCAATTATTAGGGGAGTCTCAAAGAATTCTTACCGCATTTCTTCATAAACTTTCTCTTCTTGATGCTCACTATACAGATTGTCTCGAAATGGATTTCTCTAATGAAATTTTAGAAAAGATAGCAAAAGATAAACTCACCCTTCAGAAATTATCTATGGCCTCGGCTATGGTTCAACAAGTAACTTCTTCCCAATTACGTGAATCTATTTCGGATCTCAATGAACAGGATAAAGAACTTATAAAAGCTGAGAAGAATTATCAAAAACTTATAAAGAAAATGGAAAATGAAAAAAGGAATAACGTTCTCTCTCAAGCTGAAAAAGAAAAATTGACTTCCTAGTTCTTTTGTGAAGATGGATACCCATGGCTAATAGACGTAATAAACCTGCTCAATCACCCCCAACTCCCCCCTTTGCCGCTTTTTCTGCGGGGAGATACACCTCTTCCTCTAATGAAGATAGTGAATCGCCAGAAGTTAAAGAAAAAATAAGATTAGCGAGAATGGCTGGAAAAATGCAGAAAACTGCTGACTATTTTGCTGGCCCCACTAACGCTGGTGCTAATATCTCTGATAGTAATAATATTGGATATTACAGCTTTGAGTTCCCAGTGGACTCCTTGGAACTCCCCCAATCCAGGGCGCAGGAGCTTCGTTATTATCGTTTAGCTTATGATCGTGATCCCATTGTAGGTCGAGGTATTGATCTACATACTGAAATCCCCATGTCTAAAATTACTTTGGAACGCCCTAAATGCTCCTCCGAAGCTTTTGCTGATTATATTTTTGATTTTTACCAATCTCTTGTTACAAATTCTCGTTTATTTGAAACCCTTCTTCATGCTTCTAGAGAATATTGGACAATTGGAGAGGCTTTTCTTTACGTAGAGGATGATCCAGATATTGACCCTTCTCCTATGGCTGCTAAATTTGTTAATGGTAATAACAAGGACGATGAACGTAATGCTGGAGGGAGTACAGCCCTTCAAGAGTCCAATAATCCTTCATGGGGAACCAGTGATTTGGGAATTATGAAAATGCTGGATCCCAAACGTTCCTCTCTTATAGAAATTACCAAATTATCTTCTCTCATAGCTGGATTTTCAAAGAATAAATTTGAAGATCTGCCTTCTTTAAATCATGAAATTGCTAAAATTGCAAAGGTTGTAACCAGAAAATTAGCAGATGAGGGGGATCCTGCTGATGCAGGAGACAACCCTGGTGGTGGCGCAGATCCTGCTATTGCAGATGAAGGTGGTCCAGACGCCGAAGGCACAGATACATCTGATATGTCTTCTGGTGGTGATTTCAGTGGAGGTACTGGCGGCGGCGGCATCCTTCCACCTCCTCTCCCCATGGATGAATCTTCAGGTATGGGGGTTGACCAAGCTCCAGAAGATAAAGAAACTAGAGATTTAAAGCATTATTTAGAACTTCTGAAGAAAAAAAAGGATCTTCTAGAGGAATTAAAAGCAGTTCGTGAAGCTAGAGCTAACGATATTGAACTTTTTAAGCATCTTGTCAATAAGGAATACACTGGATTTGATAGAGTGCAACTTCTCCCACCAGAAAATGTAGAAATAAAGAAGTCTCAAGTATTCGGAGAGGACTCCACAGTCTTCTATCGTCCTCCTGAGGATCAAAAAGCAGCATATATTCAAGATCCCGATACTCCCGAAGAAGTTAGAGAGGCCCTACAATCAGAAGGTCTAATTCCATTAAATAATGATCCATTTAAGGGGTCATATTGCATTCATTTTGCTCGTAAAAAGGCTCCGTTTGAAGATCACGGTCGCTCCATTCTCCAACGTTGCATGAGAACCATTATTTATCGTGAAAAGCTTCGTCAGGTCCAGACCACTTTGGCTAGCCGTAATATGACTCCTAAAACTTTTATTGTAGCCCCAGGAATTAGTTCTAATGAGGTTATGGTTCTTCGTTCTCATGCTGATGAAGCTAAGTCGGATCCTGATTATACTATTGTTGTCAACTATGAAGCTCGTTGGGACGAAATTGGGTCAGAGGGTAGACTACTAGCTCTTGATACCGAATGGGTACACACAGCTAATGATCTTGCTATTGGACTTGGATTTTCTCCTGACATTTTAAATGGAGAGGGATTATACTCTGGCACTAAAATTCAACTGGAAATTTTAAGCACTACTTACGTTCAATACCGAGATCTTGTTTCTTATATTGTACAGGAACTAATTTTTAAGCCTATCGCAATGAAAAAAGGGTTTTATGAATTAGATAAATATGGTCGCCCTCGTTGGATTTACCCATCTGTGACTTTCGGACGTATGGCCCTTCGTAATTCGGGAGATACTTACCAGATGTTATTTGATATGTATTCTAAAGGCTCAATTCCTGTCTCTGTTATTCTGGAGCTTCTTGATGTTGATCCTGAATCTTGTAAAAAGCTTTTGGAGAATGATCTGTTCTCAGTTAATGACTCAAAATTCAATACTTTCCTTGAATCTCTTTACTCTTCCCTTGGAGCAGACGAGAAATTGAAGACCGAAACTAATCTTTTGGATAGAATTCGTAAAACTCTTGGCCTGAAGGAAAAAGAGGTAGAGGATAGCGAGATTGAAGGTTCTGGGGAAGGGATGTAATGCCAAAAAAGAAGTTTAGTAAAGACGCTAGGGAGTCTTTATTTAGTGGTTTAATTCAGGACCACATTACAGACTCTACTAATATAATGGACGCCTTGGAGTTTATTGAATCTCCACAGGGGCTTGGTATTCAATTATATCCAGTACAAAGAGTGCTTATAAAACTGATATTTGGCATTCCTATGGATAAAGACGAGAAGCTTGTTCCAGTATATGACATTTTTTGTGATGAACTACTATATAATTTGAAAGAAACAGAATATATTAAATATGTCCATGATCAAGGACGTATAAATTTAACCTCTTGGCAAGATGCCTCCCCTGACGGTTATAATGAAACTGTTGCTATTGTTGGGAGAAGAGGGGGAAAAGCTCTCGCCTTCAGGACACCTATTCCTACGCCTCATGGATTTAAAAATATTGAAGATTTGAAAGAAGGAGATTCTGTTTTCAGTCCAAGTGGTAAAGCTATAAAGGTGATACAAGCACATCAACCTTTTGTGGATAAAACTTACCGAGTAACTTTTGATGATAAAACTTCCGTAGTATGCCATGGGGGCCACTTATGGCATACTATGACTCGTACTGAAAGAAAGAATAACGCTAGAAGATGGCCCAAAAATGGTCCAAGGCCCTCTATGTGCAAAGAGGACTCTATAGGATCCGTTAAAACTACTTTAGAGATAAAAGACTCTTTATTTTATTCAAGGTCTGATGGAAAACAAGAAACAAATCACTCTATAGCACTTTCTAACCCAGTTGAGTTCAACTCCCAGCTACTCCCATTAGATCCTTATTTTTTGGGACTTTGGCTTGGGGATGGACATAGTGCCAATGTATCCATAACTACTATGGATGAAGAGATTAAGAACTACATTTATAAAATAGCTGAATCATATGGATTAGAGGTTACAATTAACTCTAATGGTTCTAAAGCCTCTGAATACTCTTTAACTTCTAAACAGCACGGCTCTAAAAAAGGAGAATGGGGAAACAGCCCTGATAGAAATATCCTTCTGTCTAAATTCAGAGAAATGGGAATCTTAAAGAATAAACACATTCCAGAAATTTACTTGATATCCTCCATTGATCAGCGATTAGCCTTACTCCAAGGATTGATGGACACAGATGGGGGGTGCCATAGAAGTCGATGTGAGTTTAATAATACTAATGAAAATATAGCAAGGGGCGTTTTCTATTTAGCCGCCTCTCTTGGTCTTAAGCCTTATTGGAATGAAAAAAGAGCAACTTATTACGGAAAAGATTGTGGAACATGTTACAGAGTTACCTGGACTTCTACTAAGCCGGTATTTAGATTAACAAGAAAATTGGCTGAACTTCAGACTACTTCAAAACCTTGTCAAAACAGAAGGTTCATCGTATCTGTAGAGCCAGAAAAAGAGCAAGAAGTTCGATGTATAACCGTTGATAGCCCAGATGGCTTGTTTCTATTCGGAGATAATTTCAATGTAACACATAATAGCGCCCTAGTTTCGGCAATTGCATCCTATAAGCTTTATCGTCTTTTGAATATTCGTTCCCCTCAGGACCATTATGGTTTGATTCCTGGATCTCCCATAGATTTTACTTTTATGGCCCAGGACACAGAAGGCTCCTCTCGTTTATTTGATAAAATGAAGGAAGACGTTAACCGTGCCCCTTTCTTTGCTCCCTATTTAAAAAATATGACCACAGAGGAAATGACTTTCGTTTCTGATGCTGACCGATATAAAAGAGATATCACTCCTTCAATTACCGTTGCCAGCTTGCCTTGTTTAGAAGAGAATGAATTAATATGGACTTCTAAAGGACTAACCCCAATTAAGGACACACAAATAGGGGATTTAGTGTGGGACATGAATGGAAATTTGAAAAAAGTTTTGAACAAAACTTACAATGAAGAAAGCCTATTGGCAGTTTCTACTCGTAATTTTAAGGGTGACCCCCTTCTTTTAACCCCTCAACACACTTGTATTTCAGTATCTAACAAAGAGGCTTTTGAAAAACTTCCATATTTATACAAATGGAATCTCGCTGGAAAAGGGCTTAAAGATTGCTTGAATAATAGCAAACGAGATGATACTAAGGGTATAGATATCACACTAACAGAGGATTATGCCAGCAAATTAGCTGAGGGGGACTATTTTCTATATCCCCAAATTTCTTTGAATCAAAGAGTGGCCTCTTCACTTGACAATACTCAAGCAAAGTCACCAGCCTATTTTCAAAAACATTTAGGAGGGAAGCTTTGTGAACATACTTCAGTTAGATGTAGCTCTGTTGAACTACCTGTGACAGTTGATTCATGCCGATTATATGGGTTATACATAGCTGAAGGCTCAACTATGGGGAAAGTAGGAAAATTTAAAAATTCAGTTAAGTGGACCTTCCATATAAATGAGCAAACCACTTATGCTGCGTTTATTCAACAAACTCTTCAAACGGAATTTGGACTGAACAGCACGTTAATCTTAACTCCTGAGTGTAATAGATGTGATGTATTCTGCTCCTCATCAGAATTAGCAAGAGGGCTGGCCTTCTGGTTTGGAGAAGGATGCGAAAATAAAGTTGTTCCCAATGAAGCTCTCTATTGGCCCATCGAATTACAAAAAGCGTTGATCCAAGGGTATTATGAAGGAGATGGGTGTGATAATAGGAGAATTGCTCCAACAGTATCAAAAAAACTAGCTTATTCTCTCTTCAATTTATTAATTCAGACTGGACAACGACCGTCAATTCTGTTTCGCCCAGGCTATATAACTAAATATAAACAAAAAGAAGTAATTCATAAGGATTCCTGGTATGTAGAAATTTGTAAACAAGATAACCATTGTAGATTTTTTCAAAAAGTTAAGGGAGTAAACTACTATTGGTCAAAGATAACGGCTATCACTCCTATTGAAAATAAACATCCTGTTGTTGATATTGAAGTAGAGGATACCCATTCTTTCTTAACTAAATTTGCAGTGGTTCACAATTGCACCACTAACAAAGTTCGTGGCCCTAGTTCATTCTTATTGGCATTAGACGAGTTCGCTTTCTATAGAAATCAAATTGGAGTTAACTCTGAAGCCATTTATAAAGCCGCTGCCCCCGCCACCATGCAGTTTAAGGCTGGAGGGACTAGAGGGGGGAAACGAGAATCCATGATTCTCATTATTACTTCTCCTAACGGTAAGATAGGTAAGTACTATGAACTTTACAGTTCCGCTATGAAAATGGGGAATGATTCTGACATTCTAGCTTTTCGATGCTCTACGGCAGAGATGAATCCTCGTTCTGATGTAGATTTCTTAAAAAAAGAACATAGAGAGAATCCCGATGTGTTCAAGGCTGAATATGGTGGAGAATTCCTAGAAGCGGCGGAATCTTATGTCAAACTATCTGTGTTTGAATCCTGTATTGATCAAGAAAGAAAAAATTTCTGTCAGTTTACTCCGGAAACTATAGGAGTAAAATATTTTTGGGGGTTGGATTTAGGTATGCAATATGACGGAACTGCTTTAGCTGTTTGTCATTGGCAACCTACTTTCGATTTGATTCCTGGAGCTACTTTAGTATATGATTTTATAGATAGAAAAATAGTAGGAGAAGAAGAGTATTCAAATGTTAAACAATTACCATTGGACGATATCTTACTATGGTTAAAACGCATGAACGGACTCCTACCTTGTTTTAAAGGGGCAACTGATCAACATGGTGGTTCTATGCTCGTTCAATTATTGGAGAAATATGGAATCAATGGGTTAGAATTAGTTCATTTAACTTCCGGTATAAATTCTCAGATGTATTTAACCCTTAAAGGATTGATGGAACAGAAAAAAGCATCATTTCCAGCAGAGAAGAAGTTTATTGATGAAATGAAATTGGTAGAAGCTCATTATGTTGGAAAATATCAAATAAAAGTTCAGGCCCCAGCAGAAAAAGATGCTCATGATGATCAGGCCGATGCTGTGGCTCTTGCTTCCTGGGTTGCTCAACAATGGGCTATGAACGAAGGGGCTAGAGAATTTGCAGATATCTTAAGTGGCATAGACCCTGCTAGACTGGCCCGAAATCATGGTCTTATGTCTTTGGGGTTTGATCCTAATATTAGTTCTATGGCGGAACTAAAATCACATGAAAGACAGCTTGGTATATTACAGAGATCAAATCTCAATTCCGTTGTTAATCCTTTTAGAAGAAGATGATAAGTGTATAAAAATCATTTTTTGATTCCTCTTTAGAGGAACATCTGATGAGTGAAGATCTAAGCAGACTAAACGATTTAAGGAGGGAGATCGCGGAAAAATTTGATAGTATTGAAAAACTTATCAGAAAAGGGGATGATGATAGCCTCAATGTCCTAACAGATATTAGTTACGCTTTAGCTAGTTTGGACGAAGCTGTCTCAAAATTAAGAGATAGAATAGGGTAAGGGGCGTAGCTATGTCAGGAGATTACAATAGAAGAACAATGGATTCTGGATTTTTACCTAGTCAATCTCCCATAAAAGATGATTTACAACAACTTTATGCCCGAAATGCTAGTCAGACAGAGGAAATTATTGAAACTCTCAGAGGTGTTAACGACACTCAGCTTATGATTTTGAGCGAGCTTCAAACACTAGAGCATTTAAGTACACGATCTGACGCCGCCACCGAAGTCTTAGATCTAGCTAGATTACATTTGGAAAAAATGGCTAAAATCATTTATTTATCAAACGGTTACAATGAGAAAGGGGACAAAGTTCCCGAAGGAGTTTTACGCTTTGAACGTTGGACTAATTTTTTTCTCCGCGCTTTTTGGAATTTTATCATTATAGGAGCTATTTCTTCTTTTTTCTATTTTTATACAGAAGGTCAAAAAGCAACTAGACTGGAACAATCCAAGGCCGAGATAGAGATACTTCAACAAATGGAAGAAAGATTAGCTAAAAGAGAACAAAAAATTACTGATCTTCTGGACCATAAACTTCAAAAAAATGAAACTCGTAAATAATAACTTTCCAACTCCTTTGTGAATGAGGTATTAAACTATGCCATTTAACCCAACTAAACTTGCCGAATCTGTTTGTGACATTGCTGGAATTTGCTCCACTGGTCCTCGCGCAGAAGCCACTCAATCTTTTGCTCAAAAAGCTCCCGCTGTAGACAATACTATGCCTAATCCCCTCAGCCCCATTATGGGTGATGAGGCGTTCTTCACCTATTTGATGCCTGGAGCCGTGTTTGAGGCCCACGATGGCTCTCAATGGCTTATTACAGCTTATGATTGGGATAGTAGAGTGGAGATTGAAAATCGCTGGTATCCTCGTCAGATTGCTAATGTAGGCCAAGCTGATATTCGCCGCTCTATCGCTATGTGGATAGAACCAGTTAATGTCCGTGTTCCTCCCCCAGTTTCTGCTGTGGAATACCAATAAAGAGGTATTCATGATAGAGCTTACAGGTGAGAACCTCTCGACATATCTTTTACGAGAAATAAAAGATATCGTCAATAGAAATCCACGCTTTAGAAGATTAGGTGGAGATGTTACGGTGTCCACTAATAATATGGTGGCCTGGGGTGATCTGCGTATTACTATTAGCCGAATCAATTCTTCAGGTAATAGATTAAGTCCTGACTATTTCATTTGTAATCAATATGGTCGAGCTTTATTAGCTAAGTTAGAAAATTATGACGGATTATTTATCGAATGGGTGCAAGAAATCCGAGATAATGGCTCCACCCTCCCTGCGTCCGGTGTTTATTACTTTAATATAGATGCAGTTAACGAAGGCACCAGAGACATTTTGTTAACTATTCAAAATTATCAATGGATAAGACAAACTCCCGAACTGGCTTCAGGTTCACTCGTATACTTTAATTCTAATATTGATGTTTCAACTGTAACACCGATAGATTCCACAGTTCAATATGTATACCAAGGTAATAATCTCGTTCTAACCAATTTCTATCCTAATTTTTTAGAACTTCAGGCCACCAATTCTAGTGGAATTTCAACCCCTTTAATCCCAATGACAGATTTCTGGTATCTAAGACAAAATTCAGATATAATCTGTCAATCAACTTTAGGAGGAGAGCAGATTATTGCCCTTCCAATATCAAATTGGGTTTCTATGTCTATTTCAGACCAAGATGGTTATGTTTTGAGAGAGAATATAGACTATATTATTTTCGGAAGTAGTATTCAAACTAGCCAATGGACTCCATCCGGTACAACTCTAACTTGTTCTTTTGTTGCCCCAGTTAGTCCAACTACTAATTTAGCGGTTAACCCAGAAAATTTAATTGCACCAAATCTACCTCCAGATGAGACTCCAACTCAAACCATTGTTTACTCCTCCCTTCTTAATAGATCTGCTGCTTCTGATTTCATTGTTTTACCAAATGGGGAAACATGGTTATCAACATTATTAGTCACTGGAGAGCGTTTCTATTGGGAATCCCGTGTAGATCTTGGTCAAACGCAACATAGAGCAAGAAAAATGGAGTCTAATCTAAATTTAATTCCAGGATTATCCATCGCTATTGGGGATCAAGTTTTTGTAGGAGATCAATGTGCTATTCTCGTTTCTCCTTACCAATCAGAAGTTTATGAGGTTTACGGCTCTAAAGATAATTTGACTTTTACTATAGAGGTCAAAGCTAATGATAGAATGACTGCTTCCGAAGTGTCAGAAATGATAAAAGGAGCATTTTTAATTCGTGATAGAGCTATTATGGAAGCAAATGGCCTGACTGTTTTTGAAATTTCTAGAGAAGCTAATTATGATTCGAGAGATGACTCAGGTACTGCCCCGTCAACTACTTACACTATGTCTGTCTCCGCTGCCGCTGATTGGGAACTTTACATCCCACTTGTGACTCGTATTTCTCAATTTGAAGTGGATGTAACCGAAACTACTCAGAGTGACTTTTTAGGAAAAATCACAACCACCCCCAGATTCAAAACTTTAGGGGCTACTCAATTTCTACCCAACTATTCTTAAAGGAGATTTTATGGCTATTAGAGAGTATAAGTGCCAAGATTGTAACTTGATCACTGAAAAAATTATTAACGCCTCTCAAGAAATAAAAGAGAGTATTTCTTGTCCTAAATGTAAAGGAAACGCCTCTTACCTTGAAATTCCAACTAGTATTTCCTTAGGAGTTTCTTCATTTTCCCAGGCTCCTCTTGATAATATCATTGGAAAAGATTCAGAAAGACGATGGGAAAATATTCATCGAAGACAAGAAATCCGAGATAAGGTAAGAAAAGAAAGCGGATCAGTAGGAATTTCTATGGTTGGTAGGGATCAGTTTGCTCCTCTAACTATCGAAGACAAAGAACGAAGATCAGAGTTGAATGAAATTTTACCCATTTCAGGGCATAAACAAACTTTTGATTCCTCTGATGATGCAAAGCTTATCAATCATAAGTGAAATAAAAACCGGATTTTCAATCCTACTTTTGAGAGAATTTTATTATCAGGGCTATTGAAACACTTTTAACCGACATCCAAGGGGAGATCTAACATGGCACTTTTTGACCAGTACACCGCACCAGGAGTTTACACCACAGAGATAGTTGCTAATCCTGGCACCACACTCCAAAGTGGTCTTAATATTCCAATCTTCATTGGAGAAGGTTCTGAGACATTCCTTATTCAAAACTCAGAACTCCATAGAGGGTCTAGTGCTTCCTCAGATGATGCGGTAGTTAGCGAAGACCTCTCAGCCCAGGTTACCGGTTCCACCGCTGTCTTCCAACTGGGTTACTGGCCCGTTGTCACTGGCAATAACACTGGAACCATCACTAATAATGTTCAGTATGTTACCGTTACTGATAATGGAGTTCCTGTTGTAGTGTCCTCTCTTAATGGTGCCACTGGTGTTGTGACCCTTCTAATTGCCCCTGCTGCTGGAGATCAACTTTCAGCTACTTACTATTTTAAGAGATCTGACACTCTATTTACTGACGTTCTTTCAGATCAAGTTCCTTCCTATGCTTCTCTCGCCATTCCTGCCAATAGCTTAACTACTGGAACAGCTTCTCCCTTGACATTAACTCTTGATCAACCTGGATATTTAGGAAATCAGGTGTCTATCGCTGTTACTGTTGCTACAAGTGGCTCTGGAGTTACTGATTATGCTGCCATCACTGGAAGTGGAACAGACGCGATTTCCATTGAGGCTAGAAATTCTGCTGATAACTCCATTCGTTCTTGGGCAGCAATCGCAGCCTTAATTTCCAACTTGGGGAATATCCCCACTTTGAATGCTGGGAATGTAACTGTTAAATCTCTAACCGCTGCCTATTCAAATACCCCTGCCTATTTCGTTACAGCCACCCTTATGACTGGTGGTGCCGGTCCTGCCTCAAATACCGTTTTTAAGGTTAATCATATTCCTATTGTTGATGGGACTAACGGTGGCGTAGTAACAAATAGCCCTACTCATGTTACTGCTTACGTAAACAATGTGAAAGTGTCTATTTCGGCTGTAAATGGTTTACAGGGATTGGTTACTTTGACTAATCCAGTGCCATCCGGAAATACTTTGTCTATTTCTTATTTCACTAATACCTACCAAGATACATATGACCTTCTCCCATCTACAAATGTTGTTGCAATAAACCAAGTTGGATTGGGACCAAACCGCGCTGATTTCATCAATGGTGTGGACTATGTTCTTGAAAATGTTTTGGATGGGAACGGCAATATTGTCCAACAGCAAATCCAGTGGGGAAATTCAGCCTCTACTACAGTCGCTACCTCTACTCCTGGTTATGTCCCATTTAACGCAACTGTTATCGCTACTACCTTAGTTGACGAACAGATGTTCCTTCAGGTGTGCAGCGCACCTACTCCTGCTCCTTTACCTCCTGGGCTAAACACCACTTTCGTTCTTCCTGATATGCCTACTGATGGATCCGGCCAAAATAAAGGTTTAGGACCCGCCACTGACGATCCTTCTCTAATTCAGGTTTATGTAGGAACTCCTTCTGTTCCTAATGATGAAGAATCGGCTCTAGCTAGCGCCCTAGCAAGTGGCCCTGTGACTGTGATTCAACTATCCGGAGCTACCCAGACCTTCAAACTTCTCATTCCACCTACTGCTGGACAAATGGTATTTGCTACTTATACTCGCAACACTATTCAGGAAGCCACTTATACTTTAACTGTTGACACTCCAGGTATCACTGGTGTTGGAACTTATAGTATTACTGACCAGTATAACAATGAGCTTCCTACATTTGCCTTTGATGACTCTGCTGCGGTCTTAAATGTCTCTGGAACACAAGTTTCAGACGGAAATTTCTATGTTTCTGGTATTATTTGGCCCTATCAGTCTAATGATGGTGGGGAATATTCTGATATGAAGGGTGTTCCCGGTGTAACAGCCCCTGGAGAACTCTTAATTAACTTTATTGCAGATCTAACCCCTGCCCATGTTGTGTCTTCTGGCGCACCCGCAACTGCTACAGTTGAAGGATTAGTCTTCACAGCTACTACACCTAGTAATGTCGCTAACAACATCACCATTAGTTTTGTTGCTGGGGTTGATGTTATTGACGCTGATGCCGTTACTGTTAATGGAAGTGCTATCACGGTAAACATTTCCGGACCTTCTTCAACTAGAACTAAAACAGGTATCTCAGGTCTTTTCACTTCTGGGATTAGCGTGACCATTGGACCCTATACTACGTCCATTACTTGTTCTTCTACCTCCGATTCTACTGTCGCTACTCCTGCTCCAGCGGTCAATTTTGCCGGGGGCAGCACTGGAGTAACTATCCCTGTTTCTCAAACATACACAGTAAATTATCTATCTTCTCCATTAGCTCCCCCCCAATATCTTGGGACTGGTTATTTGAATCAGACTTTCTCTTCCCCTGCTTTCGGATTAACTTTTACTCTCATTAATCCCGCTGATGCAATCACCATGGGCTTCGTGGACGCTCCTACTCCTGTTTACTACTATGCCGTTAATGACCAGATTGGTTTCATTATTTCAGCCTCAAGTTTCACTACCTCTGCTGAACCTCAAATTGCTATTCTTGGTCTTTGGACAACCGTTACAACCACTTATGGTATGAATCCTGGTGATACAGCTACCATCAGCACCCATAATAGAGCAGGAACAGAGCCTAATGTTGGAGACTACTACTATGTCTCTTACACTACTCAGAAAACCGCTGCGGATATGGCCCTTCAACTATTTACTAATCCTCAAGACGCTTACACCGCTTATGGCGATCCTACTCCTTTAAATAGACTTTCCTTAGCTGCAAGTTTATTTACTCAAAATGGAGGTCAGGTCTTCGGATGTATCCAAGTTCCTAAATTAGCTGGCTCCAATTTTGCCTCGTCTAATACTTACATTTCAGCTATCGCTTCATTAGCTTCCCCAATCCCAGGAACTAATAAGAAAGCTGATATGATTCAAGTTTTAACCACTAATCCAACAGTTATTCAGTATCTTAATCGTTTCTTAATTACTCAAGCAGCCCCCCGTAATAGTGGAGAAGCTGTTTCGGTTTACGGTTACGGTTTCAACGATACCCCGGATACCATGAGATCCTTGGCTACCAGCCTTGTTTCTGACAGAATGATTGGTATTGCAGTTCCAGGTGCTATTTTGACTGTTACTACAAATGGTGCTGCGGTTCAATACGCTGTTGACGGTTCATTCCTTGCCGCTGCAATGGCTGGAATGATGCTTAACCCTGCTATTGATGTTGCTACTACTCTAACTAAACAATCTATGATTGGTTTTAATAGCCTCATTACTCGCTACCCAGATCCTACTCAAGATTTGATGGCTGCTGCTGGTCTAACCTGCCTTTACGAAACCAGCGGTGCCCTCGTAGTTCGCCACTGGGTTACTACCGATAATACTTCAGTTCTCAAGCGTGAACCTACTTCTCGTTTGATCGTGGATGAGACTAGACAATTAGTTCGTGCCCAGCTTCAACAATTCATTGGTCGCAAACTTGTTCAATCTGCTCTAAACGCTGTGACTATCGTAGTGACCGCTACTCTGAATAGTTTAGTTGAGAACCAGATTCTTAACGCCTTTGCTGGATTATCTGTAACTCCAGATGCAAGCGATCCTACATTGCTTCATGTTGCTTTCTCAATTCAGCCAATATTCTCAATTCTATATATTGATGTTGAGATCACGGTTACGACTCAATTATAAGGAATAAGACTAGAGCGGGGAGTTACAAAATAACTCCCCGCCTTTACTTGAGGTAAAATATGCTGATTCACCCCTTAGTTCAACAACTAAATTCAATCGTTAGTGTCACTATGCAAGCTTCTTACACAGGAGATTCCACTGATGCCACTGATAAACAACGCATAGCAGCTTATGGAGATCCAAAAGTTAATCTTGGTGGTAATTATGTTGATCCGGCGTTAACATCTTTTACTTTTAATATGATGGCTAGTGAATATTGGAAGGGTATTACTTCTGAAATGGGTTTATGCACCGCTAGATTCATGACCCAACTCCCATCCCCTCAACATGGTCAACCAATACCTAAGCAGGGACCTCTAGATTGCATCACTTCTGATCCCGTCCATGCCGCTACAGTATGGGCTGCTGCGGTTCAGGCTGACTGTGGAACTACTATGGCTGCACTTAGAGCAGTAATTCCTCCTCAGCTTTCTACGCTACCTGATAGCCATGTTTAAAAGGCTCCAATAATGAGATCTAAGGCATTCAACAGACGAGCAATGCAGATGAGTGAGTGTAAGGATTGCAACACTCCAGGTAAGATTTGTGAATTGCATAATCCTCATATTGAAAACTTGGATATATCGACAAAAGGATCACCCGCTAAATTGGCTAATCCTAATGATGGAGAATCCGCTCCTTTTAAGGGTAAAGATACTGATTTACAAGTTGATACCATGGGATTTGATTTACAAGCAGCCGGTGAAACTCCCGGTGCTAAGATTCTTCAATATGTCAAAAATAAGAAAATTCAATTGCAACAATTATTGGCTGTGCGTGGTGAAAATGCTTTGCTTGGTAAAATCACTACGGATTTGAAAGAAACTGTTCCTGGTGCTGCTCAAATTAACACTTCTACACTTGCTGGTATCATTGTTAAATACTTAATTCAGTCCGAAGCTACCGCCCATCACCATAAAGCTCCCACCCCATTCAATGATAGTCAATTTTTACAAGAAATAGAGCCAGTTTTAGAAAGGAAACAAGCGAGTATGAAACCAGAAATTTATTGTCCTAACTGTGGGGAAGAAGCGACTTCAACTAAACCCGGATTTGTTTCCTGCTTAGAATGTAATTATAAAGGTCCCGATGAGATTGGTGGTGGAAAAGTGGCCCCCAGAATGAAAAATGTCAAGGCTTCAGATCTAAATGCTATGAAATTAGCAGAATTTGAAAAAGAAGCTGGTATTCTCAAAAATGTTTTGGTCAGTATGGGTATCGGAGCCTCCCTTCTTAGTGGCCTTGGTGGTTTAGCCACTATGGATGCTCACCAACAAAAAGCATACGCATCTCAAATTGAAGAAGCAGCTAAAACTAAAGCAGAAGAAAGAAATTCTCAAATAAAAAGTTACCTTAGTCATGTTGAGCGTACTCCAGAAGGAGTAGAAAAAGCCAAACAAGCACTAAATAAGGAACTATCTCGTATTAACGAACGAATTAATACGCTTAAATCTGCCCCTGTTAATGGTAATAAAGATTATTTCGGATATGCACTTAATAGTGCGTTGCTGTCTACTTGCAATGAACAGAAAGATTTAGTTACGGAGGAATTAATGCGTTTAGGTGATATTGATACGAACAATGTATCTGATAAGGTTTCAGCCCTCAATCTAGCCAAGGCTGAAATTAAAACAGCCCTTCAATTTACTGATGGAGGAAAGGAATTTGATAAACGTTTGAAAGAATATTTTTCTCAAGAAGAAAAAGAAACTGGAAAAACTCGCGCCGAGATAGCTGCTGAAACTAAAAAGCAGATAGAAGACTACCTTGCCACAAGAGATAAAGAGGACCCTAAGCAAGCTTCTTTGAAATTTGCCGCTGCTGGTGGTGCTAATGAAGAAGAGGAAGAGGAGCCAGAAGAGGAAGAATCCACTCTAAATTCTTCAGTTGTCTCTCTCCTTGAATCCTGTAAAACCGAATGGACAAATCTTGGCGAACCCGTTAATCCTGGAACATGGCCTAAGGAGATTGAACGTGCTGTTTTAGCCCTTAATGATTCAGTAATTAAAGCTATTGAATCTATTCAAGGCAAACTTGTTGAGGGTGAATATTATATCAAGAATGTAGATGAAGGTGTAGATGCTGCGGGTGGTGGTAGTGATGTTCCAGGTATGAGCGATTTGAATATTGCTCCTTCTGAGCCTGAAACTGAAGAGAAGCCTATTCCAGAACTTCAAACTCGTAATAATGAAAAAATGAGTAACCGTAAAGAAGCAGCTATTGAAGTAACTTCCACTGAAACCAAAAAGGCTCTTAAATTTGTTGAAGGTCTTCAAGATAGAGTTGCCGATATTTTCTTTGAATATAAGAAAACCGTAGAAACTGCTAACAATTCTGCTCTAGTTAAGTCGGGTGGAGAGGACATGGTTCGTCTAAAGAGTAAACTTTCCGAAATTGAAAAGGTTCTTGACAAACAATTTACAGTTCTAGAAACTGCGGAAGAAGCTATTGACGATAAAAAGAAGACTTCTGCTAAAAAGGAACTCCCAGATTTTATTAAAGAGAAGCAGGAAGAAGCTAAAGACAAAAAAGAAGAACCTAAAAAAGAAGAAAAAAAGTCGGGTTTATCTTGTAAGGCTTGCGGTGAACCCATTAAAATTGTAGGTGAATGCAAAAATTGTGATTCTAAAAAAGAGAAAACATCTTCTCTTTTCATGGGGTTAAGTTTAGTCGGAATAGAATAAGTAAAATCTAGAAATAGTATTTGTAATTATAAGACAGAGGAGTTTTTAAATATGGCTACCACAGATTACCTTTACCGTCAAGGGACTTCGGCTCAAACTAAGACAGTTATTAGCTCTAGGTTCAAGATTTTCACCCCTATCGTCCAGGTGGGGAAGTTTGTTAAAATGGGTGTCACCTCTAATTTCAGTATTAATGAAACTAGAAATGTGGATGCCGTGCGTGGACTTGGGTATGGCGACCAGATTGCCGAACTAGTCCCCGGCGTGACCCAGCCGATGACCTTGGCTGTGACTCGCCACGCTCTCTATCTTGCTAATATTATGCAGATGTTTGGTTATAAGGCTGGTGTTGCCGGTCTGGTCCGTTCTCTCAAGCATCACAAGTGGCCCTTTGATATTAAAACCGAGATTGTATTCTCCGAAGTCGCCTCCGAAGACCCCAATGTAGCCGATGGTAACCCTGCTGGAGCCATGAAAGCTGACGTTCCCAATGAAGGTGGCCTTAATAACTATGGTAATCCTGGAATTTATGCTGTCATCACTGTTTATGAAGGCTGCTGGATGAATAGTTACAGTTCAGCCTTCCAAGTTGAACAAGCTGCTGTGACTGAAGATTGTTCTATCACTGTTTCTGATATTTATGATGCTTCTGGCTCAGTCTACGGTGACTTTATTGACTCCGGTAACAATAAGTCTGATGCTACTGGTAGATCTCTCAGATTCTCTAGTAACCCAGCATTCTAATATAAATAAATCTTCGACTTTTAGGCCCCTTATTAGAGGGGCCTAAGTTTTATGAAGATAAAAGTCCAAACTAATTTATTAAAGCAAGCTGACACTCTCAATCATCAAATTGAAGATAGAGATATGTCTAGCGAGAGAGAGGATAGAACTCGCTACAACTATACTAATCCTCTCACCAATAAAAGAAATCAAGAAGATCAAATTCACCAAGCTCCTGATCCGGTTAAACCACATCCTAAAAAAGAACCGCTCTCTAAGAAAGACCAAAAATGGATGGGAGAAATGGGTGTTGGTATCGCATCTTCCTTATTAAAATCCTCAGAATTACATGCCACTATGACCGAACCTGAGTGTAAACCACCCAGAGATAAGAAATTAAAAACAGATGAGAAACCGGATGATGAAAGTTTGTCTGATTTAACTCCTCAAGAGAGATTAAGTAAGACCACTAAAACCAGAATGGCGGCTATTAAAACAGCCATACCTTTTAATTCTACTTTTGATATATTTGATCAGCATATGATAGTTAATATTCCAAAAGTAGCAAAACGATTAGATTTAACCCCTCAAAAAATTAACCAAATGGAAAACCAAATTTCAAAAGCATTAAATGTAAGGGCAAAATACTCTCACATCACTGTTACTCCAGCGTTTGAAGGTGTTTCTCTTGAATTTTTACTTGTGTGACCCTAATGCCATTTCATAAATCTGCTACTGCTACCCTTCAAGAACCACTCATCTCATTATCTCAATGGGAAAAGCTTCATCCATCTTCTTTTGGACACAAAACCGCTTCTTTTAGTAAGATCGCTGGGGATACTTCTCGTTTTATGCTCTCCCATTGCACTATTATGGCCTCTGTGATGACTGAAGAAGGATCCCAAGACTGGTTAATTAAGCCAGAATGTAGCCAATTTTGTAACCAAAATCACGATGCTTGGGAAAATTCCATTTTAAAAGACTCATATCGATCTTTTGTTGGTGCTTTTAACTTTTTAGAACATAATCAGAATACTAAGCAAGCTAAGGGACACATTATTGATGCAGTTCTTAGAAAAGTTCATCTTACCGCCGATGTTTGGGTCTATTTTGTTGATATTTTAGTCGCCACTGATTTAGCTCATAAAGATTTAGTCAAAAAGATTCGCAGTGGTGAAATTAAATATATGTCCATGGGTTGTGTGACTGATTTGGTCATCTGCTCTTATTGTGGGCAAAAAGTAAGAGAAGATGGTCAATATTGTAGTCATCTAAAATATAGTAAGGGTCAATTTTTACCCGATGATGACGGTGTAGCTCGTATTGTCTCTGAATTATGCGGTAGCAAAGAGCTTCCTAACGGTGGCGTTAAGTTCGTTGAAGCTTCATGGGTTGAAATCCCTGCATTTCCCGGTGCATCTTTGAGAGAGATTATTTCAAATGATTGGGAAGGGCCAAAAACTAAATTCACCAAAGATGCAAGTGATTTAAAATTAGCTAAAGCCGCATCAACACTCATTTTACCTGGACCATCTGCTTTAATGGCAGAAATTAATAATAAACTTAAATGGTAAAAACAGTAAAACTACAAAAATTCTGACTTTCTATATCTTAAAGGAAGTTCAGCCATTTCCCAAAACTAGGAGCTACTTAACATGAACAATAACAGTAAACCATCTCTCAGAGAACGTATCGCCGCTCTAAAGGCAGAAAAGTCAAAGAAGACTTCTTCTCGCTCTACTCAAGAAGCTAAAACTCGCGTTGCCGCTTCTTGGACTATTGCCAAGACTCTTCTCCCGACTGCTCCTAATGATGTTCAGTTTAAACTGGCTTCCTCCCTCCTTGGGAATACCACTCAAGCTCTAACAGCTATGCTACGTCAGACCGCTGTTAATGCTCATTATACTAAGCTAGCTGAGAAATTTGAGCAGATGCACAAAGTTGAACTTAATGAATTCATCGAAGATCCCTCTTTCTTAGAAAAGATGAAGGGGGAAGTCGAGAAAGAATTAAAGGGTGAACCTAAGAATGCCAAGCGTAAGAATGCCGGTGAAGGTAACGAGGAAGCCCTTGCTCCAGTAGAAGATAACGAAGAAATGAACAAAGCTCCAGAGGAAGAAGAGAATTTAGCTCCTGAAGGGGAAGAAGAAGTCGCTCCTGAAGGTGACGACCTTGGTATGGGAGATGACATGGGAGAAGCTGCCGGATCTCCTGCTGATGAAAAGAAAGAGGTTATTCAAGAGCAGATTCAAGCCGTTAAAGACGATGTGGATGCTCTTGAAGCTGAAATCTTGGAAGGTGAAGAGCTAGATTTCTCCGAAGTTTTCAACGAAAGCAATATGGACGATAAGGTTGATAATTTAGCTAATGAAGATGAGAATGAAGAAGGCGAAGAAGGAGAGGAAGATGACTATTTCTCCCCATCGGATGCTCAAGGGATGGAAGCTGGTATGGACGGAACTCCTGAAGTGACTGATTCCTCCTATTTCTCCCACGGTGCCGCAACTGCCTCCATGGATGCTCTTTTTGATGATACTAGAACCGCCGCAAAGGATAAAGTCTATGACCAGGGCGATATTTCTGACACTCTAATGGGTGGAGATGTAGCTGATGCTGAAGAAGATCATGCTGATGATATTCTTTATGACACTCTTAAGGGACTCAAGATTCTTCCTTTCAATGAAGGTGGTTACAAGCGCGATTCAGAGCCTAAATTTGAAGAGCCTAAGAAGACCGCCAAGGCTGCTTCTCAGGCTGGTAGAACTCCTGCTCCTGAGAGTAAGAAGCGCCCCATTCGCTCACTTGGTAATGTAAAGACCTCATCTGCTGAGAGAAGCAAGGAACAGTCCATGTTGGCTTCCTTAGTTTTCCCTGATGACGAAGGTTTTTAATAGTTGATATTTAAACAGTAAGAAATGGCGTTAGAACTAAGCCCCAGGAATAAAATCCTGGGGCTTTTGATTTACAATATACTACCATAAATCTTTAAAAATCAAGTATAATAATATAAGAGGTGTTAAATGGCTAGACCTTTAGGTGAATTTCCATTTGAATTTGACAGCAGAGCGGGTATTTACGGCCTTTTTTGTAAATAAAGATGACGTTAGATTGGCATCTGGTGAGCTTAAACTAGGTAGACCAAAAAATAAAAAATATAAGTAATCATTTTTTCAACTTTACACTCCTTACTATAGAAGAGGTAATTCACTCATACTTCTGTGATCTCGTCAACGTGACTGATCCGTGAGTTGAGCTACCAAAAAACTAAATGTAAGGAGGAATATAAATTGTTCCTAGAATTACAATATTACGGACAGAATGACGGAACTACCGTCCCTGCCATCACTATGACTGGTGACCCCGGTGTAGATAATGCGGCTTTAACTTCCGCTGGTTATCTTTCTGGTCGCATCATGTCAGTCTCTAACTTCTCCACAGCTACTGCTGCTACGGGACTCGTTGTTGTCCCTTGTGACGGGTCACTACCCCTTCACTCAGCCTCTGTGCCTAGCTCCCACCTAGCTCCTACTGCTGCCGTTCCTTATGGCACTCTGCTTCTAGGTGCTGGTCAGTTCTCAAGCTCCATTACTCCCTCCGGTTCCGGCAGAACCCCTGTGGTCCGTGCTTTCGCCAAGTTCAACGTCCCTTCCGGTGCCTTCGTTGCTACTGATACTTTCGTAGTTGGTCAGTATCTTTACTGCGCTGGTGGTGCTAACGCTGGTCAGTATACCATTACTCCTGGTACCGCTGCAACCGCTGGTGCCATCCCCGTTGGTATTTGCACTCACGTTCCTACCCAGGCCAATGAGCCTTGGGTTGGCGTTGCTTCGTTGTTATAAGATAGAGGAGATAAACACATGGCTAATCTATCCCGCACCCAAGCTCAGACCGCTCAGTTAGGTCAGATCCTTAAGACCGCTGCTGGTCGCCAGAAACTAGCTACTGCTCTAGGCCCCAGCCTTCGCCGTAGACGCGATTACATGAGTATCGCTCGTAAAGCACTCATGGTCGAAACCCTTCCCGATGGCGCTCTACCCATCTACGACAAGGAATTTGACGAAACCGGACGCTCCTTCGTGGAAGCCTTCGTAGTTGGTGAACAGGGCGGCGATATCGTGAAGTTGGTTAATCCTCTTCGTGTTACCGTTCCTACCTTTGAAATCACCGCTAACCCAATGATTCCTATCACTCAGATCAAGGAACGCAGATTCGATATCGTTTCTCGCGCCCTCAATCTAGCCAAGGCTGAAATTGGAGCCACTGAAGATGCTTACATCTTCTCCCTCTTTGACAATATTGCCACCGCTGCCACTGGTAAATCCCCCGATGATCCTGTCTATAACGTTACTCTCGCTGGAGCCTCTGGTGCTGGTGTTGATGTTAACGATCTAGCTGATTGTTTCGGTCAGGTTCAGCGTCACGATCTAAGTGTTGCCTACCTTTTCATGAATCCTCGTAACTATACAGATATCCTTAAGTGGACTGATACTACCGTTGATCGTGAAACTCAGCGCCACTTACTCAAGACTGGTATCATGGGTTACCTTTGGGGAGCCACCATTCTCCAATCCAGAAAGGTTACTTACGGAAATGTCTACATTCTAGCTGACGCCGAGTTCCTTGGTGTTATTCCTGAACGTGTGCCTCTTACCGTTCTCTCTGCTGACCGCCCCGACCTTCGCCAGATTGGATTCTCAATCTTTGAAATCGCCGGATTCTTGGTCTTCAACCCCTCTGGTGTTCAGGTCTTCAACCCCTCCGTTGCCTAACTACCAACTTATCATAACTGAATAAAAAATTGGCCCCTTAAAATGGGGCCAATTTTTTATTTTAGATAACTAGTTTTCTTTCCTGACTTTGAGTAATATACTGTATGGGGGTTCTATGCATCAACAAAGAGAGTATGTAGCTAATACTTCTGTAAATTTTTCCGATTTTCGCTTTTTTGTGAAACCAGGGGATTTGTGTCGCCATCTTGAAGATACAGGAGATTTCATTATTTTTCGTAATGGAGCTTTATTAGCTAAATTGAGAATATCTACTATGGCTTTGAGAAATATGATGACTCCAGAGACAAAATTTTTTACTGAGATTAAATCCATCTCTGTCTCAGATCTTCCTAAATTAACTGAACCAGAGTCAGGCCCCCACATTGTTGTTATTGAAGAAGAGGCGGAAAAAGAGGAAGTTATTGTTATTAATGATTCAATTCCCCCTATTAAAGACGAAATAGTTAGCATCACCAATGACACTCCCCTTCTTGATGAACAGCTTGAAGAAGAAGTGGACGAAGAATCCACAGATGAAGCCGGAACTGTCACTATCGTTAAGAAGAAACGTAAAAAGTAACTTTTCCTTACATTAATGAGGCGAAGTTCATGGCTGATCGTATTTGGGTATCAATTCCACTATCAAAATTATCAAAATTGCATTATAAGATTGCCATTTCTATTAAGGATCTGGTTAGTCAGAGCAATGAATTTAGCAAAAAATACGTGGGAGGTTGCGTCCCTTCTCTTATTAAATCAAACCCTAAAAAATTGTTCATGCAGTACAAAGTCGTATGCTCCAAAGCTGATTCTGATCCCCAAGGGCATGAAGTTCGTATTCAATTTGATTTATCAAAAGTGACTACTACATCCAATTTGAACAATTTAGATGTCAGATGTTCCTGTTCCTGCCCTGCTTATCTCTATTGGGGGGCACAATGGAATAGCCATCAGGTTGATGCATTAGAAGGCCCCCCAAGACCTCTCTTACAAGCCCCTACAGAGCAATTAGACAAACGCAATGGGTATATGGTCTGCAAACATATTCATGTCGTAGCGAAGCGTATAGCCCCTTCTGTGATGAATATTCTAAACAGAATGAAAGAAAAACTTATTCTTGAAAAGATTCATCAAGACCAAAAAGATGAAGCTGAGAGAAAAATGCAGGAAGTTAAGAAAGTGGAGAAAACGATTGCTCCAGCCAAACCCGAACTTAAAAAGAAACCTTCCGTTGAGCATAAGGATTTGGGTATGTCTAATGCCCCTAGTCGCTCTCGTCCAGGAGTGCTGAAATAATGATTTCCAATCTAATGGTTTTAGACAGCAGCCTAAATAATAGCCGAGATTTGACTTGGAATGATGATCCTGACCCTAAAGTCATTGGATACAATGTCTATCGTGCTTTTGATGCTCCTGTAAATTGGAAACTTTTGAATCCGTCTTTTCCTACTCCGGGTCATTTCTATAGAGATGAAACAACTTTAACCCCTATGAAATACACGCTTCAGGATAAAGATTGGATTAGCCTTGGATCTAATGGACAATGGATTTTCAAACTCCCAGAAGCGCCCATTTGGTCCTCCATTTTAAAGGGTAGAAGTATAGTTTCTAATCATCCAGATGATATAACTCTGACTATAAACGGGGAGTATTTAAGGGTTGGAAAAGTTGATGGTCAAGATGGCTTAGTAACCCTAACAAATTTTAATACTTTATACACCGATGCTAAAACTTGGACTGAACCTTCAAATCCTTTTGTTAATAGTCCTAATGTACCTTTGTCAGAACTTGGTATTGAAGCAGTAGTCATTTATAAAAGATTGACAAACTATGTTGATATTTCTATTACTGGAATTAGAACTTATTACAGTGTTGTTCCAGTTTTTGAAGGTGGAAAAATAGCACATAATCCTGGTATCCCAGAATCACTATCAAATTCTCAAGAAGTTGATTCCCTGGATTTTATGTACGCTGAAATGGTTAGACGTAATGCTTGGATATTTGAGCAAGTAGGGGAACCTGCATTGCTTATGATTAGGAAAACTAAAGGTATCCCTTGCGCTTGCACAGTAGCTAACGGAGAACCTAGAACCGGCTGTAATGCTTGTTACGAAACTGGTATTATCGGAGGCTATTATGGACCTTTTGATTTGTTATTTATTGATCCAGATACCGCTGCCGTTAGAACTTTAGATGAGGGTGGCGCAAAAGTGGAACGTTCTGCTAGATCATATTTGGGAAGAAATCCAATAATTTCCTCTGGAGATTTAATTGTGAGAAGGAACGGTGATCGGATGGTCATTCATAATGTTGTTTACAAAAGTCCCAGAGGTGTTTTACTTCAGCAAGATTTTGATTCAGAATTACTACAGAGAAAAGATACTCGCTATAGAATTCCATTAAGTCAAAATACTCCTCAGTTTCCCCCTGTGCTTTATGATCCTCGTTTTGAACCGGCGAATCCTCATGAAGAGCCGGTTACTAATCCTCTCGCTGATCCTACTAAAGTTTGGGAGAATCCTATTGTTCCAAAAGGCCGCACTATTACGTTTGGAAACATCCAGTCTTAAGGTATATTATGAAGCAAGCTTATGTTAGTGAAAAATTTGGTATAGTTACATTATCCATTATTCGTGATAATCGACCTTCTATGCAAATTTCTATCGATATGGGTTTTACGCCAGTTTTTGCGATAAATCTGCCTTTTCCAGAAGATGAAATTCACAATTCAGATATTATATTCAATCAGGGTATTGGAATTCTCCTAGAACAAATTCATTTATTTTTGAATGATAGAGGTTTTCCAGAAGATGATATTACTGCAATAATAAGCACCATTATAGGATCTATGGATGAATATAGAGAAGAAGAGGGTTCTGAGAAAGCTGTAGCAGAAAGAGCTTCGGATATAGATGAAGGGGGCCAAGTTCAATTTCATGAAATTTATTTCCCCTTGGCGTCCTCTTTTACGAAACAGGTTCAAGACCATATTATTAGTAATAAAACGGCTTCCGAGTATATTAATCGCGCTGTTGAATTTGAGAAAAGGCTTAAAGAAAGAGATCAAAATCAAAGAGCTAAAGAAGATGCAGCGGAAATTATCAATCGTTACAAGGGAACTATCAAAAAAACCGTCCCAGGTCCCCTCTATGTCACTCTTTATGATCGTTTTGGGAAACCTTCTGGGGTTGCTAGAGTGACTAATCAAGGAGTAACCAAATGGGCCGATGAAAAGAAATCTGCTATGAAGAAAATATCCTATGTTGTACATATGCCTGGGCATAAAAACTCTAAAGGTGAAGCCGCTCCTTGGGTAATTAAATCTCATGAAACTGGTAAGATTTTGAGTAGTCATAAGAGTCAAGCTGAAGCTAAAAAACATTTACAAGAAATGCATATTTTTAAGAATTCCCTTTTTAATCACGATACTTTTAATTTCTCTAATGATTACAAAACCAATACCGGAAAAATCCCAAGTAGCAACCCTAGTTTATTCCCCGAAGATGACGATAATATTCCTTTTCTTGAATCTCCAAAGACGAAAATCAAGGCCGCTGTAGAATATGACATAGATACTGGTCCTGGGACAAAACGTGATATTTCTTTCAATATTAAAGGAAAGTTAGGCCCTAATTTCAAGATATATGTTAATCCGGTTCCAGATGGGGGTTTAGAAGGTGAAGTATGGGTAGAATTTGAAGGAGAGGAATTAAATAGAGGGTATCCACCATTTAAACCTTCTGCCAAGTTTAAAGAAACACCACTAAAAACTGCTCAAAATTTTGCTTTTGAACTAAAAAATATTATTGATCAAGAATATGATGAATTAATCTATGATGCTAAAGCTAAAAATGATAAAAATCGTATGGGAAGCTTAAAAGCAGAAGCAAATTTAAAATATCAGGAGGTTTTAGCTGATATCATGAAAAAATTTGTGCCTCAACCTCCCCCTCGAAAGTGGTCTAAACTATTAAATGTAAAACAATCCCTACTTTCCCCTTCTTTTATAAAGGATCAGCTATGAAATTAAGTGCGCTCACTATATTTGATGCCATGCAGAAGCAAAAATTCATGCTTCTAGCTGCCATGACCCCTCAGAAAAAAGAATTTTTAATGGGGAGATACCATGCCACTGAAGAACAGCTTGCTGAAGTTGATGCCGCTGATCCTACTCCCAATGGTGCCTATGCCGAATGGATTGTTCAGAGATGGCTTAGGGATGCGCAATTCCATCTACCTGAAGATGCCTTAGGCCCCAATGGTTTGAAGGCGGCTCTTAGCAAATTTAATAGAGATAGGAACAAAGCAGCCTGGAGAGGGTTGGTGACACCTGATTTTCCTACTGGACTTTCCAATAACATTCAAGAATATTCCTACCAGACCCTTCTTTCTTCAGTTTTGGCCTTTAAAGATCCCAATGAAGTCTCTATTCCGGAAGTTTCCGCTCCTATCATTTACGAAGGTCAGGGAGCAATCCTCTGGAAAGTGCCAAAAGATGATTGGCAGAGCTTGTGGGAATTAGGCAAGGCAGGAAAAGCTAGTTGGTGTACGGCTCGTCCTGGTGATCCTAGTTTTGCAAAGCATTATATCACTACCGGTCCAATTTATGTTTGTTTCGTAGATGGGAAGCCTTATTTTCAATATATGCCTGGAGGAAGAACCGCTAACGGTGGTCATGAAAACCCTCAATTCATGGATCGCTTTAATACTGCCTTCATGAAAACCACTATGATTGACCAAAGAGCTTATGATATTCTTAAGGCGGTACCTAGTGAGCCTGATTTAGTTAAAGTTACTGAGCAATTCAGTCCCCCTAATATGGATGGAGCTGAAACTTTAAAATATTTGAGTGAGGTTCTTTCTCTTGACAAAGATTACTGGAAACGTAGTCCGGAATTTAGAGAAAAAGAACTATTATTCGTTAAGAGTAAATATATTCATGCCGACCCTGATGAACTCACTGCCCTTATCCTAAAATACCCAAGAACCGGAGAGTTGATCAAAGATTTTGCCGATGAGAACCCACATGTAAAGAAGCTTAATGAAAAATTGTCCACCTACCCGACCATGGCCGATTTCAAAAAAGATTTTTTTGATAAGGGGGCTACCAATATAGTCGGAGTTACTGGAAGGGGTGTATTTGATGATGATCAAAGGGCCATGATGGTTAATCTCCCTCCTTTATTTGATAAAATTTTTGCTTTATACCGTAAAGAGACAAACTTTGATGCTACGTTTGCTGAAATGAAGTCCCTGGCTGCTGCTAAAGATCCCAAAGCCTTAGAGATCGCCAGAACTTTAGTGGGGGGTATCCGAGATTCTTTTTATGGGCAAAGTTGGAGATCAGACGCTTCTGGTAAAGGTCTTAATTATGCTGGGGCAGATAAAGCAGCGGGACGTTTTATTGACATTATCAAATCAGTGGTTCGTCCCATCATCAAAGGCATCTACACTAATTTAGAAACGGAACTATCTACTTACACCCCCACCAATTATATGACTCTCAGAGAGAAACTTAACGATATCAAGGGAAGTATTCAACATGCCTTTCCTTCTGACGAAAACGTTAATATCATCATTAGAGAAAAAGAAACAGAAATTAAGAAAAAGGTCATGGCAAATTTCTATGCCGAGATCCCTTCGGATCTGATTATTTCTGATTTAATGAAAAAGATGAAAGAAATGGAAGTTGTTGCCATAAATCTAGCAGGAGATTTGGCCCAAGAAACAGTTGAAACAGGTTGTAATCAGATTCTTGGCCCAAAACTTAAGCAAGCTATTGATAAATTAGTCTCAGAAAACGTGGATGATCCTGCCAAGCTCACATCTGAGCTAATGGCTCTTAAAACATCCTTTCGTACTCCTGAAGATCCCTATATTAGAGGAAATTATACCACTAATGCTGTCACTACTGCTTTCGCTAAGGAAGCAGAACCAATAATCCAAAAAAGATATATCGATTTAGGCACAAAGGGTTTATCAACTGAGCAACTTCTTTCTCAGGGCACTCAAATTCAAGATGAAGCTACTGTGTTGGGGGTTAAGGGGATAAATGCCCACTCAGAATTTATCAATTCTTTTGTAATTCCTCAAATTACAAGAGAATTTAATATGATTCAAGAACAACAAGAAACTCTAAGTAACACAGATTATCTAGCCCTGCTTATCAATGCTCAATATAAGCTTATTCAAATAAGCACCAATGGCAGAGTTCAAGAAACGGCCAGAACAGAATTTAAACGTCTTGCCGAAGAACCAATTAAGGAACATCTTGCTTCTCTTACTAAATTGAAACATGTTAAAGACCAAATTGAAGCTTGGGATATGGAAGAAGTTGGTTGGATAAACGCTTTAGCCGAAGAGAGAATGACAGAGATTAGAGAAGGAAGGGCCGCTAGACAAGTAGATAGACCCGGAGGTGCTGCAACCAGAACTCGTTTCGCTCCTAAGGCTGAATTTGAAAAGTGGGGACAGGAAGTCCGTGCTTGGGAACAAACTAAACGTCAACAACCTCAACAGCTTAATCCAGATGGCACTACTGGTCCAGCCCCACTTCCTCCCAAACCAAAAGTTAGTGAGAAGACTGAAGCTTTTATTATGACTTCACCCTCTATCGAACAGAGCGAAGTATCAGAATATTATGAATTTATTGATGAAGTTTCTCCCGCATATCAAGCCTGGATTATTGACAGAAATCCTTCAGCCGCTTTTGTTTATTTGAAAAATAAGGCAAAGACTTGGCCTCAATTGGGAGAAAAACTTATATTTATCAGTGGTATAGGAAACACTACATTAGAGGCTTATAGAAAATTCATCTATAAAGACACCGTTTGGCCTGAATACGAGGCCAGCGTGCTAGCCCTCTCTCTCGCCAACCGTAATGATGGTGGCAATTTGGAGAAGATGGTTAATTATAGCATTGAAATGAAAAAAGGGCACTGGCAACCTTTGGATGATAAACTTAAAACCCTTATCACCGGCCCTAATTGGACCAGCATTTTCACAAGTCATTATTTTGGAAATTACTGGAAAGACCCCATCTTCAGATATATTGGAGCTACTGGTCGCTTGGCCGATAAGGATGTGGAAAAAATCCTTTGTGGAAACGCTGATTTCGCTATTGAATATCTTCGTAAGCTTATTCCAGCCGACAAGATTTCAGAACTTCTAGATAAATTTAATGAGAAAAAAGAAGCCGGTAAGAGAAATATAATTTCAGTATTATTAAGAGAACTGGAGAAATCGCATGAATTGTAAAGATTACTATACCCAAGGCTTGACTGGTCGAATTAGAATTTTCGAGGAAGAAAATCCTTCCAATATTCTTTTAGATGAAAAAAATCTTATTCTAAACGGAACATCTTGGCTATTCTCTCAACTTATGATGAATGCAAGCTCTGTCACCAATTCTGTATGGGGTCTAGCCATGGGTGCTGGGGATCCTAATTGGGATGAAAGTGGTCTAGTTCTCCCTATTGCCACTGATTACTCCCTTTTAGCCCAATTTCCTGTCCCCGGTCCAGGAAGAATTGCCTTCTCCGCTAAAAATTTTATAGATGCTAACGGAGTAGCAACCGCTTGGTCCACTACTATTGATTTTCAAACTAATGTATCTACGACTATTTTCCCAGCCCTTCAAGGAACCGCCATTCGTGAATTAGGTTTGATTGGTGGGGTTGCCCCAACTTCGGGGGATTTTTCCTCTGCACCGTTTTTTAATCCAGCCAGCCCTTCTCCAGCTTCTGTAGTCTTAATTAATTCCAAAAGATTTCAATCTCTGGTTCTTCCTGATGGGGTTAGTTTCACAATTTCTTGGCAATTAGCCTTCTAACGGAGCCTTATATGTTTAAATTTACTGCTGATTATCTTATCAAAAAAGCTTGGTCCAAAGCTATAAAGACTGAAATTCAACGTCTTTATCAAGATAAACCAGCTTATCCCAATTTTCCTGAGGACGAAGCTAAACTAGACTCTGTTATGACCACTCTAGAGAGTTGGCTTCCTGCTGGTCTAGGAACTAAGGTTAAGCCTTACTTAATTTACCTTTGTAAAAAGCTGTTTCAAGCTCAACCAGAATTTCAAATTTCAGAAAATGGTCAAGATGAAGACGGTATTCAGGAACTTCTTGCAAAACACCGTGAAAAATTTCCTACTGGTCCTGATTCTGATTGCGGTCAGTTTAGAAAAACTATCGCTGAGTTAAAGAGTGAGATTGATGAAGAGGCCGAAGTTGAAAGACCTGGATTTACTCCAGAAGACATGGCAATAGTTAATGCTGGTGCTACAGTCATCGCTCATGTGGGTGATTGGGAACTTTATAAATGTGATGAGCAAACAAAAGGCGCCGCCGCCATTAAAGCTATGGGAAGACTTTGTAATAATAGCAAGACAGGAGTTACATGGTGTACTGGTGAAGATAGAGGACCAGCGACCACCTATATTAATAACGGACCCTTTTATGTAGCTCTTAAAGGAGGAAGGACTCGCTATGCTTTAGCCCATCAGAAAGGTCCAAATCAAATTGATATTATTCCTCCTGAGAATGTGGTAGTCTGGACAACTGGAGATGAACAAGCCGCAGGAAGATTTACCAATCTTGAAGCTGTATCTGTTGAAAGAGGTGTAGATTTTGATTTTTCCACAATTAGCTCAATTCCTGCTGAACTAGTTCCCCTCTTAACCCAAGCTGAGACAGTCGATCCCCATTTGGCTGAGATGGTCCCGATTCCTCCTCCTTTTGATAAGGATCAGCTAAAGGCGTTGGTCCGTGTCACTCCCCAAGAAAAATTAGTTGAAGATTGGAATAGGAATAGCAGTAATGATAAAGGGAGAGTTCAGACCATTATGGCAGTCTCCATTGATCTTCGCCAAGAGCTAAAAGATGTGTATGATAAGTTTAACACTGAAACTCTGAATAGCTATATCATTTCCCTGGCTGCTGCGGGTTACACCTCTCTTCCAAAATCCCTTGAAGATTTTATTGTAGATAATTTTTAAGTATTGAAATTGGTTTACTTACTTTGGAACCATAAGAATTTCTTATACTAACCGCTACAAAATTTCAAAATCCTAGTATAATAAGTGTAAGGAGGTTTCCTTATGCTGAAGCCAAAACCAAAGTGGCTGCAAAGGGTAACCCCATCTGGCACATGGGTTACACTTGCCCCACATATATACTATCCAACTTATATTACTAAACCTGAGTTGTATCCGGACATTATTGCTCATGAAGAAGTTCATGTTCGCCAACAGACCGCCATGGGACTTAAGAAATGGCTCTCTCGTTATCTTGTTGATAAAGAGTTTAGAATGCACCAGGAATGCGAAGCCGCCGCCGCTCAAGTAATTGAAGGGACGGATGACGAGGAATATATCATTAAGATGTTCCAGTCAATGCTTAACACATCAACTTATTTCTTCTGTGATGCCAGTCCTGAATCCGTAAAGGAGACAATTAAGCATTATGTCGGCCTATATCATACAGTAGCAGAAAATCCTGTTATTAAAAAACAGAAGAAATTGGATGCTTTGTGGGCTGCTACTTCTTGGTATACTCCAACTTGGACCAAAAATACTTATCCACTAGCAACTTGGGAGAGCAAGTATAAAACTACTCCTTCCTCTAGATCTCTCTATGAAGATGTTTATGAGGATCTGTACCCGGTCTTACAGAAAGATGGTACCACCGGCTACTACTCCCACTCTGAATTGAGTAATAATCAAAATAGGAGGACAGATGAAGATGGTCAAGACGCCAATGGAAAAACCGATAAGTATTCTTGGTATCAGGATCCCATCCTTATGGAAAATTACCTGGACAGATACTGAGAGTAATTCAGATATAAATTTTATATACGGGTTAAAATAGCAAAGAACTTAGTAAAGAATCATTATCAGATGGTAAAATACCATTTTAAAGGAGAAATAAATGGATCACGGTGTCCCTCTTAAGCACGAAATCAAGCAGTATCTTCACGGAAAGAACGGAGAACGAACAGCCCTATTCGTGGCCTTCGCTGATGAACAGGGTCAAGTTCGTTGTGGCTATTCCAAGAGAGCCAAGGCTGACAAGAAGTGGGATGATGTCCTCTCCCATCAGATTGCCTATGGACGAGCTTATAAGCGCAATTTTACCCCGCTTGACAAGATTCCCCCTAGTATTAAGAACGATTATATTAAGTTCTTAAATCGCGTGGTCGGATATTTCAAGCTGGCCGAGGACACAAACGTTAAATAAACAAACTATAGGAATATTCATTAAGGCACGTTATGAACATTCCACTGACAGGGGTTAGACATATTGACATGGATCACTCTGCCATCATTAATATGTTGGATGAGTTGAATAACCACCTTGATGGTGCATTTAATTTGAATGAAACAGAATATACTGACATCCTGCTTCACATTTTGGACTATTGCTCTCGACATTGCAGAGAAGAAGAGTCTACTATGCACAAGATTAACTATCCAGGAATATCTTTTCACCATGATAAACACACGGAGATGATCTTTGCTATAAAAGATTGTCTCCGTGCTACAATGGAGAGAAAGATTACCAGGAAAGAAAACGTTCAAAAATGCAGAGAAATTATTTACGATCATATTACCAGATGTGACTCGTCTTTTGCCACTTTTTGTAAGGAACATGACATTTATTTATAAGGGTTTACCAATGACTTGGATTTCAGATCTAAAAATTAAATATCCTATGTTTAAAGACATTTATCCTTACAACTTTGGTGTTGGAGATGGTTGGCGAGATCTTATAGAACAATTATGCTTTGATCTTAGTAAATTAAATATCAAAGTTGTGCAAGTAAAAGAAAAATTTGGTGGTTTGCGTTTCTATGTAGACGCTAAGAGTCAGAAGACCTCCGAAAAAGCCTACAAACTCATTTCTGCCGCAGAAGATAAATCCTTTATCATTTGTGAAACTTGTGGCGCAGCGGGTTCTCTGAGAAATCGAAGGGGTTGGCTCTCGACTCTTTGCGATGACTGCTTTAAGAAAGGCCCCAAATATGACCACGATAGCGAATCTAACAATAACTGATTTAACTATGCTTGCGGTAGTTGAAACATTTGAGAATGGTAGACCCAATCTCTTTGGTCAGACTTACTTTAATCCAAATACTCATGAACTTTCTGGGGGATTACTCATGGCCTCCTTTCTTTCTGGGACTATGGGTAAGTTATTGACCGCTTATCAGCTTGCAGGAGGTTCTCATATTGATTCCCCTTTTATCGATTCAGCTACTTCAAAAATACCTGATCCGACCAAAATTGATGTGGTGACATTCCGAAATCAATTCAAGGAAGCCGCCGCTGATCCTATTATGATGACTACCCAGAAAAATTTTTTCGCTTCTCAATTTCTTGATACAGCCAAAGGAAGAGCCGCTCAGATGGGTATTACAGAACCTCTAGGAGTTCTCACAATCTTAGACTCAACGGTTCAAGGTGGATTGCATTCGGTGATTTCGTTTATGAAGGCCCAAGATCTTAATCAGTGGGAATGGGTCCGTCAATATGTAGCGGCTCGTAAGATTTGGCTTTCTTCCAGGACTACTACGGTTGGAACAGTATATAGAATGAATGTCATTCAAAGTTTCATTGACGCGAACAACTGGAAATTGGGTTTACCCTTGAATGTTTTCTCTCAGAGATATATAATTACTGAACAGGACGTTTTATGATTTCTTTTTATCAGAAGATGTTAGAGAACCCTTGGCAGACGATTGAGATTGCTTCTATCATTATTCTTCTTGTCAATGTTCATTTTCTTCAAAAAAGGCTTCTGTTTATTGAGAGTTTGACCCATCAGCATCGTTCGGACCAACTCCTGATAGAAGAAAATCAAAAATAAACTGCCACAAATTTTCAGACTTTGAGTATAATACATACAGAGGGCAGCATCAGGGTGCAGCACTCATTCCTTGACAACATTATATGATAAGTGTAATAAATTTTGCTTGGTGCGCTAATTCGCACCTAAATCGCTGATGTTTTGCGTCTAGCTAAAGAGAGTCGCGTTCTCTAGCATTCACTAATTAGTCCACCCAACCGTAACTCCAGACTGCTCGACCTTCCCGGTTGAAGTAGGTGCATAAGTGGAGCTAGTGGATATCAGCACATGACGGTGAATTTTTAACTCTTACTGATTCCTGTAAGCAACAGGGTATGGTTCATTCGGTAGACCGGATGCCAAAAGTTATGCAGACATAGGGCCTGTCCAGTAAGATTCCTCCCTCCCTTTGCCACACGGTGATGGCAGTGGCCTTTTAAGTCACCTTCCGTAAGGAATAGCGGGTTCAACTCCCGTGGGGAGGACCATTCAATGCGCCTATAGTTTAATGGTAGAACAGTTGGCCTATACCCAACCACCGAAAGGTAGCCGCTAGATGTGCGGAGTGTCTTGGTTCAAATCCAGGTGGGCGTACCAAAATAAGGAATCGAACTTCTAGACTTTCTGATTCATAATTAATGAGGTTCGTATGCAATGTAAAAAATGTGGGGCAGAGTTCACTCCAGGAAAAGGGCTAAAGAGCTTCTGTAGCTTAAAATGTAGAAATTCTCAAAATTTTAGTGAAGAGAGTAAAAAACTCAAATCATTAAAAAATAAAGAGTTTCATGCTTCTTTAACTGAAGAGGAACTTGTAAGACTAAAAGATAAACTAGATAAAATGAGAGAAAAGAGAACCACCAGATTTGATTACCTGTTTTCCAAAAAGTTTGAAGACTTGGCTTGGGATTCTAAAAGAGCCAGAGTTATTGTTGAACAAGAGTTGAAATGTAATAGATGTAAGATTGATTCTTGGTTTGGCCTTCCAATTACTCTAGAAGTAGATCATAAAAATGGGAACAACAATGATGATTCAAGAGAAAATCTTGAGGGTCTGTGCCCAAACTGCCATAGTCAAACTCCAACTTGGAGAGGTAGGCATGAAAATAATAAACAAAAGAATCTTAAAATGATTAGAGTTCAGAAAGTTCTTGAAGAGATCGTTGCTAGAGATAGTGACCCAGCAGCATTTTCCAGTACACAGCAGCACAAAAGCAAAAAGTGAAGGAGAAACAACAGACCTCCCTTTTGTCGGGAATAACGCCATGTTGTAAAGGTCAATGGCTTGCTTTTGTGAAACTGGACGAGAACTAGCGCGATAGCAAATGAGCAGGTTTGCGACCTAGCCGCTAGCTAGTCAGGAGCCTTCGCAAAGCCACCTGGAGCAACTCGTAAAACTCCAAAAAGTATCTTGGTGCTACACTGAGGGAGGCACGTTGTAAGCTCCCGGTCACAGGAACTACGCTGCAAAATCCAAGACTCACCCTGGACAGGCATGAAGACCAGGGATGTAAATCAGGGTGCCATAACTCGTAAGGGCTGGCGATGAGAAAGGAAGTTGATAGATCGGCAACCACCCAAAAAAATCTAAGGTCGGATGTTTCAGTTGAGAGGCTGAAATGAGCAAAATGACAGTGGGGGAGAGGTCAACAAGACTCAAACGAGAACTCACCATCCGACTAACACGTTTCTTACTGGTCCCATTCACGGTAAGCTGGAGAAAACGGCTACTTGTTCCTGAAACGATAGGGAACTAACAATCCAGAACCAAGCTGATTGATGCAAAGAAGTTGAATGGGTAATCGTAACGGATACTTGGGACGGAGAAAATGGGGGACCGTGATTACATGAAGCCCATAACAGAGAAACCCAAGACAAATCTTTCCGCTACGTTTATTTTTCTAAAAATTGGGTATTAACACACATAGGAGCAATACATGAGTCGTTTCACCTGAATAACCTCCAACGCTTAACGTTTGGAGGTGCCTTATGGCCCAATCAGCAAAGCACAGCAAGTCTGTGCAAAAGATGTCCGATGAGCAGTTGCAGTCGGTCATCAGTAGTGGCTCTCTTCTTCACGCTGCGGCTCGTTTTGAGTTGCAGAGAAGGGGGGCTAGCAGGAAGTAACACAAGTGGGGTGTAGGCTAATGGTAAACCAGAACCCTTTGAAGGTTCCCTTACAGGTTCAAGTCCTGTCGCCCTAACCATCAATGTCGCTGAGTTGTTGAATCCTGAAGGATTTGTATCTGCATCGCCTCAGTGGGATGAATGCTGTGAAAACATGATAAAAGGCATTGTGCATTCTCCCAATCGGTATATCCGATTCTCAGCAGCTCCATTTCTACCAAGATACCACCCCAAGTCTTACTAGACTGTTATAATGAAGGGGTTGGAACACGTTAATGGTGAACAGTTTCCAGCTTCCTGCTAAAAAGCTGGCTTATGGCCCCATGGTGAAATTGGTAGACACGTTGGCTTCAAATTCCAATGCGAAATAACAGTAGCGTCCCGGTTCGATTCCGGGTGGGGCTACCAACAATCATCTTTTCAAGTATTTTCTGATAGCATTATCAGACACCCCAAGCTCTTTGGCTAATGCTGTGAAGTTAGAAATTTTTAGTTTATTCAATATCTCTTCTTTTGAGGGCCATTGAATTTTTGGGGAAGTTGCTCTTGAACACAAAACGCAATTATTAGCTCTTGGGCTAATAATTTTTCCACAGACACACACTTTATGCACCTTTTGCTCTTTTGTCATTTTTATCATTTTTGGTGTCTTACGTTTATTTCTTCCAGCATGATTCACAGTTTGAGCATGACAGTTAGGGCAAATAATTCTGAGATTAGAAATAAGATTATTCTGAGGGTTGCCATCTATATGATCTAATTCAAGGGGGGCCTCTTCTCCGTTCCATTCTGTAAGGTTACAAACAGAACACTCTCTTCTAAATATACCTTCCTGGAACAATCTATTTTTTAGTTTAAACGATTGAATGGTGAATTTATTAGATAAATAGTCTTGAATATCTCTTTTTGGTTCAAATTTTCTTCCCTTGCTCCAAAGTTGACCAGTGAAATGAGAGGTATCCACATTCCACTCTTCCACGGCTCTTTTGAATCCTAAGTAAGCTCCCCCGCTTCCTGCTAAATTTAAAGTTAGCAGCACTTGACGGATACTTAATGAGTTTGCTACAACTTCTTTAAATTGTTCTTCTGTATAGCTTCTTATTTTCATGGTAAACCCTCCATATTACATTGGAAAGTTTGTTTACCTTTTCTTTTACAACGCCCGAATAGCAGAATTGGCATATGCAATGGACTTATCGACTCCTCTAATGTAGGTGGATGGAGGTAGTCACACCCAAAATCCATGGTTTGCGGGTTCGACTCCCGCTTCGGGCACCAATTTCAAGGGTGAGTAGCTCAGAGAAAGAGCATCTAGTGGTGATTGAGTTCATCTTAGAAGGTCGGTGGTTCAAGTCCACCCTCATCCACCAATTTTTGATATTTTCGACTTCTGATCTACTAGTAGAGGTCACTTTAAAATGACTCAGATAAGAAGGTCAGTCGAAGAAAAAATGATAGCAAAAGCTCACTTAGAGTTTGAAAAAAGAATCACGTTTGCTGCTAAAGAAGCTATTCGTGTGCGTAGAGCTATGAAATTATGGGGAATCTTAACTACGATAGGTTCTCTTTGCAGCATTCTTCTTTTATTCTTGTATATTTTTAGTAAAAAATAAACAAATTTGCGGGTCTTAACTCAGAAATGAACAGAGACAGTCGTAACGTGTGGGCCAAGAGGGAAGCACCCTCTCCATCCCGGCAAAATTAGAAAGTCTAGCTAGCTTATCTAAACCCGCAAACTTTTCAGTATTAACGCTTATAGGAGAAGGAATGCCAACCAAGGATTTCATTCAAGCAGTGAATACTGAATATGCTAAGAGACAATCTTTCTCTCGTAAAAAATTGGAGAAACCATACAGTTACAGATTCTGGTACCCAATTTTCCCATCTAGCTGGCGTTTGTTTTGCTCTCGCTGGTGGTTACATTGGTTCACTCTTCATAATTATACACAGTTCTTCTCTATCAAATGGCAGAGAATGACCAGAGGCTACGCCGATGTGGATCTCTGGAACATGAACGACACATTGGCCTATCTTCTTCATGAGATGGCTGCTGATTTTACGGAAACCCATCACGGTTGTCCTTTCGGAACTACTTCTGAAGAATACCAGGAGCAACTGATTGTTATGGTTAGTGGTTTTGAAGCCATGTATGAGATGCTTTCAGAAGAAGGGATGCCTGACTACAACACTCCTGAATACAAAGTATGGATAGCTGACAAAGAGACTCGTTGGGAAGTTGGGATGAAGATCTTCAAAGAAGAATTTTCAGGACTGTGGGACTGAAAAATTTCTGAAAATAAGTTGCCACAAAACTCTTAGAACACGGTATAATAAAGTATGACAACGAGGCCGATGCCTCTAACTTAAAGGAGCCAACAATGGCGAAGCGTTTTCTTATCAACGGTGTGGAAGTCCTGGCTGAAGATCTTGGCAGTGGGAAGTGGTGTGCGGTCCCGGTGGATCTCCCTGGCACTATTCTCAAGGTGCTGAGTGGGAAGATCAACATCAATGATTTCCTCAACCCCAGCAATCTCAACATCCAGCCTCTTGGGGACAAGGAAGAGGCCCAGGATGAGTGTGAGGGTTGCGCGTGTGAACAGGAGGCCCCGGCTCGTAGCAAGTCTAGCAAGACCGTGCGCGAGTATCGCAAGGCCGAAGGTATGAACAAGACCGAGATGGCTGATTATCTGGGTGTCAGTCGCCGCACTCTTGGCCGCTGGGAAGATGCTGGCAAGCTGGCCTCTGAGGTCGGTCTGTAAGTAGAACTTCAGTGCTAGGGGCAAGAGGGACGCAAGAGTAGCGCTTGGCTGCGTCCTTCTGGAACGGCAAGTGCAAATCCGTCAACTGAACTTCAAGACCCCAGGAAACTGGGGTCTTTTTGTAGTATTAAGCATAGAGGCTAATATGGAGGAGAGTATGGAGATTATTAAAAAAGGAAAATTGCCAGATGACATCGCCTATAAGGGTGAATGCCACTACTGCGGCACCATAGTTCGCTTCAAACGTTCTGAGGGTCATGTGGTATATGACCAAAGAGATGGTAACTCTGTCTCTGTCTGCTGCCCCCTCTGCCACAACAATATTTACGTAAGCCTTTAAAGGAGAGAAAATGTTAAGTCTTGAATCAGTCATGAAACGAACCGAAATTGAGTATGAAAAGGTCACTGGGGTAAAAGGAGTTCATTCTGAGCAAATAAAGGCCCTTGCTGCCGCTCTGGTAGGTGAAATCAACATAGAGCTTCAAGGTATTCACGATAGTCTTACCGGGGCTTACAAGCTAGCCAGGAAGCTAGATGGTGAGATAGCTGGTTCTGTTAGAATCATAGGGGGAAGACATTAATGTTAGATGGAACTGAATACTTTGAATGTGCTTGCGGGGGTGATGAACACACTCTCCGTTTCATTATTGATAAAGAAGATAAAAGACTATACACTTCTGTATTCCTTAATGATTACCAATCTATTTGGAAGCGTGTTTGGATCGCCATTAAATATATTTTTGGCTATAAGTGCCAGTATGGTCATTGGGATTACTGGATCATGCGTTACGAAGATATTCCTAGAATGAGAGAGATGCTAGACAAAATGGATGGGGCAGACCCAACTAAGGAGAAATCGTGATAGGTTCAATCTTAGCTTTAATCTGGCTCCATTTCATTGCTGATTTTGTGCTTCAGACTGATAAGATGGCTATCAATAAGAGTTCCAACAATCTGTGGCTCGGTTTTCATGTTCTGGTTTACACAACGGTCCTTCTTCTTTTTGGTTGGCAGTTTGCCCTGTTGAATGGAGTTGCTCACTTCTTAACAGATTGGATAACTTCTAGGGTAACTTCCTATCTTTGGAAAAAAGAAAAGCGTCATTGGTTTTTTACAGTTATAGGCTTGGATCAGGCCATTCACATGACCACTCTTATCCTTATATTTAACTACTTTTTTAAGAATTTCATCCATATGCCTCTAGTCAGTTGGATAATGAAGTAAGTATACAACTTTTCTCTCCTTTTATTGGAGGGAAAAATGTTGAGTCATATAATTAATGTAGTTTATAGTGTTTTTAGGGAAAAATTAGTAAAAAAGGTAACAAGAAGTCCTGAATGGCCGAAAGTCGAGAAAGAACATCTTGAGTCTCAACCATTTTGTGCAGCGTGTGGGGGAAAGGACCGACTTCAAGTTCATCATCAGCAGCCTTTCCACTCTGATCCAGCTTTGGAACTTGATCCTCATAATCTTATAACTCTTTGTATGTCTACATTAGAGTGCCACCTCCGAATCGGCCACGGTGGCTCATTTAAGCAATATAACCCAAACGTTGTAGCTGATTGTATAACTCTCACCCTTCACCCCGATCAGAGATCTGTTATTGAAAAGAAAGCTTTTGACTCAAGAAAACCGAATGAACCTGGAGATTAAGGCTTAAAATTTGCGTATCGTTTTTTCTTCTCGGTAATTGAGTATTAACACAAGAGGGACGAGTTCCCCCCATTTTAAAGGAGCATTACATGGCAAGACATACTGGTAACCGCTGGACTAATTACAGCACTGCTACACTCGTTGATATGGCTGCGGCTGGCTACACTCGCTCTGAGATCGCCACCCGCCTTCAGCGCACTCCCATCGCTATCAAGCGTAAGATGCATTCCTTGAAGTATCATTTTGTTCGTAATTTGAATTTCGGTCAGTTTGCAAATATTGTCCTTAATTCTAATGAGTAAATTTTTTGCCTTGGGCGGCGTGGACAGATCAGCCTTCAAGCACAGTAAGGCCAGCCTTGTGCTGGTTACGGACTAACGCTGGTGTAAACGAAACCCGCTCCAAGGTAAAAGACTACTATGGTCCCATAACTCAGGCCGGATAGAGTACCGCCCTTTTAAGGCGAAAGTCACAGGTTCAAATCCTGTTGGGATCACCATTTTTCTTATGGGGAAGTCATGAAGCTGAATTTGGGTTGCGGATTTAACCATTTAGAAGGATTTGTCAATGTAGATCAGCACCCTTCAACCGGTGCTGATTTCATTTGGAATCTTGAAACTCTCCCTTGGCCGTGGGAGGATAGCTCTGTAGAAGAAATTCAATTAACTCATGTTCTTGAGCATATTGGACAGCAAACAAATAAATACTTGGCTATCATTAAAGAAATCTATAGAGTTTGTGCCCCGGATGCTAGGGTTACTATTGAAGTCCCTCATCCTTTGCACCCCGATTACTTAGGTGATCCTACTCATTGTAGACCAGTGACTTATGAAAGTCTTCGTCTGTTTGATTTAGATTTTGCTGATATGCTTATTGCTCATCATAGCCCTGGAACCCCCTTAGCTAGGTTTATGAAAGTTGATCTTCAAGTAGTAGACCATTTACAATTTTTTGATTCAGACAGAGGGATTCTTCAAGTAAGCAGAATGATTTTGAGAGTTAAGAAGCCATTTAGGGAATTACCAGAAGAAATTTCTATCTGTGAAATGAGTATGGGCCTAGGGGATATTTGCATGGCTTTGTGTGTAGCTAAAGCTCTGGCTCATAAAAATTACAAGATACATTTTGTTACGATACCTAAATGGCACGATCTTATCAAGGCTTGCCCACACGTTAGTTCCGTTAGTTCTAAACAGACTGCTAAGGATATTTATCTTTCCCCTGCTTGGTTCCAACTTCAAGCTGCCCATCAGGTAGACACTTTATTAAAAGCTTGCGGAGTGACTGATGTTTCTAACCATTTTAAATCTTTAGATTTAAATATTTCCCCTTCTGTTCTTGAAAATATTCAAACAAGATTTCCTGGAAATAAAAGAATAGCCATTAATCCTGCTTGTAATACAGAGAATCGTAGGTGGCCTATTGAATATTGGAAAGAATTAGTTCGTTTACTTCAAACTTCAGGAATAGAAGTATGTTCTTTAGGGATGACATCTTGGTATGGAGTTAATAATTCTCATCAATTTGAAGGAGTCACTAATGTTTTTGATCTCTCTACTTTTGAAGCTATAGCTTTTTTACGACAATGTAAAGTATTAGTTTCGGGAGATTCAGGTCCAATTCAACTGGCCGGGGCTACTGATTGCGGTATTGTAGGATTATACTCAGTTGTCTCGTCCCAATGGAGGCTACCTTTCCGTCATGGAGAATTAGGATGGAACGCTATTGGATTAAATTCTACCTGTCCTCATGCTCCCTGCTTCCCTAAATTAGTGAAGGATACAAATTTTTTATGGTCCAATGAAGCTCAAGCTTCTCTCAATTCTGGGGTATCTATGGGTGATCTTGTTAGAAATTGGTGCCCCAACGGTGCTATCACTTGTATGCAAGAAATTCCGGTATCTATGGTATATGATTCGGTTATGAAATTATGGAATACTTAATTTCCACCTCTTTATAAGAGAGGTGAACTATGACCGATCAAACTAAATTTACTTGGGTCTGTCAGAAGATTTTGGCTGATGACCCTGGATCTGTGGTTGTGGAGTGGGACACTTTTAACGTGGGTCTTCTAGAGGATGGCTCTTTTAGAACGGTTTATTCCTGTTGGTCCCAGGAAGATGCAGATTTTCTTTTAGCTTCCCTCCGCTGGTACTCCGATTTTCAAGAACAGGGAATTATGTCTTCCTTGCCTAAAACTATTAGACCAAAAAGAGTAATATCTAAAAGAGTGAGGAAAACTTAAAGGAGTTTTTATGCCAATGGAACACTATTATATTCAAGTAGACTCGGAAACTAAAGAAGGGAGACTTGAATTACGTTTTGGCACTAAAGTTGAATGTCAGCCAATTAGAAATTTCAAATTAATTGAAAGTCGGGAGATTACTTACCACACTACTGAAGGTGATGTGATCTGTACGGATTCCGGCCCCAAGAATATTAGTCTCTCAATGATGGGAGTAGACCTAGAGGAGTAACTATGAAAGTAGCTATTATTGGTTCAAGGAATTTCATTGATAAAATGCTACTAGAACAAGCTATTCAAGAATCAGGTTTTAATATTACTGAAGAATGTTGTGGCGAAGCTCCAGGTGCAGATACTTTGGGTAGAGTATGGGCTGAAGAAAAAGGAATCCCAGTAGTCTCTTTCCCTGCTGATTGGGATAATCTAGATGTTCCAGGTGCAATAATTAGAGTTAACGCATGGGGTAAAAAATATAATGTTAGAGCGGGAAAAGATCGAAATACTAAGATGATCACGTACGCCGATGCTATCATAGCCTTCTGGGATGGATCTTCTCCTGGGACACGCCATAGTATTAGAGAGGCTGAACGTTTGAAGAAACCTATTTTTATAAAACAATTTCATACGGATTAATTTTCGATAAGAAATGGATTGAAACTAGTTTTTTATTATAATAGAGAAGAGGAAATTATATGATTCATCAACATGAAAAACGCACTATCGAAATTCTAAGGATGATTCAAAGAGGAAATGGTCTGATTCGTGAGGCGGCTCTTCCCCATAAAGATGATTTAATTATGTTTCGTTTGACCAGTAAGGGGTTTATAAAAGCTATTGGATCTAACGTTGATACCGGAGAATCCCTTTTTAGCATTACTAAAGAGGGTGAAAAAGAAGCCGGAAGAAACGAAAATTGAGTATTAACTAGGTAGAAGGAAGTCTATGGACCCGCTTGAAGAAGAGGTATGCCCTCTGATTACTCCCTATACTGAAAAATTAAATGTCCCCCATAAGACATTAGAACTTCTGTATAGTATCAGAACCCATGATCCTGAAACTGGTCCTATCCCCATTACTTACCCTCCAACTGTTCGCACCATTATGAAGAATGGTAAAGAACTCAAAATTCGTAACTATCAAACTCAGTCCATTGCTCATTTCATCAAAATGCCTCGACATATTGATGGTCACGGAGTCGGGCTAGGGAAGTCACTTATGGCGATTGTGGCATCAGCTTACAAAATATCTAAAAACCCTAATTTAAAAGTTATAGTTATGGGAACCAAATCCACCACTTATCAGTGGAAGGGAGAATACGAAAATTTCACCACTTTAAACGTTGAAGTTCTTCAGGATACCTATAACAAAATGAAGGGGTCTGAAGCTCGACTGGCTCAGATAGAAAATTTTCTAAAATCTAAAACTCAGAACATTTTGATTTGCAAATACACCTCCTTAGTTGGTCGAAGGCGCACTATTGAAGGGGAGTTTGATCAAGATGGCAATCCGCTTACTAAAGGTGCTAAAGAGGAGATTTCTCCAGAGGTCCAAGCTCTCATTGATCTCATGAAAAGTTATGGTGAGAATGTCATTTTAGTGTGTGATGAGGCCCAAAAATTTAAATCCACTACTTCTCAAATTAGGCGTATGATTCTTAAATTGCAGCCGCATATTGGCGTGATATGGGCCATGACCGCTACTATCATTCAAAATTCTCTTGAAGAAATGTATTCAATCGCCTGTGCCATAGGGATTCGTCCCTTTGGTGCCATGACTCTATTTCGTGATCGTTTCTGTATATATAAGCAAGTTCATGTGGGTAGAGGGGTAATGAAGGATGTTTTGGTCGGTTATAAAAATGTAAAAGAATTTAAGATTGGGATGAGGCCATTTTATTATGGACGTTCACAGGCACAAGTAAAAGAACCTTTACCGAAATTAACTACTATTTATCACCCTGTTGATTTGGATAAGAAGCAATCTAAATTGCTCCTTGAAGACATCCCTAATGGTAATTTTATTTTACCTCCATCCATTCGTAAAAAAGGGGGCGAACTCTACGAAAAAGAGCGTGACCCCAATAATATGATGACTCAACTCTCTGTTTATCAGTTAGTTGCTAATCACCCTGCACTCCTTGATCCAGGTAACAAAGCTGAATTTTACACAAAGAAGTTATCTCCCAAGGAAGAAATGCTTCTGGACCTTCTGGACGGTGATCTTGAGGGAGAGAAGGTCATTGTCTTTACCAAAAGTAGATCCTGGATTGACCGTTTTGAAAAACTTTTTGAAATGGGTGAATTTGGAGATAGAAAATTTCTTCGCATTACCGGGGCTGAAAATGAAAAAGAACGAGATGTTGTTAAGAAACTATTCCAAGAAAATCCAAACCATACCCTTTTATTTATCAATAGCGCAGCCTCAGAGGGGGTCAATCTCCAACAGGCGGCTCATATGGTCATGCTGGACGCTCCCTGGTCCTGGGGTCAATTGCTGCAAACTGTGGGCCGTATGGTGAGAATGGCTAGTCCTCACTCAGCTTGCTCCCTTCATATTATCCCGGCCAGAGGTACTATTGACGAATATGCCATTGAAGCTCTCAAAGGGAAGGGTCAGTTATTTGAAATTATCCTTGGGGAATCCTATTCGGCGGGAGTATTATCAGAAGATGGTAATGATCTTGATCTTGCCTCCGGAATGGAAAAATTGAATGACGATGAAGAATTTAAAAAATTATTGAAGGTTCATGTTAAGACAACTAAAATGGGGGATTTCTTGAATGGCTCTATGTTAGAAGAAGCTCAAGATCAGGAAGGTTACAAAATGGCCTTTGAAAAGGGTAAGAAGAAGTCAGTAATAATAAAGGAAGAGCTAGATTTCTCTAAATGGAACTTCTAATGGAAACAAAATTTGGTGTCTGCCCAATTTGTAATGGAACTGGGTTAAAAATTACCAACAAAGAATTTAGTATGGAAGAGTGCGAATGTATTCAAATTGAAAAAATTCGTAATCATGTAAAAGAATTAAAAGCATCTAAATTCTTAACTAGCACTCCTCTTTTACACTATTTGAATGAAGGAAGGGATATAATTATAGAGTCTGACGATTTTGAAGCAGTTCGATGTCATTTAAAAACCGCTTTAGTTCTAAATAGAGGATTTAAATCTTTTAAGATTGTAAACCCCGGCCATTTGGTAGCTCTCTCTATTGAAAATCCTACTCTTATTGAAAATATCGACTTACTTGTTATTGAATGTTCTGTATTTCCTCATTATGATAATGCCGCAAAACGACACGAATTTACTATGGCAACTAGAAATTCTCTTGGGAAGCCTACTTGGTTCGTCATTAAAGGAAATTTCCCTGCATTTAAATGTGTAAAAAACAACATTTATACACCTGGATTTCTGGACGTTTTAAACAAATATGCTGTAGTGAGAATTAGCAGAGAAAAAACTAATAGCTTGATTAAATCTCCTAATGTAAAAGATGAAATTAAAACCAATAGGGGTGCAGGAATAATGGGAGTAACAAGTCGATTGTTAGACTTTAATCCTGAGATTGACAAACGATTACATGATATCAAGGAGTAACAATGCCAGAGAAACGTTTACTGGTGACAGGAATGACTCTTAGCCTAGATTTGAAAGACCTTAATTATGGCGCTGGGCAGAGTCGGTTTATAAACATTAAGAGTGAGGTTCCTGAAGGGGCAGAAGGTGTCCCCATTGAGGAAATGGACTATCTAGTTGATCAAAGTCTAGATATGCATTTGATCATGTGGGAAAGCATTCAAATCGCCAAATATAGTGCAGGAGAACTAACTGGAAAAGATGCTTTGGCCTCTATTGACAAAGCTAAATCTAGAATTAGGAAAATCAGAGAATTTATGAAATCTGAATCCAAAGAAAAACAGAGTATTGATGAATCAGGGGAGAAATAAATGAGTACGGAAATTTTAAATGCACTTAAAGCTGAAACCATTCTAAATGGAACTACTATCTTAGGTCAAACTCAGAATTTGAATAGCACTCTAAAGTATAAGACTGACAAAAATTCTTATAGTTTTGAGGATTACTTCCATATCTTAAACGCTGAATTACAGGGGATAGAGCGAATCGAACTCTCTCCCGTAATCCCTCCAGGGGGCGCACAGTCTTATCTCGCAGAGCTTTCCACCGCTCTCCAACTTATAACAGACAAAATCGAATCTGCTCATACTAAGGCTATTTATTTTGAGGGGAAATTAAAATCTGCGGCTCATTTACGTGATAATCTTCAAGCTACTTTCTCCGCTTGGTACCTTATTGCTATCTCTGAAAGACTAAAATTTTATGATATAAAACTCCCAGCCTCTACTCAAAGGGCTTTAGCTGAATCCGAATTTTCAAGGTTGGTGGGAGATGAAGATTTAAATATAGACGGTCTTATTTCGGCAGTTGAAGTTATGATTGTTCACCTAAAAGAAATGAAGAAGATCGCTAACGAAAAATATAAGCTTGGGGCGGATCAAGCTAATGCCTCTATTACTAATCTTCCGTTTAATGGGGTATCCGAAGGTAGTCAATTCTCCCTTCTTAAGCAACGTTGGGATATGAAATCAGAAATTAAATCAGATCCGGAATATGATGATATTATAACCGAAGAAGAACCAGCATATATTCAAAAACAGGAACGCCAACATACGGAAATTCCAGAAGGTATTCACAAGATTATCAGTTCTCCTTCAGTGTTATTTGATGATGAAGTAACTGCTGAAGACCTAGAAACCAAAGCTCAAGAATGGCGCGAACAAGTAGAAAGAACTGCTGAAGGTGCCTATAGTAAGGCTGAGGATATGTTTCGTAGTTTATCCGAAGAAGAGTTAGCTAAGGTTAAGCCTATCACAGAGGAACAAGTTCATCAAGCTTTAGAAGAAGGAGCTAGGGATGTTGCTATAGCGACAGGAAAGACAGTGATTATAGAAGATTCTTTTGCAGGAACTGTCAAAATTACTGATACTAAAGCTGAATTAGTCCCATTAAAGAAGCGCACCATTAGTTTTGATGATGAAGATGACATGGAAGTTATTTCTGAATCAAAGCCAGCGAAAAAACCAGTAATAGAAGAAGTAATCTCTCCCAAAAAGAAGAAAGTAATTTCTTTTGATGATGAGGATATAGATTTTGGAATGGCTATTCCTGAACCAAAGTCGCCAGTAAGTAGGAAGAAAATTGATTTTGATGCGGAAGAATCCCCTTTTTAATTAGTAATAACCTAACAGGAGGCCACTAATGGCAAAGCATTTTGAAGATGAGGATGAACTACCTAAGAAGTCCAGCAAGAAGGCGGCTGTGATGGATGATGAGGATGAAGTTACAGATAAGAAGACATCGACTCCTGCTATTGTAGTTTCAGAAGACGATGATTGCGAGTTCGGTGATCAGAAGTTGATGCGCCGTGGGGACGGTCTTGATCGTGTTCGTCCTGCTAAGGGAGATGCGGTTCGTTTCGCCATCTATCCTGGAATCAAACCTAAGAAGGCCATGAACCATTACATTGACAAGAAGGGCACCTATCGTTGCCTCACTACTGAAGAAGCAGAGGGTATTTGTTGTAAACAACTTGGTCAACCCAACCTTCAAATCGTGGCTATCGTGGTGCATTATACTAATGCTAATACCAAGACCGGAAAGTACGCTCCAGACAATCACGATACAGAGTTTGAAATCAAATATGTGAACCTTTCCAGAACCAACTTTGCAGACATTTCTGCTTTGGTTCAGGAAGATGAGAAAGCCGATGATTTTGATATCGTCATGACTCATCGTGAGAACGGTATTGGTTATAAGATGGCGAGAGTAAGTAAGGAAGCTCGTTGGAAGAAAGATAAGACCGTGACTAAAGCGGTTATTGAAGCTGTGGCTAAGTTTGAAGATGGGGCCTTGCTCACTAAGAAGCTTGGTAAGTACCTTAATCCTATTGAATGGAAGCAATTCCTCTCTACTCTGGATACCACCTCTGAAGATGAGGATGGTGATAACAGCGATCTGTAAAAATTTAAAAAGACGCAATCAGCAATCTACCTCCTTAATAATGGTAAAAGCGTCTTGAATTATCTAAACCGTGTCATCTGAGAAGGCCAGCCCGGTTTCTTCATTTGGAGTCAAAGTGGATTGGCAAGATCGAATTGAAAATTATAAGAAGGAAACTGGTTTTCCTGAAGCTCTTTTTATTGGAGCAGATGGCCGTGTTGTTGGAACGTGGATAATGGGCAATAATTACGCTGTTAAATCCACTTTTTATGGTGGATATCCCCACGGTTATTTAAAACGTATTAAGTCCTTATTTCCTGATAAACAAAATGTTCTCCATCTGTTTTCAGGTAAAGTGGACACTGTTCTTTTCCCAGGTAAAACTGTGGACATAAACGCTGAAAATAAACCTGACTATGTGGATGACGCTCAAACTTTAGTTAATGTTCCATTGGAGGAATTTGATTTAGTTCTGGCTGATCCTCCTTATAGTATAGAAGACTGTGACCACTACCAGACTTCCATGGTAAAAAGAACAGTAGTTATGAGAACTCTTGGAAAAAGATTGACTTCAGGAACTCATGTAATTTGGCTCGACCAAGTACTTCCTCAATATCGTAAAGACCAATTTTCTATGGAAGCGGTTATTGGTATGGTTAAATCGACTAATCATCGTTTTAGAGTTATTACCATTTTTAGAAAGTTATAATATGGTTAGAGCAAAGAAAATTAAACCAACTTTGGCAGAATTAATTAAAATCCCCCCTATTCATGATATAGAGGAATGGGTAGTGGTGGGGATTGATCCTTCATTATCCCGCACTGGCCTTTGTCTTCTTAATAATTTAGGGGATCATTGGCGTTGGAGCCACATTGCATCTCTGAAACCTTTTGATGCCTCCTATCCGACTTGGGTTCGTGCAATCATGATGGCAGAGTATATTCTTGCTTCAGTAAATAAACTAGATGGCTGTATTCCTGATATTCTTGGGGATTTTACTCCAACTAAAGGTTTAATTATAACTCTGGAAGCTCCAACCCCCATGAATGACCATCTCAATATTGTGAATAAAATCCTTCATACTATTATTGTTCCTGGTTTGAATATACATTTTAAAGAGGTGTATATTCAACACGTTAATGCCATGACTATGAGATCTTGTTTTGGCCTTAAAGCTACCGGCAATAACAAATATGAGAACATTCAGAAGGCTCAAGAATTTGCCCCTGCTGCTATCTATCCTGGCATTGATTCTGATTCCTGTGATGCTATTCTTTTATCTCAGTTTGGGCGTTATACGGCTGACTTCTTTTTGGGTAAAGAGTTATCAGAAATCCCCGATAGGATAGCCTTAGCCCTTTGCGACTTCACTGATGTAGAGAAAGGTAAGGGGAGAAATGCTTATGTAGTCAAAAAAGGAATTCTTTATAACCCTGCTTACTGGTTTAAATATGAACCCACAGAATACAGTATTAGTATAAAGGACGCACGAATCCCGCCTAAGAAAAGGCTGGAAGTTATCAAGACCATCATATAGGAGAAAAAATGGCAAGGAAGACACTAAAGACAGCGACATTCAGTTCTGGGGATAAAAAGGCCGCATTTCTTGAAGCTATGGGAATGATGGATGATTCTGATGCGACTACCTTAAAGATGGATATTGAAGAGAAATTCACCCCCACTCGTTCCATTGTCCTGGATAACGTCTTACGCCTTAGAGGACTTCCTCGCGGTGGAAGAATGATTCATATTCATGGTAAAGAGCATGGTGGTAAGTCCACCCTCTGCTACTCTATGGTCAAGGCTTATCAGCAACAAGAAGACGAGCCTGTTGTTATCTTTGATTTTGAAGGTACTGCAACTCCCGGCTATCTCCGTGGTCTAGGTGTAGATTGTTCCCGCGATGCTTTGGCTGTCATGAAGCCAACTTGCGTAGAAGATGCTATCAAGCAGACCATTACTTTCATGAAGGCAGGAGTTAAACTGTTTATTTATGACTCTATTCCTCGTATGAAATCCATGGTTGACGAAAAAGAAATTTTCAATGGTGGAGCCTTCAAGCAATCTATTGGTGATCATCCTAAGGTCATGCAAAAATTTTTTGATATCTTACTTCCTTACGCCATTAAGTACGATTGCTTATTTATTATGGTTAATCAGATTCGTGCAAGAATTGAAATGACCCAAGAGGCATTACAGGCTCAAAAATATGCTTCAATCACCAATGTGAATTACTCCCTTCCTGGTGGTTACTCAGTTCGTTTCACTTCTTCGCTTTCTATTGAAGTTAACGTAGCTAAAGCTTTTCGTGCGGGAGGTTACGCTAATGACCCATTTGTTCTTGAACCAGGAGATAACAAGGGGGACTATGTAGCCACCAAAATTAAAATTCGTATCATCAAGAACAAAGCCACCACCGGAGGTTATCGTGAATTCCATCTCTGGCTTCGTCCTGGTTTGGGTCTTGATGATTGGATTTCAGTCCGTGAGTTGGCCCGTAATTATGGCCTTATCACCAATAAGGGGAAGAAATATATTGTTGGGAACGAAGATAATCCAATCAAGGTATACGATTCAAAAGACGATGCTATTGAAGGTCTAGTTGTTAACCCTGATTATGAAGTTCTAAGCCGTTTGAAAGTAATTGTCGCTGCCGCGATTGAAAGCGACCATGGCGCGTATACTACTGAACTTACTGATGGAGATAAATATGCCGCTGGTGAGAAGGATATTGAAACTTCTACAGTTACAGTAGCCTCTTTTGAAGAGGATGATGATGACTCATTTAGCTAATAGCACTCATATTTATTACGATCCAAAGTTCAAGCCCCAAGATGATCAAGGCTGTATGCACAAGGCTTGTCCTGAGTGTCATGGAACAGGTAGAAAAACGGACGGTTCTATGTGTATCCACTTTATCTCTTGTCCGTGTCCCAAATGCACCCCATATTGTTAAGGAGAACAGATGAAAGATGCAACTGATATCGCAGTAGTACTAGACCGTTCCGGCTCCATGCAAAATATTCAACATGATACGGAAGGGGGATTTAACACTTTTGTTAAAGAACAGAAGGAGCAACCGGGTGAGGCTAAATTAAGTCTTTACCAATTTGATGATAAGTATGAGGTAGTTTACGAGAATATGGATCTGAATAATGTTCCTGCTCTTTCTCTTATTCCTCGCGGCTACACCGCCCTTCTGGATGCTGTTGGTAAAACCATTCAGAGCCGTGGAGAGTATTATGCTTCTCTGGCTGAAGAAGATCGCCCTGAACGAATTGTTTTCGTTATCATCACTGATGGAGAAGAGAATCATTCAACTGAGTATACTCTGGATGCCGTTAAGAGCCTGATTACACTCCAGAAAGAGACTTACAAATGGCAATTTGTGTTCCTTGGGGCCGATATCAATTCTGTCGCTGTCGGAAGCTCCATGGGTATTTCCAAAGGATCTACAATGGATTTTGCTAAATCTCCTGTTGGAGTGGCTAACACTTACTCCAATCTATCGAAGAATATTTCCAGCTATCGTTCTTGTGCTAGTAGAGAGGTGTCCTTCTCTGATGCTGATCGTATTGATTCCATGAAGACTGATAATTAAGGTGCCTTTGAATGGCTAAGATTTACACGTTGTCAGCAAGAAATTTCCAGTCATGGCGAGAATTTAATCTCCCCATGACTGGATTTACGGTTATTATTGGTCCCTCTGATCGGGGTAAATCAGCTATCATTCGTTCCTTGCGTGGAATTTTACGTAATCAAGTAGGGGCCAACCATATTACCTACGGAGAAAAAGAAGTATCTGTAAAGTTGTCTTCGATTGATGGAGATGTAAAACTTTCTCGTAATGCTAAAACCACTGCTTATACTGTAAACGATGAAGAATATAGTAAGCTAGCGGGTGCGGTCCCCCCTATTGTAGAGGCAATGAAGTTTAATGAGGTAGAAGTTAATGGAGTTAAGCTTGATCCTATTTTTGCTGGGCAGTTTGATTCTCAATTTATGCTTGATCTTAGTCCAGCCGAGTTAAACTCCATTTTTGGGTTATTTTCTTCTACAGAGAAATTGAATTCCGGAAAGAAAAATGCCGCTTCTAAGAATCTAGAATTTAATGCTACGGCTAAATTTCTAGCTTCTGAAATCCAAGAAGCTGAAGCTAAGAGTGGCCTACTAGAAACCTTAAATGATGAAATGGAACAGCAGAGCCAAGAAATTTTTAAATTAGAAGATTCTTACAACTCTGCATTGACCTCTCTAAATCTTTTAGATCTGTTAAACGCTGGTCAAAAGAGAAAAAGACTCTTGAAAAAGGCAGTCGGCTTTCCCCTACCATTTACTGAAGTATTAGTTAACACTTTAAATTCTGGTAGAAAATTGGTTCAATATACTAGAAGGAAGCAAAATCTCGAAACGATCAAAAAAGCTGCTTTAATAGACATTCCTTTTGGAAAAATTTTAGAACAGCAGTTTTTGATCATCACTAAATTAATAAAAACTAAAAAACTTATCCAAAGAGTAGCGGCTTACAAACAGCTACCTATGGATCCAATTCAGAACGAACTTAATCCTCTTTTCTCTCTTGTCAGCAAATTGACTACTTTTTCCAAATTGAATAAAAGTGTCATCAATAGGAAATTGGAATTGGATCTAAGTATTAAACAAATAACCGAAATCACCAAACAGCTTGATGATTTACAAGGTAAGAGTATTCAGTGTCCTAAGTGTGGGCACTTTTTCACTGGAGTCACCCATGGGCATGAATGAAGATATTGCTGAATTGAATAAGAGGCTTTCCTCCTTGGCTAAGACCCAAGATGAAGCTAAGAAAATGTTAGCCGTAGAGGAACACAAGCTTGGAGAGCTTACTACCTCTTTGGAAGCTGAGGGTTATGATGTGGCAAATATGACAGAGGAACAGATCGCTGCCTTGGTTGTAGAATTAACTGATAAGTTTCATTCAACTAAGGAAACGATTGAAGATAAACTTTCTGAAGTGGAAAAGCTATTCGCCAAGTTAGAAGAAATTAATCAGAAATCCTAATGAAACCGAAAATTGTCAAACTACCTTGGGAGAAAGTGACCTTTACTTGGATCACTGATATCCATCTATCTGCCATTCCTCCTGGTAAGCGTTCCCCTGATTACGAAGATCAGATGTTCAGCAAACTAGAATTTGTTAAAAATTTAACCACCAGTAGAGAAGCGGTGTGTTTGTGCGGTGGAGATATTTTTCATGTAAAGGGACCAAAAAGTTCTGCGAATCCTCTTCGTATGATCAATCGACTCATTGGCTTAATTAAAACTTATCCTCTAGGCAAATGGTTTTCTTGTATTGGTAACCACGATATTCAATATGATCGAATGGACACAGTGACAAATCAACCTATCGGAGTGCTAATTGAATCTAATGTTCTCCATCCGATTAATTGGGAGCCTGTAATTTTTACCAATAAAAATGAATCAGTTAAAGTTCTAGTGGAATCTTTTGACTATGCGGAGGGAGCAGAAACTTGTGCCGCTATTAAGGCGGCTGGGATGCGCCCAGAGGGTATCGATTATCGTATTGCTATAGTTCATGCCAGTGGAAGTCCAGGCGACTCTAGGGACAGTTTTGGTTCATGGATGATCGGCTACAATCAATTGAAGAACGAGGATTTTGATCTCATCCTGTGGGGTCATGACCATTCTAGATTGGAAACTATGAGAGTCGGCAACGTCACCCATATTCATCTAGGAGCTTTGTCTAGAGCCGCTCTGACTGAAACTGAAATTACTCGTAAGATCACCGTCCCGATCTTAACCTTTACTCCAGAAAAAGCCAGTATCAAAGAGATAGATGTTCCTGTTCTCCCTGCTGAACAAATTTTTAGGAAAGAGGATAAAGTCATTGAGAAAATTGATGAAGATAATGCCGAAGTTAAGAAATTTTTCAACGCTATGAACGATTCTGTGGATGGCATTACCAGCGAGAATCCGATTGAAATCATTGAAGTTTTGTGTGAAAAAGACAGTAAGCTGTCTTCTCTTATAAAGGATTTGTGTGAATACTGATTCCGTTTATTCCAGGGCGAGTAGCAATCTATTGACTTTGATCAATCATGTATGGATTTCTGAAGAAGCTATGGTAGATTGGACTAAATCTCATATTTTTATTGAGTTGGATCGAACTACTAGAGCTTTTCTTATGGTTGGTAAATTGATAGATACTTCTCTTGTTGACTCAGGAATGAATAGTGGGTCAATTATGCCTCACGATAGACTTATGACAGTTCTGGCTCTTGCTCCCAAGCTTAATGATTTTAATATTATAACTCAATTGCTTTTAAATTTAAAGACAGGAACTCCAGGAGTTGATGATGCTAAAATGTATTCGGATTTAACAGCGGCGGAAGAAAAATATAAAGATTCTGAGGATTCTCCATTTTCTAAAAAAGCAAAATTCAAAACTGGAGAGAATGTAACTGATTACAATAACACTCTTGCTCTCGCCAAGAACTACAAAATTCTTTCAAATATACAAAAAGGAGTTAATTCGTACCGCATAACCCCTATTGGAAAAACTCCAGCTTTAGCCGACCTCAATAATTTATCCAACTTATCTATTAATTCTCTTCTCCCTTACTTGAAAGGTTCTGAGCTTTATTTATTTGATACAACGGCTGTGTTGTTACATATTAGAGCAAAAGAGACAACCGATGGGATAATCGCTGATGGTCTTCAGTATTATATTAAGAGTGAGAGTGGAGGGGATATTGTAAAAAAGGCAATTGCCTCTAGATATTTAACTTGGGAGATTTTAAAGGAAAAAGGTGTTATGAATATTGTTCCTCGTTATGAATCATTATTAGTAACTGGAATGTCAGATGGGCTAAAAAATCTTTTGGATATCGGATTATTGGTGAAACTAAATGGACCTGAAAAATGAAGTTAAGGCTAAAATTCTTGCCAGAGATAACTCCTGGAAAGAATTTGTCAAAGAAAATGGCTCTGAGAAAATTAAAGACGCTTTCGTTGAATTAGTCGTTTCCTCCTTGAGAGAGGGTAAGTCCCCTATTTCTAAAGAAGTTCTAAAATCCATTATATTCGATGGAGCGACTATTACGGAAGCTGATATATTTATGAGATTAAAATAATTCACCTCACTTCTGCCAATATCCGGTATAATATAGACAGAGGTGTATATGAACGAACTGATCAAACTCGCCAACGCCAAGCTTGATTCTGAAGAGAAGGCTTGTGCTAGGGAGCGAGAAGAAGTGCTTAAGGAACAAAGTATTATGGCCGAAGCCATGTATACAGATTACCAATCTACCTTAAGTTCTATTCTGACTGCTACTTTGAAAAATGAGCTTCAGTTAAACAGAGTGTATCGTTCTGACCAAGCTCCAGATGAATGTCCTTATATGGATTGGAGATTGAAAAATGAAATTATCCCAGGTTCTTTAGTTTGTTTTGGAGAATTTAAGTATGAAAGAGAAGCCGATGGGAAGATTTATGTATTTCCAGTGAGGCTTATTCTGACTAAAGAATATGGGGACTTTAAAATTCTTTTCTGGCTCTACAATTCCTATACAGGTGTGCGAAGAGAAGAATTAAATATAAAAAATAATTTGGAAGAGCAAATCGGTCTGATTCTTTTGGAACGGGCGGGGTGTGTTAATAATCAATTTATTAAAAATCCTGGAACTCCTTTTAGAACAACTGTTGAGTTCCTTGCTTGGGCTTGTTGGACCGCTATGTTGGTTGGTGCAAGCATGGCTTTCTACGCTGTTTGGGGAAGGAATATAATAGAGAATACGTTGAATACCGGGAAGATTATCGCTGAGTACGGATTTTTTGGGAATTTGGTAGTCCTCCCTCTCAGTGTCATTGCATCTCTCATTGAACGAAAAAAGGAGTAAATATATGAAAAGCTGCCTGTTGTCTATCCTTTATACTTTTCTAGCTATGTTCCTGCTAGTTGATTTGGCCCTAGCTATTAAGATAGGTCTGACTGAAGGATGGAAGGCTGGTATTCTAATCGGTATACCAGCCTATATTGGACTCAGCCTCACTGCCCCTTTTATTCTTTTGTTTGCCATTCTTATTCCATTGATGCTTTTAAACAAAATAGAAGAAAAGATCAAACGAAGTAAGAAATATCAATACTAGGAGTCTCATGAAAAAATTTAAGAAGCCTAAGCCAGTAAAGAAAATCCGTAGGTCAGGACGTTGGATCAAGTGGAATAATAAACTTGATCAGTATGGCATTTTGATTGAATTGGCTGATGTGTCTCACCTCAGTAAGAGAGCTTTTTCCACAGGCTATCTCTCTCCAAAAGTCCTTAAAAAATGGCGGAATAAGAGCAAGAAAAGGCTGGATTCTGGCTATTGTAAACGTCCCAATAAATGTGTTTGGTTACCCGCGACTATTTTTAAGAAAGAGATTTTTAGTAAATATTCCCCTCCTAAATTTTGGTGGAGATGTCTGAAATGTGGTTGTGTTACTAATTATGTATGGGAACACGAACTATCTGAGCCTATGCTCAATGCTTATCGAAAACACACTAGAGTTTTTGGTGAAGAGGCAGAGGAACTCATTGAGGAATGAGTATTAGATATATAGGTTCTAAGGAGATTACATGAAGGCGATTTGGGAGTTTGTTATCAGTGGGTTGACTCTCATTGGGGGCGCAATCTTAGCTGGTGCTATTGTTCATACAGTAGTTAAATGTTTTATGCTCGGATGGGGTATTTTATGAAAACTACAGAGAAAGTTGGAAAAGAATTAATCATTCAAATTAATAATGAGTTAATTGCAGCAAGACATAGCTATTATGCTGACGCTAACCCGATCATGGCCGATGTGGAATATGATTCTTTAGAGAAGCAGCTTCGCGGGATGGTTACTGCTATGCCTGAGTTTGTCACTCTAGCTACAGTGCTGACCTCTGTAGGATCTGATTTAACTAATGAGTCCGGTCGCATGAAGCACATCTCCCCAATGCTATCTTTGGAAAATCTTTACTCATTTGATGATGTTAAACTATGGTGCGCTCAGTTTCCAGAAGGGACAGCTTTTGTTGTAGAGCCAAAGATTGATGGTGCCTCCCTGTCTTGCCATTACATTAATCGCCAATTGGTTAAGGCAGTTACTCGCGGTGATGGTCAATATGGAGAAGATGTTACTAAAGTTATGTTGGCCTCTGGAGCCATCCCCGCTACCCTCCCCCAAGAATTCTATCCTGAATCTTTAGTGGAAGTTAGAGGGGAGGTCTTTATGTCTCAAGCTCAATTTGAAAAGATTAATGCTTCGTCAGAAAAGAAATTTGCCTCCCCTCGTAATTTGGCCGCTGGTACTATGAAACTCCAAGATCTTGAACTAGTTAAGTCTAGAGGGTTACAATTTTATCCTTGGCAAGTGGAGGGTATTTCCGATGAATTTTTGACCAAGAAAAATTTATCGGGAGATTTTGCACACCATTCTATTGAGTATTTTTGTCTAACTTCAGGGACTTTCCCTAAACCTTTTGACGCTACTTTCTATACTGCTGACACTTTGATTACAGCGATTGATGGCTATCTTAAAACTTATCGGGATACAGTTCTTCACAAAGGTTGCGGAATTGGGACAGATGGTTATGTGATTAAGCTAGCTTCCGTAAAACTTCGTAAGGAAGCTGGTCTAAAGACAACTACCCCTCGTTGGGCCTTTGCTTGGAAATATCCTTCTCAATTAGTGGAAACTACTTTGGAGGCGGTGACTTGGTATGTTGGTCGCTCTGGAGGGTTAACCCCTGTTGCTTCGGTAACTCCCGTTAATGTTTCGGGAGCTACGGTTAGTAAGATTAATTTGAATAATTTTTCATGGATTACTCAAAAGGGGGTAAAGATTGGAGATAAGGTTGCCATCTCGCGTGGTGGTGAGGTTATTCCTTATCTTAATGAAGTTGTAGCTACTTATCAAACTTCAATTCCTATTTTAGAGCCGACTTCTTGCCCTGCTTGTGGGGAAAACATTACAGTGGAAGCAGATGTTAAATCGGGTATTCTAACTCATTCTTGCACTAATGATAAATGTCCAGGTCGCCTCGCTGCTTACTTAGAATATGTAGCGGGTAGAGATATGTTGGAGATAGACGAACTTGGTCCTGAAACTATCACCCAATTGATTAAAGATGGTTACATTACCAGTCTTCCTGATTTATTCGATTTTTCTAATAGGACTTTAGAAGGAATTCAAGCTAAGGGCGAAGAAATAATTTTGAATAGACTTACAAGAATGGGTTACTCAGGAGTCCTACTTATTAAAATGTGCAAATCTCTAGAAAAAGTTAAGACTAGAGATTGGGATCGTTGGCTAGCTGCATTAGGTATTCCAGGAATTGCTAAATCTCTCTCTAAGTTGCTCTCTACCCACTTCAGACTCGGAGAGAAGGACATGGATATTCTTCCTTCCATTCTTTCAAAAGGAGATTACTCTTTGATTGAAGGAATTGGAGATAAGAAAGAAGCTGAGATTCGTAAAGCACTTCCTCGTATTACAGAAACTTGCAAAGCTCTTTATGAATATGGAGTTCGTCCTAAATCTATTTTAGCACCACAGGCTGATCCATCTAAGTTGCTCCCTCTTGCTGGCTATGCTATATGCATTACAGGAGAGTTCCCTACTGAACGAGATCCTCTTTCCAAGATGCTCACTTCTTTAGGCGCACAGATGAAGAGTGGGGTTAGTAAAAAACTTACTCATTTGTTAGTTGGAGAGGGAGCGGGGCAATCAAAATTAGCTAAGGCCAGAGAGTTGAATATACCACTTCTTCATCAAGATTGGCTGGAAAAAATATTGACTGCTAATGGTATGGTTATGGAAAAAACCGAAGGGAAGTTTGAAACAGAATGGGATGATTTATAATTTTAACAGTAATAACATTTATAGGAGGCCAATGATGGCACTTACGGAAGAAATGAAGCAACGCCTTAAAAATAACATTCTTTTTAGGGATGACAAGGAAGCGGTGGGGGCCATTACGCTACTTGTCAAAAATGAGCCAAATAAAGAAGCCGCAGAGGAATTAGTTTTGGCTCTTGAAGATTTACTTAAGGAATTATAATATGGCGACATTACATTTAGCTCAATCTGCCTCGACTTCTCTCAGAGGATGGTTCTGCCCAAAAGGCACTGTGGGTGTTAGAGCCGAACATATTACTTCTGTAAAGGTTGCTCCAACTTCTGCTCATTTTATTCTTACGGTTGAATCATTAGGAGGAAAACAAGAATTTCGTTTTACGACTTTAGAACTCTTGAATGAAGCCCTTTCCCTTCTTCACCTAGAAATGACGGATTTGGATTAAGGATAACTCAGGAGTCTACAAATGGCTGTTACTATTACGTCTTTTACTGCTGGCTCATCTAGCATATCTATTGGTTCTTCTACCACTATTACTCCAGTTTTTTCAGGCGGTGTTGGTTGTATTTTGATTGGAGTCACTGGATCTCGTCAAGTTCAGCAAACTCTACCTGTTTCCAGCGGGGAAGTTATCTCTATTACTCCAACAATTTCAACCACTTATGTCTTGACTGTCACAGATCCTGATGGGTCAGGAACTCTAACTGCTTCCCTTCCTATAACTGTAGTGATCCCAACTGCTAGGAAATTAAGTGTAACTACTGGCTCTGGCGTTGTTGATTCAGGCTCCAGCACTTATTTCTGTAATGGCCCTGTTTTCTCAATTAATGTTTCAGTTGATCCAGCGTCCTTAGCTAATAATATTGCTCAAGTTAATGAGAGTACAATTAGATACCAAATAATTTTTAACAATAATTTAGCCGATGGCCCTATATACATTGTAGGTATAACTAATTTGAACTTGGTTCTCGCTACTTTTGGGTTAACTTGGTCCTAAGTTCTTTCTTTTCATACTCCTTAAAATTAATAAATTTAAGGTAGGAGTAATTCTAGTTTAAATTTGTCCATTTTACGAGTAATAAAGATTAAAGGAGTTAAATTAAGATGAGTTCTATCGAAATTAGAAATTTTTTAGGCTTACACGATAGCGAAAAACGTATTTATTATATTGATAGCACCCACGTTTCTCAAGAAGAATTTGAGTTTTGTGTGGTGCTTCATAATATTCTATGGGGTGATAAGGGAATGGTTCAAACTCTTGGTCCCACATGGAATATGATTATGGACCCACGTTTTGAAACTCTTGAAAATTATTTTATTGAAAATAGGCAAGCAGTTTTTGGAGGGGATGCCAGATTAGGCAAACAATACATTGACGGATCTTCTATTCTTAGTTCCTCTATGTCAGAACTAGAGACTTATTCTGAAATTTTAGGGGAAGGTCGCTATTTTCATGGAATTGTCTCTGATGCTGGATTAGACCCAAAAAGCTTTAAAGACCAATCGGAAGAAGTTATTTGGAAGTTCATTCGTCAAGAATGTCCTAATTATTTTGATAATAAAGAAGGGCTACCTAATAAGAGAGCGCAACGACTGTTTTATCTTTTCAAAGCAGATCTTCTTGGATTAATCGATGATTTTGCCGAAATAGCTTTGGTTCAAGAGTGGATACACCTTGAAACAGGGGAAAAAGCCGATCCTACTAATATGACAAATATTGAAACTGCCCCTATTGTTTATGCTGAAGTTGATATGCTAGAAAGAGCCTTAACTTTCCGCTCTTCATTGAAAGTGACTGCGGCTAAAATTTTAGAAAAGACTGGATTAAAAGATCAATTAGAAAGAAATTATCAATTGACTGATTGGGAGGTTGACCATATCCTTAAACTCCTTTATTCAACACCTTTTGATAAACTCTATACCGCAACAACAAGTATAATGAATTATGCGAGACAGCAATGTCAGATTCCTTTTGAAAAGAGATTAGAGAAAGAGCTTAATATTCTCTCTACAGCATCTAAGGCTACTATTTCACTTTTAAAAGATGGCTCTCTATTACCCTTAACAGTAACAGAAGAAGAAGAAGTTGACAGAGAACTCACCATAGAAGAAAAACAAATTGTAGCTTTAAAGCGCAACCCATTTCGTCTAGAATTATTTACTATCTATGTGGAAGCTGAACAGCATAACGATCAAGCCACCATGGAACTTATCCAACCTTATTTGGATGATCTTGACAATGAAATAACCGAAGAAATAGTAGTTCGTATAAAAAATGCTACTCGTTTTAATCGCACCGGCTCTATTGCTAGAGATATCCTGAATACCTGAAATTTTTTTTAAAAAAGGAAGGAATGCCTTATGACAAATATATTTACTTTTGGATCTAACGAGATAGGACGCCACGGAGCGGGTGCCGCTAAGTATGCTGTGGACCATCATGGTGCTATTTTTGGGAAGGGAAACGGGATGCAAGGCTCTAGTTATGGTATCCCAACTAAAGATGGGAATCTAAAACCCCTTCCTCTCAATTCTATTAAAGAGTATGTTAGGCAGTTTATTCAATTTGCCCGAAGAAGTCAAAATCTTACATTTGATGTAACTAGAATCGGGTGTGGACTTGCGGGTTACACTGATGAACAAATAGCCCCGATGTTCCTCAATGCACCTAAAAATTGCCACTTTCCCCTGGAGTGGAAGTCAATTTTGGGTGAGGATTTTCAGTATCATGAATTAAGAGGGTAAAGTCATATCTTCACTTTTTGACTTTTAAGTTCTTATGTGGGCGTAGGTGTGCCCACTTTCACCGGGAGTGTAGATGACAGATCCTAAGGAAAAGAAGTTAGCCATGAGCGAAGTGGCGTTATTATCAGAAAAAGCCAAGAAGTATGACCCCTTGGCTACGGAAGCAGAGGTAGTAGCAGATATTCGCAGAGTGCAGGAAGATTACCCGACTAAGCATATTACTCGTAATTTCTATCGTATTTATGGTAAGTACTCTGATGGCACTTGGAACAAATATTTTGGTACATGGTTAGAGGCGAGAAGGCAAGCAGGGCTGGAACTCAATCGCTTCCAGCATGGAGTTGAACGTGATGTGGCTAAACATGCCCATCTAGATTTATATCGTCAATTTCAAAAAGATGAAATTGATCCTTGGGTTGGTAACTATACGCTTCCCCCCGAAAACGGGGAGCGTTTTAAGAAAATCTTAATTTGCTCAGACCTTCATGATAAGCAGCTAGATCCCTTCTGTTGGTCAGTTTTTCTTGATACCGCCGCCAGAGTCCAGCCAGATGTTATTGTTTTAGCAGGGGATGTTTATGATGAGGCAGAGTTCTCCAGATTTGATCAAGATCCTCGTCAATATAGCATCAAGGAAGCCTCTGATTTTGTTAAAGAAAAGATTTTTAAGCCCTTGAGAGAAGTTTGCCCAACTACTCAAATTGACTTTATTATTGGCAACCATGATCTCCGCATCCTTAAATATCTAGCTAATAAATGTGCTAATATGAGGGTATTGCTATCTGATGTTATGGATCTTACTCTAGAAGATCTCCTTGGGTTGAAGGAATTCAACATCAAGCTAGTTTCTAGATTTGATCTAAGTGCCTTTACCCCTGCTGAAAAGAGGTCTGAGATCAAGACCAACTATAAAATTTACTACAATTCACTAGTAGTAGACCACCATGGCCTCCAAACTTTTGGCCTCTCAGTTTGCTACGGGCATACTCACAGGACTAAGATGGACTCCAGTGCCAATCTAATCGTTGGCCCCATTCATGCGGTGAATATGGGTTGCATGGCAAAGATTGACTTTGAGTATCAAGAACGTATGAACAAGTCTCACCAATCTTTCTGTCTTTGGCATATTGATACTAAAACCAAACAATGCCAACCCGAACATTTCATTTTCACTGATGAAATGATCTGTGTGGCAGGTAAATTCTATACTAGAGGCTGACATGACTTGCGTTGTAGGAATAGCTCTTAATGGTAAAATATATATGGGGGCAGATTCTTGCTCCTCTGATGTGTCTGAAAAATATGGAAGAAAAGATGCTAAAGTGTTTGAATCCCATGATATGCTTTTAGGGTATAGCGGCTCATGGAGATTTGGTAACCTTTTTCGTTTTAAATTTGATCCTCCCGCTCAAAGATCTGACAAAGAAGATTTTGAGTTTTTAGTCACAGATTGGGTGGATGCTCTCAGAACTGTATGTAAGAGTGAGGGGTACACTAAAATAGAAGATAATGAAGAATCTTTCGATGGAAGTGCTTTAATCGGCTATAAAGGTAAGCTGTACGTTTTAGAGGGCGATTGGAATATTGGAGAACCCAATATGGACTACGCTGCTATTGGTTCCGGTTCCGCTGTGGCATTAGGGGCCTTATATGCTTCTGTTAAAGCATCAAAGTCTATGACTCCCAAGGCTAGAATCGAAGCCGCTCTTGAAGCCGCCTCAGAATATGCTGTAGGAGTAGCCCCTCCTTTTGTTTTTTTAAGCAAGTGAAAATAGTTTACTACAAACTCCTTCATTTTCGGTATAATACCTATGAGGGAGTTTATATATGAGTGTTTTTCTAACATCAGATCTCCATTTCGGCCATGAACGCATAATTGAGATGTGTGATCGTCCTTTTGGCTCCGTGGATGAAATGAACGAAGCTCTGATTGCCAATCATAATAATCTCGTTAATCCTATGGATACCGTATATTTCCTGGGTGATGTAGCTATGGGTAAGATTGCTGATTCCCTTCCTTTAGTTGATAGGATGAATGGGGTTAAGATCCTTATCGCTGGTAATCATGATCGCTGCTCTCCTTACTATAAGCATAAGCGAGAGGATATTCGGGAGACTTGGTATCAAGAGTACCGTAAGTATTTCTCTCTAATTATACCTAGTATTGAGCTTATGCTTGGTCCTCATGGGCAATCGATTCTTTTACACCATTTCCCTTATGCCGATCCTTCCTACAAAGATCATTCTTATGAAGGGCGTTATCAAGAGTTTCAGCCTGAGAACAATAATCTTTGGTTACTTCATGGTCATGTTCATACTGGTTGGAAGATTAAGGGAAAACAAATCAATTGTGGAGTTGATGTTTGGAACTTCTGTCCGGTAGAGATTGCAGCCGTTCAGCAGCTTATGCTAGAGCAATCACAGGAGGTTCAAAATGAGCAAGAAAGCTAAGAAGGAAGTCAAACCAGTTGAAACATTTGTTAAGCCAGATGCGCGAGATGAGTATGATGATTCTGGCAGTAAGCGAAAGAAGTCAGAGTATCGTTCAGGTTGCGTGAATTTCCCAGTAGAAGGTGAAGTCTTTCTTGGTGGGATTGATTACAAGAATGAAGCCACAGGTGGAATGTATGTCCAGCTTGTAGCGATTGAGAAACGTTCTTCCATTGAAAATTGGTGGGAAGACATGTTTGTAGTTTGTTTTGGTGGTGGTAATACTTCTCTTGAATATCAGGAGGGAATGGCTGGAACAGATACTTTGAAGGATGAATGGGTTCCCTATTACCCCCAACTTGATGCTGAATGGGAAGAGATGACCGCTGATAAGGCTTTTGCCACCAAGTATTTTTTCCCAAATTTTTATGACAAGGGGAAGCCTCGTAATGTGCGAGAACGTAGCGTTCCTCTGCTGGCTTCTGTGATTTTAGGCTCATCTGGTGGGACATGGTGTAAGGGTGAACGAGATTACTTCCGTTGCACTTATGATGACCTCACAGATGAAGGTAAGGCCATTTATGACTCTTTCAAAAAGTTATATGGTGAGAAGGCTGAACTTCATCTAATTACTTGGATCGATGAGGGTTAATGATGAATGTCTGTTTTAAGCTTATTGAAGTTGGGGGTTTCATTGCCTCTATTGAAGGAATGAGATTTCCCACTAAATCTATTGGTGATTCTCAACTTTCGCATGAACGACTTCCTAAAGAGCCGGGTATTTTTCTTGGACCTAAGGATATTAAGCTGGCTACTAGTCTGATTAAGCAAGGACCAGTTCATGCCAAGTTTCAACGTGGTATTACAGCTTGGTTCAACATCAATATGCCAAGAAGTATATGGTCTGAATTAGACACTTATTCAGTGGGTGTTGATATGATTTCATCCGAATCCACTATGTATACTTTAGTTAAAGAATGCAAACAAATTAAGTCCACTATGTTCGTGGACTATACTCCTAGTTTTGTGGTGGATCAGTTTGAGGATGCTGTGAATTCTTTAACGACTGAGTATGGTTCTCGACAGGCCATTCCAATTGAAGTTCTTAAATCTTGCCTTCCTGAAGGTTGGCTCCAGGCTCGTAATCGCGGATTCAGCTATCAAGCTTTAGCCTCAATGTACAATTATCGAAAAGATCATAGAATGCCTGAGTGGCGAGAAGTCATTTGCCCCGCCATTGAAAAACTTCCTTATTTTAAAGAATTAATTCTTGGTATTTATCCAGAAAATTAGTATAATATGAATAGAGTGATACTCTCATCTGCTAAAGGAGCAACAACGATGTCACACCCCTTTCTGGTTTCTTCTCAATCATGGGGGACCAGATACCAAACCGCCCTTAATAATTTACTGGCAACCTGGGCCGAAGCTTTAAAGTCTTTTGAGGGGAATAGAATTGATATGGATCTATTCACTCAGGAGTTCATGAAGAAACCGTGTAACCGTCCCCTCATTAGAACCTTCATCTATAACATCAAAAATGATATGGAAGAGGTGGATGTGGAGGATATGCTAATTGAAATTGGCAAAAAGGAAAAGGGAGTGAAGGATCATGACTAAAACCGTAGTCATCTCTGCCTTCCCCGGCATTGGAAAAACTTATTACCAGCAACATTCTGATTTAAAAGTCCTGGATTCTGACTCAAGTGGCTATTCTTGGGCTATTATTGATGGAGTAAAATCTAGGAACCCCGATTTTCCAATGAATTATGTTGAACATATCAAGGAAAATATCGGGAAAGTAGATGTGATTTTGGTGTCTTCTCACAAGGAAGTCCGTAAGGCTCTGGTGAAAGCCAATATTCCTTATGTTATAGTATATCCAGCATCCTCATTAAAAAATGAATATCTCAATCGCTATAAGAAACGTGGTAATGACGAAGGCTTCATTGATATGATGAAGAAAAATTACAGTTCCTTTATCTCTGAAATTGAAAAAGAAAATGGATATAGCAAGGTCAGGCTTCATGATGATGAAGCTTATCTTACGGATATTATTGATACTATCTTCGCTAAAGAAACAGAGGCGACTAAACCTTACTCTCTTGCTATTTTAGCTTAAGCTTTGATGATTCTGTATTTGGAAATGTGGATTTCCCCAACGGCTGACCCTTTGGGTTTAGACAGATCCCCAGCCTTTCCTAAGACAACTTTAACTCCTGCCTGTCCCTTTGCCTTGGAGTTTTCTACAGCGGCTCTTACGGCCTCCTGTAGCACTTCAGAGGGTATTTCAGATAAGTTCTCAGGGTTCCTAATGACAATATGGCTACCTGGGCAATCTGCGGTATGAAGCCACCAATCATTTGGTTGTGCAATCTCCATAGACAAAATATCATTATCAGCGGCTGATCTTCCAATTAGGATAGTGAAGCCGTTGAATTCTTTAGTTTTGTATGGGGCTTTAGCTGTGAGAAAGTGGGAATGAAAATTCATATAACCCTCAATAGAATAGTTAGAAAGTCAAAATAAAGTTGCCTCAAATTGTGACCATATTGGTATAATAGTATAGGAGGTTAGAAATGAACAAGACAATTTCTATCCATCCGGTGCCAGAGCTTATTTCTCAACCCGATGGATATTCGTGCGGAGCAACAGCCGCTAAGATGATGCTTAATGTATATGCTCCAGCTAATGACCTTACGTTAGAAGAGGTCAAGCAGCTTTTCCTTACTAATCCTGCCACTGGGACAACCCATGAGGGTATGATTAACGGTTTGACTGCTTTGGAGATTCCTTACACCCGTACCTTCCAGGCTGAAAAGCCGTTTGAACTGGTGGATGAAGCCCTTAAGCAAAACAAGCTCTTTCTCATGAGAACAGCTATTCATGGATGTAAGCATTGGCTCCTAGTCTATGGTAAGGACAAGGAGAACTATCTTATTGCTGACCCCATGGGCCGCTATTGGGTTTGTTCCAAAGCTTTCATGGATGAGATTTGGGGCTGTCGAGAATATGATGGTTTCATCATTGAAAAGTCTTTTAACGATGAAACCGTTGAAATTCGCAAGATTGAACCCCATGAAGTTGATGAAGCTCTCCTTGATGCTGGTTTTGGTAGTTTCAAGGACAAGATTGGTGGCACTGCAAATGGGTTTTATAACTCTGTTATGTGGGCCATGGAAAGCCTTGATAATGCTTATGTGGCTGTTTACAGGAACAGAATCATCGGTGGCTACTTCCTTGAATTCAACAAGATTGGTAGTTTCTATTTGAATGATTCAGGAGAAAACTACAAGGATAAGGTTGGCATTCAAGGTGTCGCTCTTTTCCTTCTTCCAGAGTTTAGGGGCCAGGGAATCGGGGCGGCTCTAAGAGCTATTCCGGTTGAAATGGAGGGGGTGGATTATGTTTGGGGTATGCATCTCGCCAGTCTCAAGAATGTCAAGAATTGGGTCAAGTATGGCCGAAAGGTAATTTCCGGTAGTGAAGATGGGTTTGCTGTTACCCTGATGGACTTGAATGAACAAAGGAGAAAGAATGGCACCAAGACTGAAGAAAAATTGGAAAATAGTTTGCATAGCGGATACTCACACACAGCATAATACCATTAAGCTTCCCAAGGGAGATATGATTATCCATGCAGGGGATGCCACCTATCGTGGAAGCATTGTAGAAATTGAAAATTTTGCTAAGTGGTTTGGTAAAACCCCATATCGTCATAGGATTTTTTGCGCCGGAAACCACGATTTTCTATTCCAAGATCAACCACATTTGGCTAGAACCATCATGCAAGATAACGGAATCATCTATCTTCAAGATGAGGCTAGAATTTTTTATGATCCTAAAATTGCCAAAACTATCACTATCTATGCGACACCCCACACTCCGTTTTTTCATGCGTGGGCGTTCAACGAATACGAGGACAAGCTCAAAGATATTTATGGCATGATTCCTGAGGGTCTGGATGTCTTGGTTACTCATGGCCCTCCACTTGGTATTCTGGATGAAGTCTGTCAAGATTTTAAGCAGAAGTGGCTGGGGAGCGCAGCACTGAGAGACAGGATTCACGAAGTCAAACCCCGCTTCCATGTCTTCGGTCATATTCATGAAGGCTACGGTCAGAAGTTTCAGGGAGAGACTCAATTTGTGAACGCTGCTACTTGCAATCGGCAGTATCGTCCTGTGAATCCCCCGATTGTAATCAAAGTTTAAAAAACTTGACTTAACGCTTCTTCTATTAGGAGCCTTCGTAACATGTGTTATCCCGTAAGGAAGTATAAGAAGAAAGTAAAATTTCTCAGAAAGACTTTCTATAGCTGTGTTCAGAAATGGTTAGAAGACCATGACCCCATACAATTTGTGGTTAATCATGACCCCAAATCGTGTGGGGTCAACCCTGTTTGGAGAGAGAACGGAGGTATTATTAATGTCTCTAAATTTAAGGCTAGATTTACCGAAGAACAAATAGCTAAAAATGGACGATACTCATATTTTTATGCTCGTTTAACAGGTAGACACTTTGAGCTTGGGGAACCTATGATAGCCACAGACGTAGAGAGTTCCTATCTTTATGCTCGTTATATCCTACGTCACCCCTTTCCTCAGGCTGAAGAAAGAATCTCTCGTTTTGCAGATTGGAGCTACTATTACGCTAGAGATGTCATTAGAGGTCCATTTGAATTAGGAGAGTATGCGATAGCTAAAGAGCATCGTTGGGCTTTCTTATATGCTTTAAATGTCCTTTTATTATCATATGCTGAAGCATTGGTATGGGGCAAAGAGCATTTAAAGAAGTATGGTATTGAACTTGATGAAGATAATGAAGTTATTTTATGAAAATTGTAGATAGGAACATATTTCGCTCCTTACAGCAATATAAATTCCTAAAAGGGGAATTCAAGAAGCGTTTATCTGAAAAGAACCCTATTGGCTTCATTGGTTACACCGTTCCTTATGAAGAATTGGCAGAATACGGGATGCAGAATTATAGTTTTGCTGAGTATGACCCTGTTACAAGACAAAGGATTATGCCAGTCATTCTCACTCCTTCTGGACCCTTGAAAAAATTTTTAGAACATTTCTCTGAGGAGGACATTATTAAATCTCCTCAATGGGCTTATTCCTACGCTTATAATAGACCTGAACGTTGTTACACCCCAGGAAAAGGGTTTGATAGAGATGCTTGTGGCTGGCCCCCTGGTGAACCTATCATAGCTAGTGACCCTAGAATTGCTTACGCTTACGCATTTAATTGTTTAGGAGGAAGACCGTTTCCACTAGGGGAACCCGCTATAGCAAAAGCAGGGGGAGAGCTAGCTGAAAGATATGCCTCAAAGATACTAAAACTTCCTCATCCTCTTTGTGATGAATGGGCTGAAAAATACCTTAAAGGAGATTTCATGGAGAAACAAGCATCAGGGGAAATGAGCCGTGGTAAGCTCATGGAAGCCCTTCAAGCTTTGAATGATGCCTTAGGTGAATGTGATATGAAGGCGCAGGTAACGGCTCTTGGTGGGGCCGCTATTCTTTTATCTTATGACGATTTCTCCCGCCCTGTAAAGGATGTGGATGTGTTCTATGATTATAAATCTTCAAGTCCAGATTTGGATGAGGAGATTATGAATGAGTTGATTAAGGAAGTTGGAGATAGAGTTCATGTTCATCACGAATGGATGAATAATGGAGTTCAACCTTACATCTGGCTTCCTAGCAATGTGACATATGATACCCCTGTAACCCTTCCAAATTTAACAGTTAGAGTTCCAAATCCTGAATATTTATTTGCTAATAAGTTAGATTCAGGTCGGAAAGAGGAGAAGGGAAACGACACTAAGGATGTTCGGTTCTTAATGTCTAAGCTAGGCTTTAAATCTCCAAAAGAAATTTTAGCAATGTATAAACAATACTACCCGGATAAAAATCCTGGAACTTTTACCTTTGAAGAAGCGTGTCAGGCTATCCGTCAGTAATATAGTGGTATGGAGCCTAAAATGAACAATATTGAAGAAGAACGTGATCGCTATAAACTAGCTCTGGAATATATCATTAGACATATGAATATGACTCAGCCAGGGGCCAGTGCTTTCTCCACCGTTTGTCATATTGCTCACAAAGCATTAGAACCAGATTGGGATCCTTCTAAACCGGTTCGACTCTGATTACAAATATGATCACCAATTTGAACCACTCTACAAATTGTGGGGCGATTAGGATAAATAGAGCATCTCACTTCGGCTCCAAGAATTCCTTCAAGAGCGCAACAAATTCCATCAGTCATCTTCATAGCATAAGGAAGAATATCTCCTTGTTGAAGCATATCTGGAGATATATGTTCGGCATCACTATTGGTAACTTCTACCCATTTAGGGTCAGGATTGGTGCAGCAAGCTCCACAGGAAGTACATGATAATGACATTTCTTATCCTAAAATAACGGTTTTATATGATACCCCGGCATTCATACACATTATGAGTCCCGCAGCTTCTAAATAATTTTCTACAAAGACGACTTTCTTGTTCCCTCTGATCCCTTCAGGATAAGAGAAATTACTCTGACAAGTAGTGTTCTCCATTACGACTATGATAGGGATACCGTGATTTAGACAAGAGATATGAGGACTTCCCCAACAGTTATGGGGGGTTAGGAGGAAATCTATATCTTCATTAGATATATTCTTGGGATTTTTAATCAGATCAATCAGAGGACTTTGATGTAATCCCTTTAAAACACAAAAAAGATAAGTATTGGATATAATCTCTGGAGATTGAGAGGGTTTAACCACTACCTTGTTATAAAGATTATCTTGAAGAAAATCCATTGGAGCATGAGCGACTGGTTTATCAATGGCTGAAGCAATATATTTACTAATTTGAGCTTCAATCGCTCCCCAAGGATTAACTGTAATATCTCCCTCCCAATAACTATTAGCAAGTTCTTCGTCACAATCAATAGTGGTGTGAATAGCCAAAGCATCAAAATCTTTATCTTTAATTTGTTCAATAAGGGCTATTAAACCACTGGCAGATCCCCCCGCAGTTCCATCGTCATTTAGATGAGCTTTCATGATCAGGGGGGTAGTTAGTTCTAAAAGTTCAATCTCAGCCCCAAGGCCCCATATACCGGCATTAACCGCATTGATGCTACCTGGAGTAATAGGGGAATTTACTACACAGAGAATTTTGTTATGAGTTTTTACTGGTTTCAGATTGATTGAACCAGCTAAGAACCTATCAATGATGGAACCTTCGACATAAAGGCAATTGGGAGTTTGTTCGTTAATGTCCGAAGCATTACATAAATTTGGATTCACCACTAATTTTTTACAGCATCCAGCTATAAGTTTCAATCCTGGATTAAAGGCTGCGTCACCACCTAAAGAACAGCCAAGGCCAGTGGGGATAATCATCACACCGTTGATACTAGGTATAGGCATTGTTAATTTCTCACTATGTTATGTTCTGTTACTAAATTTCCACCCAAAGTTTTCAAAGCAAATGCCTTGGCTTTTTCTGGATCAAAATCCTTGCAAGAGAAGACGTTAATGAAAATTTTCTGAAGTTCATCCAAGGCATGAATAGTTATAGAAGATTCGTAAAGGAACTGAACTACGCTGATTCCATCTTTCTTGGGATGGGTTTTGTAAGTTCCTTCAAACTTATCCTGGCCCCAACTGTAAATTGGTCCTCGCTGCATATCAATTTCATCACAGAGGTCTTCGGCAAACTTTTTCAAGATGTGGGTCTGGAATTTATCTGGGTCAACATCATGAAGATCCATAATAACCTCTTGGCCGTAATGCTCTTTCTTAGTTTCTTCAATAATTTCATCGCTATCATCGGCTACCTTTTTAATATAAGTAATGTAGCCCTGCTTGACACTGGCGGCTTTTGAATAGGGAGTGATGGCCGTAACCACTTCTACTTGCTTCTTACTACGAAGGCCCTGCATAGCCTTATCCCACAAATCTTTGTCCAGTTTGAAAGTTGTGCCTAAGTGGTAAACTTGACCAAATTGGTCTTCTATATGTTTCTTAAAGCTTCTTAGTGGAGTCATCCCTGAGAGATTTTCTAAGATAAACTCTTGAAGTTCTTCGATGAACTGCTCTCTCGGATAGTATTTTTCCATGCCACCATAGGCTTGTTTGATTAGCAGACTCGCTTTTTTAACTGATAATTCTCTCAATTGTTGCTCCGTAATTTGCCTCGTGTCTAAAAGAACTTGAAGTGTTGCCTGATAGAATCCAGAGTCAATTCCCATAGTTTCATTTCTTATGGCTCTCTCGGCTATCTTTTCATCGTACATCTGGAAATGAGAATCTTCATCCATTCCTAATTTTTTCTGAATATAAGCCATGGTATCATCCATATCCTGCATATAGTAGGAAATGAAGCAGGATACAGCACAAAAAGAGCCTTTTTTATAATTAATTTCATTTCCCGCTGGTATAGCTTCATGGCAATCTTCACATTTTTGACAGAACCCACCCCTTACCAAAATTTTCTCACGTTCTGCCTCAAGATCATCATAACCATTGATGTTTAGTTGTTCCTCAATATAGGTTCTAGCTCTCCTCTTTTTATTTTCATCAGCATTCGGCAGAAACTTATCTATTAAACGATTTATCGCTGGTCGGAAATACTCCCTTACACAATAACTGCAACAATAGGGATTGCCAGATAAATAGATGGCATCTTCTTCTGCCACAGGCTCATCACAATTAGCACAATTGGTTAGCTCCTGATCTTCATGATCTTCATAGAGATCATTATCATTGTTAATATCCCAAGCACCAGGGAAGATAATTTTTTGCTCCATCGATTCTTTAATCTTCGGATCAAATTCTGCAAGTGTTTCAAAAATCCACCAGTAATTTGAATCTACATCATATTTTTGCCCAACATCAGCACTATCACTAAACGGATCCCTACTAAATATCTGATCTCCAATATTTCTACCATCTACATCTTGGCATTCAATAGCACCAACTCCTTGACCTTGAATATTTTTGGTCGGGACTCGGATGAGTGCATAGCGATCAGAACCATAATGCTCATTGGTGCCACTGTCCTGAGTAATAACATAGAGAGGACCACGTTCCAGATAGGCTTCAGCGGTCCCCTCCCCCTGTGTACACCAATGGGAACCTGTTGACATAAGCACCAAGGCTTCTGGAGTGGTACAACGATAGAAGGAGTAACCTCTGGTCTTAGCTAAAGGCTCACAACCATCTCTGAGATACTTATCCTTCTCTCTAATTAATTCTCTACCCTGCTCATTTTTGGATAGGTCGGCTCTAGTAGCCGTGTCATATATTTCTTTAAGATCTGAAAGACCTAACTTCATGATATCTTTTTCACCAGTAAAATTAGCACTACGTTTTAGCATAGCATAACGTTCAAGCATAATTTTAATATCATCTCGTTTCATTGTTCCGGCTAGCGAAGATCTACCTTCTGGATCATCCATAGCTTTTCTAGTCTCTCTACATAACCATTCTAAATATTCTCCATTTTGAGAAGGGTCAACTAAAGATAGAGTATCTACCCCATGAGGAGGGAGATGATATTTAGAAGCAAGAGCTTTTTTCTTAGCTTCCGAAGCGGCGGCAAATTTCAATAGAGCAGATTTAAAGTTAGAAAGTGAAGATTTCTTCAGTTTTTCAGAAGGTTCAGAGGTAGGTTCCAGTTCATCTGTTGCTATTTCACCCTCTATTTCTGGTGCTGATTCCTCTTGCACTTTGCCCATTCCACTATTTTCAATAATATCATCAATATCTGTACTCGTAGGGGTGAATTGGTCCTTAACATATTCTAGTATGTCATCGTAAAGCGTATCATAAGTCATCAGTTCATCATAAACCGGCTGAAGGACTTTCAAGGCCCATTTATAATCCCCTAGAGTTAATCCGGGGGTCACTTTTTCTACTCTGTCACTCTGCCCATTTTCAAAAGCTCTAATACCTGATGTCAGATTAGCTAAATACCAATCAAGAGCATAGTGATGGTTAACAGTATTGGGGAGACCCATTCGGATAGCTGCTTCATGCATTGCTCTAAATACTTTGGTGGCCTTTGGATCCCAGCCTGTCCCATAAATGAGTTCCTCGGCATCATCCATAGCTTTTTGATTTCTTTCTTCTTTTCCTGGAATAGTTGCAACAAATGCCTTTACTTTTTTCTCAATTATATCATTATAAAACTCTTTAAAACATCCCTCGCAACAAAAATTATGGCTTTCTTTATCAGGGGAGTCATCATTATTCACATAAATAGTATCGTAGCTGTCTGTTTCCATATATGCATCACATTGATCACATTTTTCAAAATGAGCCATATCATTAATATCATTAAAAATAAATCCTTCTCGGATATATCTTTCCAAATCCCTATCATAATTAGACAACCATTGAACTATTCCCCACCATTCATCATTGACTTGATAACATTTATCTTCAATTTCCCAGTTTCCTATATCCTCACCATCTGCATCTTGAGCTTCAAATCCTGTGACAGAATCATCCGGAACATGAATCTGAAGATAGCGATCTGATTCATAAGAACTTTCTTTTTCTTCTGTAGTAAAGACATAAATGGCTCCCCTACTTAAATAACGTTGGGCATAGCCTGGGTTCTTAGTACACCAATGAGAACCTTCCCCCATCAATTGCACGGCTCTTACAGTAGTCGGCTCATAACATACGACACCTTCACCTGGACTGCCGATCTCTTCACAGCCTTCTGCTAAATATTGTTTCCTTCTTCTCTGTAAATCTCTCTCTCGCTCTTTCTTAGAATAGTCATCAGGAGAAGATTCTTGTATAACACTGATAAGATCGTTAAAATTGGCATAGGAAAGAATATTATTTTTGGGTTTACCATTAATCAAACCTGTAGCCCAGGCAGCACTATTTTTTAAACGTCCAAACTCCTCCAGAGCATCTTTTAATTCATCTTGAAGTGCTGGCCCCACATTTTCGTCATGTCTCAAGACTTTTACTAGCCATTCGGTATATTGACCGTTTGGAGTTGGATCTATATTCGCACAGATCTCTACGAATCCTTGGGAAACCAAATATTTTTTCTCCAGTGCCTCCTTCTTTGCCTGTGAAGCTGCGGCTAGAAGACTCAATAAAGTTGACTTGAACATGGCTACCTCTACTCAAGGATCAGAAAATTAAAAAGTTGCCATACTTTTGTCCTTTTTAGGTATAATAGGATTGTGAGTATTAGTCATACAAGGGAGTAACTGAATGTCATCTATCAATTCATTGCTGTACACCTATGGAGTCATTTCATTAGCCACTACTTTATTTTTTTGGGGATTTACTATTTTAGGATTTCTTTCCCAGGATTTACGAGAAGAGGCTAGAAAACAAGGTTTAGGCTTGATCCCAGCCTTGTTCATGGGGATTCTTCTTGGTGTAACATGGCCCAAATCAATGTTTAATCTATTTAAATTTATCCACAATGGAGGAAAAGTATGACCGATACTAAGAAAGTTATTCTCATGGTGGGGCCTTCGGGCTGTGGTGATCCTGCTCCCACTCAGCATCTACGTCTACGGGTTCACCTGTGTGACCCTGATGCGGTGGTTCCTGCTCCCCGTCTTCCCCGCCTTTCACATCCCCTCCTATCCGGTGGTCGTTGGCCTGGGGCTGCTGATCCGCTACGCCACCTACTCCCCCACCGACTGTGAACCGGCTGTGGAGTCGAAGATAAAGAAGGCGGTTATGGGCCTCCTCAATCCGTTCTTTATTTCCGAGCGGCCCTGCTGTTCGGCTGGATCCTTCTGAAGTTCATGTAAGGAGTTCCGATGTCTCGTCTGATCAATGATGGCCCCGACCCTAGTGTGGTAAAGCGGGTAATCTGTAAGAACTGTGGGGCCACAATGGAGTACGTCCCCGCTGATGTGATGTCCAAGACAGTTCACGATTACGGTGGGGGCTCTGATGACTACCGCTACATCATCTGTCTGAAGTGCCTCGACCCAATTTACCTATAATTTTCTGAAGCTGGAGTTCTAAAAACTCTTCAGCATTTTTTTCATCAAATTTCACTTCTATCACAGAATAGTTTGATCGTAACCAAATGTCCCTCGCTATTTGGGATTCAAAATGCTTTTTTGTCTTATGGAAATAGTTTGGAAATATATAGTGCTGCACTCCATTATACTCAACAACCACCCTTAATTCCGGCAACCAATAGTCAACCCTCACCCTCCCACTCTTACTTACGTCTTTTGGGCATACTAGAGGAAACTGAGGGATAGCTTCAATCCCCAGTTCACTAATTACCTTTCCTAGGCGTTTCTCATTCTTCCCCTTCGCACACTCTGGACAGCCCTTACCTCTAGAAAAATTTGCCCAAGAAATCCTCCACAAAAACCCGCAAGAAACACACTTTACCCTAAGCAATGAATGAGCAGTTTGATAATCGTCAACACATCTTATTTCAATCCCCATCTCCCTCATTTTGTCGGCAACACTGATTTTCGTTTTCCATGACTTCTCCTCATTCCTTTTTCGCAACCTCTCTGCTAGTAGTAGTTGATTGCATTTTGGACATGTTTTAGCACGAAATAGGGTTTCATACCTTGCTTGAAAGATATGTCCACACCCCAGTCCTAACCAGTTATGTTTGTATTTTTGCCCAAGAAATTGTGAATCAAGAAGTTTGTATTTCGATTCGTTGCACACTCGTTTACCTTTATTATATCTAACTAGTCTCGTCGTGTGCCCATTTCTACTACAAATAGGGCAGGGATTCCCAGGGCTATCCATTACGAATCCCCAAGCCGTGGTCCAGATATGTCCGCACTCCCCCATCCAGGTCAGATTTTTGTCTCTGATGCCAGAATATACCCCATCAACCAGCTTAACATTTTTCTTGTTTTCTTCCAGCCAATCGAGTATCATTTCATTAGTCCATTTTGTTCCTTTCACTCTTCACCCCCTAGGAGTAGCCATGCAGATGATAATTGCCGTTGGACCATCAGGCTGTGGGAAATCTCACTTCTTTATTAATTACTTGAAGCCCCAAGGATTTATAGAGGCCAGTGCGGATCATTTCTTTGAAAAATCTGGAGCTTACCAATTTAATCCTCGTGAACTTGACAAAGCCCATGAATTTTCTCAGGAAGAAGCCCGAGAGGCCATATCTAAGGGTTTGAAAGTTTATATTTCAAACACCAACACCCGCGAATGGGAACGCAAGCCATATGTAGATTTGGCGAATAAGGTAGGTTACGAGGTTTGGTTGAAGGTGTTTGATGTGGATGCTGAAACTTGTGCCGCTCGTAATACCCATGGTGTTCCTCTGGAAGCCGTGAAGAAGATGAAGGAAAGGATTGACGTTCCGGCAGGTTTTTTCAAGGTGTAGTAATGACCAGAATTTTATTTGTAGATGATGAGGAAGTGCGTTTCACCCTCCTCAAAATGAGGGATTTCTTCCCCGAAGAGGCAGAAGTCTGTTCTGTCAATAATGCCATAGATGCCATCACGGCTGTCAGAGATGAGCTTTGGGACACCATTTTTCTGGACCATGACCTCAATACTTTTGTTGATGGTCAGGAGATTACCGGATTGGATGTCGCTAAATCCATTATTCAATTTGCCGTTGGTGCCCCCGATTGTATTATCCATAGTATGAATCAGTCGGCGGCGTGGCGAATGGAGAAAACTCTCCAAGAAGAAGGGTTTTTCACTCAAGTCATTCCTTTCCACAAACTTCCGGAAAGGATGTAACCGGGTGTAGAAATGGGTAGGATTAATAGTATTAATTATAGGAGCCGTGTCTCTTTCAGGGATGTGGCTCCTTTTAAAAGACGAAAAAGGAGTCTAAATATGCCACTTGTTCTTAGCTATACGGATACCAGGGAGACAGATAATGAGATCCTATGTGAAATAACGACAATCGGGAATACTTCTGGATTACAATTTACATTTCCCGATAGAACTCAATTTTATCCTTATCCTTTATCTACTACATATCCAAGTGGGATTTTAAGTTTTGCTGTGAATAAAATGGGGCAATTGAAAATGGATACGGTTTCTTTGGTCATTCCTCCCGAATGGTGCAACGATCATCTAACTGACGTTCTAGGCCATCTTTTTAGAGAAACTCATTGGGATTCTCATCCAACTCATGTAATCACACTTGTATGTGAACCTCCTGAATTATTTGATCTCATTAATAAATATTTTCAGGGAACTTGGCATTTATAGGAGTTTATTAATGAACTACTCCCCCTTTTACTCCCTTCTTCGTCAATTAAAGGAGGGAGATAAAAAATTTGATTCTAAGCAACTTAAGAAATTGGAATATGGTGATTTAGATTTAGCTGCGATGGGGAATGCCGGATCTTGCCGCTGTCCAGTCGAAATGGTCATTGAAGAGAAAAGAAAACGAAGAGTTAAATATGTTTCATCCAAATCGTTAAACCGAGAACTTCTGAATGAATTGGGTATGTTGGACGATGTGTTAGCTGATCGTATAAAACTTAGTGAATTTCCAACATGGGACAGTCTCTCTATTGTTGCAAAACTCTGGTTTAAACTTTCCTGCCTGGAAATGCACACAGATTATCCAGGCCCCCGTATTGAAGAAGTCATTTTTCTTTTCCAGGAATGTTTAAAAGAAGTTCATCCTCCATTACCTTTTCAGATCGCCAAAAATTTTCAAACTGAATTTCAATCCATTTATCTTCGATTAGGAAAGTTACCGGATGAAGTGATCAGAGATTGTTGTACCCAATGTGCCAATGTCATTTACGGTTTTATTGACGGTGACGAACTAGAAATTTGTGATAATATGGCATTGAAAGATTATTCTTGTAGTGGTGGGTGTTTCTTTCCGATTGGAGCTTAAGTGGATTTGGCACAGTTGAAATCACATTTCCCTTTTCCTGAGATTCGACCATCTCAGGAAAAAGCTCTGGAAAAATTTGTAGTGGATGAAGAGAAGGGTAAGAAGTTTTCTATTTTTGAACTACCTACTGGTATTGGAAAGTGTTTCGCAAAAGGCACTCCCATCCTTATGTTTGATGGGGTAATCAAACCTGTAGAAGAAATTAAGGAAGGAGAGCTTGTAATGGGGCCTGACTCCACTCCTCGTAAGGTGATCAGTTTATCTCAAGGCAGAGATGAATTATTTAGGGTGACTCCAGTGAAAGGCGACTCTTTTGTAGTCAATTCCTCCCACATTCTTTCTGTAAAAATGACCGAAAACCATAAACAAATTATTAACCTAACTTTGTCGGATTATTTGGCTAGAAGCAACAATTTTAAGCATCATGCTAAACTTTATCGAACTGGCGTAGATTTTGAGAGTGTATTAACACACGATTTAAAAGAACTTGCTTATTATATTGGATTATGGTTGGGGGATGGTTCTTCAAAAAGGTTGACTGAAGTTACTACTGCGGATAAAGAAATTCAAACCTATTTAAGCAATCTAGCTTCAAATTTTGGCCTTAGTTTGACTGCATATAACAATGGATCTAAGGCTACTTCTTGGAATATAACTACACAGGCTATGGGAGGTAGAAAAGATAGAAATATTTTATTAAACGAATTAAAGAAACTAGATATTTCTTCTAACAAGTCCATCCCTTTGTCTTTCAAAACCGCATCTAGAATTTCCAGACTTAAGTTACTCGCAGGTTATTTAGATGCTGATGGGAGTTTAGCCTCTAATACATTTGAATTTTCATCAGTTAATAAAAATTTAGCAGATGATATTTCATTTATAGCCCGTTCTCTTGGGTTCAGTGTGTATGTTAAACCTTGCCATAAAACTTGTCAAACAGGAAATGGGGGGGTTTACTATCGCGGGAATATAAGTGGGGATATCCATTTGATCCCAACTCTCCTCCCAAGAAAACAAGCAAAAATGAGACAGCAAAAAAAGAGTGTGCTTGTTACTGGTTTTAAAGTGGAACCTGTTGGACTAGGGGATTATTATGGTTTTGGTGTTGATGGGGACCACTTATTTCTTTTGGGGGATTTTACAGTAGTTCACAATTCCGGTCTTTCTATTGCAGCTTTAGGGTGGGCTGCGGATTGTCCTGTTGAACCCCCCTTGAAACCTGGAGGAACGATCCTCACTTCTCAAAAGATTCTACAGGATCAATATGCGTCTGAATTTGGAAGTATTGGTCTAGCTGATCTTCGTGGTGCCTCTAACTACCGATGTGGGGAGCAGGAATCTAACTGTGAAATCGGCAGTGTTATGAATAAACTGGCTGGAACTATCTGTGAACATTGCCCTTACAGAAGTGCCAAGGCAGCTTTTATGGCTTCTCCCAGGGGTATTACTAATTTTGCCTATTATCTTACAGACTCAATGTTCAAGCGGCAACTACCGAAGCGTAAGCTCATAATTATTGATGAAGCGCATAATACTGAAAATGTTTTGATCGCTTTTTCTGAAATTGGTATTTCAGCTAATCGTCTAGAAGAATTTGATATTAAACTTCCCACTAAACCACTTACTACTATTCCTGAAACTAAATATTGGGTAGAGCATACAGTTATTCAAGCCGCTGACATTTATGGAATTAAGTTAAAGGAAGAAATCGCTGCGGCTCTACAAGGACATGGAAGTTTGATGGCTTTGCTTAAGAAGGAAATGAATCTCTCCTCTTTCAAGAGTAACCTTGGTAAATTTCTAGAATCAGAGTCAGAGATGTGGTTTATTCATCAGACTGACGGTTTGGGTATCAAGCCGCTTCGTGGGGATGTTTTCTCTGAGGAACTTCTTTTTAGTCGGGCTGAAAAAATCATGTTCATGTCTGCTACCATTCTGGACCCTCGCACTTTTGTTCGCAATCTAGGAATTTCAGTCAAGGATTGTGGCTACATGAGTCTGCCTTCAGAATTTGCTCAAGATAACAGGAAAATCATTTTCACCCCCGCTGGCTCTATGTCTTACAAAAATTATGACACCACTCTACCCAAGCTCCTCAACAAGATTGAGCGTATTTTGGAGAAGCATAAGAATGAAAAGGGAATTATTCATTGCCAATCGTTCAAGTTGATGAATCATATTCAACAGGGTTTAAGGAGAAGTCCTCATTACTCCAGATTGGTCGCACATGACTCCCAATCTCGCGCCTATGCAGTGGATAGGCACTTGACCTCAACAGAGCCTACGGTGCTTCTCAGCCCCTCTATGACCGAAGGTTTGGACCTTCGTGGGGATCTATCCAGGTTTCAGGTGGTAGCGAAAATGCCTTTCAATAACTTGGCAGACCCTTATGTAAAAAGAAGAATGGAGTTAGATAAAGCGTGGTATTCTTGGACAACAGCCCTTACTCTCATTCAGGGTTTAGGTCGTTCCATCCGTTCTAAGGAAGACTATGCCAGGAGCTATATTATAGATCAGGATTTTAATATGTTTTTGAAAACCTGTAATGATATACTACCTGAATGGTGGCTAGAGTCAATTGAATTTCGCTAAAGGAGTAATATAATGGATGTAATTTTAATTGAAGATTATAAATTGGATAATATTCCAGAAAATTCTGTTATCCTGGATGTAATTCAAGATGGACGATTTTATATCGGAATGTGGTGTAAGGGGAACGGTTCTTATAAGGTTGCAGTTCCAGTTAGTCTATGTCAAGAAATCATTGTTCCTCGACTCTCCTTCTCCCTTGAGAAATTTCTAGAATCCTATACCTCTGATGCTTTTGCGGATATGGATAAGATTTCAAAAAGAATGGACGAAGGGGAGTAAACTCAAGTATTAACATCTAAGAGGACTTGTAGTGAGCAATTTCGATAGACTGTTTTTCAATCTTATTCGACAGGGAGACACACCGGGAGAGATCAAACGCTCCACCGATGCTTGTACTTGGTTTGTCGAAAATATGACAACAGTACGTA